TGTGTATACAATATATACAATATTCGTATGTATACATGATATCCATACACAAATCTCTTTTTCTAAACTCAATGGGGGGGTTGTTTAAACAACCCAACAGGTATATAGATCTGTTCGAGCGCCTCCGCGAAGCGAGAACATATATAGATAGGTATCTCCCAGGGCATATAAGTGTATCTCCCAGGGCACTTTTTTAAAATAGGTGTATCAAAAACGACACCTTAGTGTATCTCCCAGGGCTATTTTTAAATTGAATATACTATATCAAATTCTTATACACTTTAAATAAATATTGGTATAAATATTTGGTAATATTAAATAAATGTTATATCTTTGTAATATTAAAAATATTAATTTATGGATAATAAAGTACAACACATTCAAGTCCCTCATGATTTGGGGGTTGCAAAAGAAATTAAAATGAATCCTACTGATTATCTCATTTATGGTTATATGAGAAAAAATATGGATAAAGATACATTCCAAACTTTTGTTTCACTAAGAACTCTGGCAGAATTAGCAAGAGTATCTATTAATACAGTGCAGAGTAGTATTAAAAAACTAAATGCAGCAGGTGAAATTAAAATTCTAGAAAAGAAAAAAGGTAGGAGTAATATTTATGAGATTCAAAAATCTGGAAGATATTTTGAAAGATTTACTTATGAGTTTATGGATGCAGAAAATACTACTCCTGAAGAAAAAGGAGTTCTATTAGCAATGCAACAATACACTAGTACTAACGATGGACAATTTGCTATTACAACTAAAACTAATAAAGAACTAGCAGCAAAAATGGATATGAGTACTAAAGTGTTAACTAGAGTATTTAGACAATTAGAAGATAAAGGTATTTTAATTACAAGTAGAACATCTGCTTTAGATAAAATATCAGGATTACGTAAATCAGCTAAGCTTATTGATTTATCTTTAGTATGTCAAGCAATATTATTTGTAAATCAAAAAGTAGATCAACATTCAGAACAAATTGAAAAACATTCAGAAGATATTAAAAATCTACGTAAAGAAATTATGAAATTAAAACAAGAAAACGAAAAACTTCTAAGTAGATTAAATACTAATTCTGATTTTAATTTTGCATAATATGGACACAACAAATACGACTATAACAGGTAAGACTACCGCAGATTTGTCGGGTACTATTTCATTTCCTGGAAGTATAATTAATACAACACCTAATCCATATATAGGTATGGCAAGTACTATAGGGGTAGCGAGTACTATGGCAAACTCAGCAAGTACTACAATAACTAATCTAAAAAATAAATTAGAACAAAGAATTGCAGCTTTAGAAAGCGAAACAAGTTATTTATTATCTAAAGTTTCTGAATTAGAAAATAAAGTAGATAATTTAACATCTAGAATTTCTGAATTAGAGAATCCAAATCGTTGTAAATTAGATCCAGAAATAGGTGCTGTAATTTGTGATTTATAAAAATAATGTATATATTTGCAAAATAATATAAAACAATTATTATGAACGATATCACATACAGACCATTCATACGAGATAGTGCTTTAGGAGATATTAATATTCAAATTCCAAATCTTGAAATACCTGTATATAAACCCAGATATTCTCAACCTTTAGAAGATGACACAGAGACAGAAGTACAATCTCAAGTAGAAGAGATAAGAAATCCAGAACCAATAGTTCAAGAAACTACAGTTCATAAATTCAATTCTAAAAAGGATTTCAAAGATACAATGCTTCCTATTTATGAAAGATTATTAAAATCAAAAGGTTTAAATCCTGCATTTGCTAAATCATTAGTAGCACAAGATGGATTAGAATCAGCTTGAGGTTCTAAACCTGCAGGATCATATAATTTTGGAGGTATTAAAGGAAAAGGAACAACTAAACGAACTAGAGAAGTTATTAACGGGAAAGATGTTTATATAAATGATCAATTTAGAAATTTCAAATCACTTGAAGATTATGCAAATTTTAAAATTGATCTATTAAATAATAAACGTTATAAAGCATTCTCTGGAGATATAAAAGAGTTTGCAAATAGAGTTCATAGAGGAGGATATGCTACTGATCCAAGATATGCAAATATTTTAAATCAAGTTATAGCTTCTGCTAAACACGGAGGAGTGTTAAAATTTCAACAAGGAGGAATTCAAGAAGGAAAACAATGGCTTGAAGATTGATATAAATCACGTAAAGGTTTAGTAAAACAAAATGTTAAACAAGTTCTACCAATTCCTCTCCCTGTAACTGAATCTTTAGTATTTAATGCACTTAAAAGAAACTTAGATCTTACTAGAGCAAAGATAAATCCTAGTAAAGTTCCTGATAATGCTTCAGGAGTTTATTATCCGTTTGGTAGAAGAATATTTTTAACAGATGGATCAACTAGTACTGCAATTCATGAATGAACTCATAGTAGTTTACCTGATGCACAAGAGAAAGTAATTAAGAAGTATCAAGATAATTTCGGAGATACAATTTATGATAATAAAACAATTGCTCCCGATGAATATTTAGATAATCCTCAAGAAATTTATGCTAGATTAATGCAGTTAAGATATAGTATTAATGCAGATCCTAATCATAAATTTACTAAAGAAGAAATACAAAATATTAAGAAGGAACATTTAGATCATTATACTCTTACAAATAGACTTAAAAACTCAGAAGGTAAAGGTAGTTTCTCAGTATCACAATTTGATAAAGATGGAAAGATAATTCAATCAGAACCATTTAATCCTGAATATAAAATTGTACCTGAAGAATCTACAGCTACTCCACATTATAATAAAGAAAATACATATAATTTATTGAATAGATATAGTGATGATTTCTTACTTTATTTATTTAATAATGTGGCTCAAGCGCCTACTAAAAAGAAGGATGCCACATTATATGCTCAGTTAGGGTTAAAACTTCCAGGTTTTCAAAATTCAATACAAGTAACAGATAATGAACGAAAACCAAACCTTAGTTATCCCGTAAATACTGAATATGGAGATTATATTCCAAATAGTAATTATCCTAATTTAGATTACTATCACAAGTTTGGACAAACTGATAATAAATTTAAAGAACTTGCAGAAATTCTTAAGCCTATATTTGTACAAGTATTAAAAGAAAAAAATTTGCCATTAACTCAGGTAGATAATTTAGTTAGACAAGCTGCTCTTGAAAGTCAATACGGACTTGATCCAAGAGGATCAAGAGGTTTTAATCTTGGAGGAATAAAATGGAATAATAACCAAACAGATAGAGAATGAACAAAGCATAAAGATGGAGAAAAATATATAGACTTTGAAAATCTATATGATTATGCACAATATAAAGTAGATTTACTAAATTCTAGATATAATGCACTAACCGCTACTAGCACAAATGATTTTGTAGATAGACTTCATGGAAACAATGATACTAACTCTAATTATAGTCAAGGTAAAGATAATTATATAAGAACTTTAAATCGAACAACTTCACTTAATAAATATCTTTCAAATAATGGACAATAAGTTATATGATAAAGTAATAACAAAACTGCAAGATAAAGATACTCCAAAAATTGAATTAAAAGATTATGGTTTTTATAAAAATGCAGCTGTAACTTTTATTAAAGATTCAAAAGTATATTATGCAGTTTTAAATAATGGATCTAATGGTAGTGAAAACTCTATATTAAATCCAATGAAAGAGGTAGTTTCAATTATGGAACTATTAAAACAGGAATATCAAGAAATAGATGATGTCACAATTTGTGATGTTATAATTGATATTCTAGATGATGTTTATACTTGAATATTTATAATATATTTAAAATAAACTGATAAATACATAAATATATACATACATGTTTACATTAAGAAAAATTACACAAACAGGTGTTGAAATGAATTTTAATTTAGGAGATTCATATACACTAGTTACAAAAGAAAATTCTCCAGAAGAATTTGAAAAAGGTTTAAAAGAACATCCGTTCTATGGAGATATTTATGCTTTTGTATCTTGAAATAATGAAATATTACCATTATATAAAAATCAGAAAAATTATATAGTTTCTGAAAGTGGTAAAACATATGATAATTTAACATATAAATAAAATGAAAACAATGACTTGGAAAACAAAATTAATTATTGCCGCAATTATAATTGCTTTAGTATTGGCAGGTTGTGGTATTGTATCAGCAATGAGCTTTAGTAGTCTATTACTTGCAGTTGTAAGTTTAGCTGTAGGTGTAGGTTGTGGCTGGTATGCAAAGAATGTTTATGATAAGTATTTCAAAGATAAGTAATGAAAATATATAAAATATTCTACATATTAGGATTAATGTTTATGGCATTATTCTTTTTAAGTACGCTAAACTCAGCAGTGCCTTTATATGCATTGCTGAGTTTAGTATCCTTTATAATTAGTGGAAAATATTATAAAGAAGATGATTAAACAGTTTATATCACAAAATATCACTGGGGGGGGGGTACTACTATAAGTTATGTAATAGGAGCAACTCTTTTTAGTAAAGGAGTATCAGAATTAGTATATGTTGATGAAACTTATGCGCACCACCTTTTAAAGAGATGAAATAATGAGTTAATAACCAATTTTACAATTGAAGTTCCAAAAAATATATTAACTTCTTCTTGAGGTCTTCAATTAAAGTGGATGAATCCTGATTATAATGATGATTATAAGAGTTTTATTCAATCTTCTGTATATATGGATGGAACAGATATTACAAATTATGCTTATATTGAATCAGGTACTGCATCTGATCCACATATTAATTTTAATGTTTTAACGGATGTTGGAGTTATTAGAAAAAATCTAACTATTACAATTAATCAACTTCCTATCAATGTATTCTATTTAACTTATAATTCTATTAATACGCCAACTCATTCATATGTTAATTTCAACCTTAATTCTAGTCTAGGTGTTACTGAATCAACAACCTGTAAACTAACTTATGGAAATGAAAGTGCAACTACTATAAAAACTGTAACATTACCAGCTGGAGAAAATATAGTAAGAGAACAAACTGGAATATTTTTTTATACAATTCCATTAAATATGTATATTACTCCAAAAGAGTCTTCTAATATATTAAATAGACAGAATCTTTATTCTGGATTTGTTTGTATGAATTTTGATGATGCTTACTTATATAATTCTACACCAGATGAACTTTTAAGTTGAAAAGAGGTTCAAACTAATTTCTGAGATAATACTATAAGTAAAACTAAAGTTACATTAACTTTAACAACTACTGATGGAGATATTGTAAGTGCTCTTACGATGTTACCTATAGATGGTAAAACTTTAATGTTCTTCTTTGATCCTAGAAGTAATATATATAACCAAGCAGTTGAATCTATGACTTTTAAAGACGAATATTTAGGGTATAATCTTAGATATGAATTCCCAAGTAGTACTTCTGCATGAACAACCCAGATACAATTAAATGGACAATTTATAGGTCTAACAAATACTGGAACCTTAGAACCTGTTCCATTTAGGGGAAAATATAAAATATAATAAAAAAGGAACCCAATTGGGTTCCTTTTGTTTTAAGTTCTCATTTCTACACTAAATACTTCGAAATTAATCTCTACGTTTTCTCATTTTGGAAGACTGACTGCAGTTACAAATCCTCATGAAGAAGACATAACTAGATGACAATCAACATCATTGTGTGTTTCTATTTCGTTTGTATCTATATTTCTTATTGTAACATTAACTCTTCCTATATTATCCATTCCAAGTACTTCTATACCATCCTTCTATACCACATATTGCAATAAATATAAAATAGGTCAGTTCTGGGTTTATTAATATAGGATCTTCTTCCTCTTTCGCTAAATAATAGTTTGCATTTTGTCCTCAAGATTGATATACTTGTGGTGGATAAGATACAGGTAAGAAATCAGAATACATTCCTTCATTTAAGGATAGTTCTTCAGAAATAGCTCCTCCATCTTGTGTTATTAAGTATAATTTTGCTTCTTATGTATTTGGGAATGCAGTTAAAGTTCCTTCGTATCCACTATTTCTTTGTTACAATAAATGTAGCACCAACAGAATATACTGTAGCATCATTAAGAGTAGCTATATCTTGTGCAAATAGTTTAGTATTATTTCCAAGATCTTCTGATTCTGTAAATATCATAAAGAACCCTTCATTTGAATAATTCATAAGGTTCTGCATACATGTATAAGAGCTTGCATTACTAATTACAAAATGACATGTAGAAGAACCTGCTCTTATCATTAGGTCAGACTCACCTATTCATTGATTCCAATCTGCAGGCATTATAACACATTCTTCTGAATATTTATTTCCCAGCATAAAAGTAAGTGATGCAAATGCTGCTAAAGAAGAATTCTTTGGATTTCCACTAAGGCCATTAGTGCCATTAAATAAATCTACAGGAGTATCTAATTCTTGTATAACAGAGTCTCCTGTAAAAAGAAAATTTCTAAATTCAGAATCAGGAAATTCTGTTATATTAAAAGCAATCGGATATCCAAAAATGCCTCAACTTCTTTGAATCTCTTCTATAACATTAACATTATAAGGTGCTGCAACTGCAGTTAATGTATTATAATTTCCTGAAGAATCTAAATCTGTAGGTTTTGCTAATTGTAATATGGCATGGAACTCATCATTACCCTCATGATACGTGCAGGTAGCTACTAACACTATACTTTCAGGAAATGGTGCTAATTTAATCTTGTTTATATTTTGTGATATAAATGTTTTCATTTTCTTTTATTTTTGTTTCTTGTTCAAATTCAAGAATTTTACTATAAAACTCAAAAAAGAATTCTTCGAGTGTTATCTTGGAATTCCTTTTTGCATTTTCTAATAAATCATTCATAGTTATTACCGTTTAGGAACTCCTCCAAACTTATCAGCTTGATTTTCTGGCCAAACTGAATAATAACTTTTAGCTCTAAGTTTAGCACTAATTCTTCTAAGACCTACTCAGCAAATACTGCATAAACCAGGGCCAGGTAAATAAAGCCATCCTCATCTAATACTCTGTCTTGTGTGGCCTCATTCATGATCTTTAATGCTGTTTCTATTATATTTTCTAGCAGATTCACCCATTAGAATATATAATCCTAATGAAATACCTCCAGGAAAGTCGCCAGCATAAATTGGAATTTGTTTGTATGTTTCTTTATACTCTACATTATAGAGTTTGGTTAAGATGAGACCTAGGAGACACTGTGGGAACTCCCAGATCCATCTTAATAGTTTAATATATCATTTCATATGTTATGCTTTAAAAAAATATAATTTTTTACCTTTAGTATTTCCAATATCAATGTGTAATCAAGAGATTTCACCTTTATTGTCTCATTTTTCCACACGTATAGGATACCTAAGTTTATCTTGATTTTTATCAAGAATTTCTCTCATCTCTTTAGCAGTTAATTTAGTTGATATTAAATCAAAAGCTTGTCCTTTATAATGATAACCTGTAGGAGTACCAACTCCACATCCAGGTTCTCTATAACCACTATAATTTCTAGATCCTCCTGCATATCAATTATTGCATATAAGAGGAACATTTAGAATTTCTCTAACATTCTCTAAAGCTTCAAGAGCTTTTGGATCTAGAAATTTTATAGCATCATCACCATATTGATTATATATTTTAGATGATACTAATTCTTTTACTTGAAAATATTTATTTGCTTGCATATTAATTAGTACATGGATTATATAAGCATGCTCATGCATGTCCTATAAAAATCTTATTTCTAATATAATTATCTTCAATTTTATCTAACATTGTATAAAGCTCTGAAATTTTATATAATCAATGCTCTCCTTTATTTGAAGATTTTATAATTAAAGGAGTAAAGTTAAGTTCTTTAGATATAGAGGCCACTATTTTGTTTGCATTCTCAGAATATTCATCAGCATCATATAAACCATAAAAATCTTCATTTATAATAATATCTTTTAGCTGAGGTTTAATTCCAAAAACTTTAAACCGCTCTCACTCTATCTGAGATAAAAATCCAGAGGACAATCTTTTTGAAACAGTATCAATATATACTCTAGCGTAGTATTCTTCTGCAACTTTGATTATATCTGGCATAGTTTCTTTTAATGATTCAAATGAACCAAAAAATAAATCTTTACAGATTCTTTTTTGAGTAGAATGACCATCTTTCAATCTTGAAAGAATTATTACTCTTACATAATAATCTTTTTCAAAGTGAAGAATAGGTTTTAATATCTCTAAATTATTTATCATTATTGAAGGTATGTGTTAATATTATATATGAGATAATCTCCTACCAGACTTTCGTCTATATATTTTGAATCTCCATTTACTGCAGTTTGTCCAGTTATAATAGGTATTCTTATCTGTTCAACTGCACTAAGTATAGTATCTATTTCCCCTGCAAAATAATAAGAAAGTACTGCATAACTTACTCCCATATACATATTAGAAGCCATTCCATCTTTATCTACACATCTTAAATCAAGTTGAGGTCTTGTCATACTAGAAACTAAATCTGCACGTTTAGCTCAATTAGTTTGTAGTTTACTTATATATGGATTGCTATTTGCATCAAATTCTAAAGTCATAGGATTGTTTACTACTAATATTCCTGCACTTGAATTATATAAATCTGCTTTAAACATTCCTTGATAACTTCCAAACTGACTATTATCCATATAAAGATTAGTGTTTACTGCAATATATTCTCCTGATGTAGAAAACCCTGTGGGAGCTATATAATCGTATTTTGGATTAGGGTTACATATTTCAATAGTTGCAGAATTAAACGTCATACGTTCTAATGAAGATATTGGAAACAATAAGTTTACAGGTATAGCAAAATTCTTATGATCGAAACCAATACCTGTATCTTCTATTGTTCCCACAGATACAGTATAGTTTACAGGTAGTGGAGTATCAACTCCCAAATAAGTAAATGTTAAATTTACAGTTATTTTAAAATATTGTTCTTGATCATCATAATCTAAAGGATAATCAAATGAAACCCCAAATAAGTAATTAGCCGTGCGTAAGGGTTCAATATTTGAATCTGTAATTTTTGGAACTGTATAATTTGGACCATAAAAATATAAATGAGAATTATTTATTTTAACCCCCCCCCTATATTCTGAGATATGAATTGTTTAATCATTTTTATTTTTCTTATATCATATACCAACAATACTATCTATTCCTAATAGTGAAGTACTACAGATAAATAATAGTTGAACTATTTCTGGAGCTGGTATAACATATATTGTACATCATATACAGATGAATAGACATACCAATCATCCGAGAAATCCGCACACTCTTTTACTGCTTAATCCACTATGAGCAGTAAACATCTTTATAAAGAAATTTTTCATAGTTATGTATTTTATAACTATGAAAGTAGTAGTTTTTATTTCTTATTTCATTTAGCTGCATTACGTGCAAAGTTAGCTCGCTTTTTCTGTAATGGTGTAGCATTAGGATTATTTAGAACAGATTTTGCATGTTCTTGTACACTTTGCCCTGCTTTACGAGCACTTGCACTAAATTTTCCTCGATTCTTCTTTTTAATATGGATCTTACTTCCATTCTTCATCATTTCAAGATAACCTAACATAATATTATCAAGATTACCTTTTTCATCTGCAGGTTTACTATATGCCTGCGCAATTTTGTTTAAAATTTCATCGTTATATTTCATAATTATAATATTAATAATTGAATATGCACATTATTTGTGCAAATATAGTTATTTATTTATTTAAATACAAACATTTTACTGATTTATTTGGATATACAAAAAAATTATTATATATTTGCATCATCTAAATAAAATTATACAATAATTTAAAGAATTAGATATGGCTAAGAAACAACACGATTTAAGCTCAGGACTCTCATGACTGGGGACTATCCTACAGTATATTAGAGATTATGGAGTATGTAGTATCTTTAAAGCCTTAATCATCATGTTTATGTTAAGTATTACTTTGAGAATATGTTATGATCCAACATTTTTATTTGATAAGTATTCAGAATATATGAGTCAGAAACATTCACAAGAATTGTTAAATAGGATTGATGATGATAAGAAAGTTAAAGATCTACTTCCAAGACTATTATATATGTCAGGTGCAGATAGAGTATGAGTAATACAATATCACAATGGTATTTCTGATTGATTATATGGTTCTATGCGATTTGAGTTATGTGGAGAAAACGCACACTCAATCAAAGAACAATATGATAATTTTCATCTTAGTTGATTAAATCTTCCTGATTATTTAAAAACACATAATCAGTTTATCGGTAACTTAACTACTTTAGAACAAATAGATCATGTAATGTATGATCGATTTGGAAAAAATAATGTAGAATATTTAGCATGTACTCTACTAAAAGATGATACTGGAACTCCAACAGGAATTTTAGGATTCACTTGAGAAAAAGAAAACGAAGTAGGATATGAAGATAGTACTATTAAAGAGAATTTAATTAGATACGGAGCAATAATAGAACAATATATAAAACCAAATATAATAAACAATGCCAAAATTAAGTAATGTAAAGGAAAAATATGTTAATGGATATCAAGTAGACAAAGAAACAGAAGATGTTATTTATTCAGATGCAAAACATCTGTACTTAGATAAATATGATAATAAGCCTTATGTATCTGTAACAACATTGATACATAAATATGTTAATGAGTTTGATTCAGCATTCTGATCTGCATATAAAGCTTGCGAAGCTTTAGTAGAACCAGAAATTTTTAAAGTTGTTAAAACTACATTACTAAATACAAAACGTTGAAATCCAACTTTACTTGAAAAGTTAAATATCAACGAAGAAGAGTTTGAAAATAAACGGGCAGAAATACTTCAATCGTATGAAGTAGAAAGAAATAAATCTTGTGAAAGAGGTACAAAAATACATGCTCAATTTGAAAACATGTATTATCAATCTGAAGAACAAGATCTTAAGAAATTTGGTCTTGGAGGAAAATTTACTTGCAAGAAAGGATATTATCAATTAGATTTAGAAAAAGGAGTTTATCCTGAATTTATGATTAGTTATAAATCAGAAGATGGTTTATTAAGAATTGCAGGACAACTTGACTTACTTATTAAAGACGGTAATGATATTTATATATACGATTATAAAGGACTCCCTCTAGATACAAAAATTCCAACTAAAAACGGATGGACAACTATTAAGGATATAAAGGAGGGAGAAGAGATATTTGATAAAGAAGGAAATATAACTAAAGTGTTACATAAATCAGATATCCATTACAATCCATGTTTTAAAATAACTTTTGATAACGGAGAGTCGATTGTGGCAGACCATGAACATAGATGACTTATTTCTTTTAGGAATATAGATAAAACATTTAGGGAAGTAGTTATGACCACAGAAGATATTGCAAAGTGGTTAATTGATAAACCAAGAACCTCGTACAATATCCCAAAAATAATGAACGCAAATCCTCTAAATCTTCCAGAAATAGAACTTCCCATAGATCCTTATATACTAGGATGTTGACTCGGAGATGGTTCTAAGTCATGTGGAATTATCACTAATATAAACTCTAAAGTATGGGAAGAAATAGAAAATAGAGGATATACTTTTGGAGAAGATCTTTCTGACGGAAAATCTGCTGAAATGCGAACCATATATAATATTAGAAAGAAACTTAATGATCTAGGAATACTAAACAATAAGTTTATACCTGATTTATATATGAGAGCCTCTTATCAACAAAGACTTGATTTGCTTAGAGGTTTAATGGATACCGATGGCTACTATCATGAATCTAGAAAAAGATTTGTAATGGGAACTACTCAGAAATGACAAGCTGAAGATTTATTAAGGTTAGTAAGTACATTAGGTATAAAAGCCACTGTTTTTGAAGTAGATAAAAAATGTAATGGAAAGATATTTAAAGGATGGGATGTATGTTTTTCAACTGATGGATTAAATCCCTTTTTAGTAAGAAATCAAGATATTGACTTCCCATCTAAAAATAAGAATACATTTAGAAATATTGTATCTGTAGAAAGAGTTGATACAGTAGCAACGCAATGCCTAGAAGTTGACAGTCCATCACACACGTTTTTATTCGGTGATTCAATGATAGTTACACATAATACTAATAAGAAATTAGAAAAAGAATCATTTTATAATAAATTTACTAAAAGTAGAACTATGATGAAATTCCCAATGGATAATATTATGGATTGTAATTTTTATCATTATTCGTTGCAGTTATCATTATATGCTTACTTACTACAAAAAATTAATCCAAACTTTAATATTAAAAAATTAGTATTAATTCATATTGATCACAACAATCATATTTCAGAACATGAATGTGATTATTTAAAATCAGATGTTGAAAGAATGCTTAAACATTATAAAAGAGACGTTAAGATTAAATCTGAATTAGATTTAGATAAACCTATAGTATTTTAATTATGGGACTAATAGATATTATTAGTGGACATGTTAATGAAGCAATTAATAAAAATGAAGACTTATCTGAAAAAAGATTAGCAATTTGTAAAGAATGTCCATTATACAAAGAAACACCAATGGGTCCGATATGTAATCCTAGATTATATATTAATGAAAATAATAAAACAGACTATTCAGATAGACCAAAAATTGGATATAGAAAAGGTTGTGGCTGTGTCCTTAGTCGTAAAGTTAAACTACCTCATGCTAAGTGTATTGTGGGAAGGTGATAATATATTATATTTATATGAAAATATGATAATAAAGAAAATTAGTAATATAATTATTGGCTGATACCGAAAACTTTTTAACAAAAAAAGCGAGTTGGCTATGAAAAGATTAAATATTTGCAAAACATGTCCCTATAAAATAAGAATATGTAAACAAGATATTTGTGATCTGTGTGGCTGTATACTTGATGCAAAAGCTAGAGTTGAAGATGAACAATGTTATGATAATAGATGATAATAAGTATAATTTAAAAATGTAAATGATTATGGGAAAAAATCTTTTAGGAAATGCACATATGCAAGAAATGGGAGTTCATATAATGGGAGCTAATATTAAACATGATATTAAAGAATTAACTCCTGAGGAAATTGCTGCTCACAATAAAAAAATGGAAGAAGAACAGCTTTTAACAGCAAATAGATTACTTGAATTAAACAAAGGCGCTAAAGATGCATCTAAAATGAAAGTAGCTGCAACTGGATATACTGTTATTATAAAACCATTTGAAAAAAATCCTTATAGAGAAATTAAGACAAGTGCTTCAGGTTTAATTCTTCCAGGAGATCTTTTTGCAGATACATATAAGTCTGATGATACTGGTGAGATGGAGAGAGCTGAACAATTTATTGCATGTGGTACTGTTATTTCTGCAGGACCCGAATGTAAATACGTAAAACCTGGAGAGGATATATATTACAGAAATTCTGTAGTACCTGTTCCATTTAATAATATGGGTTATTACGCTATCAGTGAACAAAACATTATATGTCGAGTAATTGAAAAGGACAAAGAATAATATGATAAACGAAATTGAAAAAACGTTTTTTAACCCAGGAGATGTAGTCACTTTAAAACATGGTGATCTTACATCTCCTGTTATGTATGTAGTAGAAAAAATTACACAATCATACAAACATGGTAATGAAATAACTAATATCTTTAAAGGTATTAAATGTAGATGATTTGATAAGAATATGGTTTTACGTGAAGCAGTATTCTCAACAAAAGATTTAAAATTTTATAAGAACAAGTAATTATGAAAGCTTATTTAAACAATGGTATAACAATAGAAGGCACTGTAGCTGAAATTAAAGAGTTTTTGGAAGGACAGAATTATACAATTACAACTACTCCAAATACTACTCCTATTTGGATTTATCCTTCGCAACCTTTAGACCCTAAATATAATAAATTTGAAATTACTTGCTCTACAACAGATATTTAACAATAAAACAATATCATCATGGAACAAGAAGAATTAATGCAATTTGTTCAATGACTTCCATCTAAAGTAGAAGAATTCCAAAATAAAACTCCTGAAGAAATTGTAGGAAAGCTAAATGAATTAGCACAAACAGAAGATGGTATGAATACTATTTCTGGATTGATTAATCAATTTAAACAAGAGCAATCTGCAGGAATGTTTAAACAAGGAGGCAAACTTGCTTATCTTGTTAATAAATTTAAAGATGGAGGATCTGCAAAGAATGAGCGTAAAGAAAATAAGAAGGTTGTAAAAGAAGGTAAGAAATCTTCTAAATTCAATCGCACTGCATATAGAAATATGAAATCTGCTATTAAGGATCAAGATCTTGGATTAAGTAGAAGAGAAGTCAAAGCAGCTGCAATGAAAAATATTGTAGGAGATAATTCTAAACCTAAAGTAACAAAAACTGAAGGTTCAGTTATTTCTCAACCTTTATCTTTTGGAGTATCTATGAAAACTGGAATTACTCCTAAAGTAAATGTACAAACTAATGTTACTCCTGATTTATCTCAAGGTAATTTCAATCAAGCTTTTGCAGCAGCTAGAAGTGCAGGACTTACTAGCTTTACTTGAAATGGAAAATTATATGGAACTCAATTAGCTCCAACAAGACCTGCTCCTAAGAAACCAAAACTTCCACAATCTAATCTTAGATCAAGGAATATTCCTGAAGCAGAAGAAGCTGGAATGTCTGCAGCTAAAGGAATTAGACCTACAAATATGAATGAAGAATTAGTTATAACTAATCCTTCATATAGTGATTACATAGTGGCATCTAATTTAGGTAATCCTAATAGGTTTGATAGTAGATATGTAGGACCTAGAAGTATGTCGGTTAATTATGGAAATAATGCTACTTTAGGATCTATTCCCGTTGAACACCGCATCAATCCAAGAAACCTTGGTTCATTTTTCCAAGAAGGGGGTAAAACTTCTCAAAGAAAATCTGATAAAGCTCGTAAGGAGTTTCATGGAGTAGATTTATTTGAATATAGTCCTAATAAATGAGTGCACAATGGAGCACAAGTTGCTAGAAGTTTAAAACCTGGAGTTAATCAAACTGTATTACCTAATGGAGTTGGTTTAAGACAAATTACTAGAAATAATATTACAACATCAGAATTAGTATCTCCAAATAAACAAGATACTCTTTATATACACAATGGCGTTGGAGGTAGAGTAGATAGTAATATTGATGATTCTGGAATTCTTGGATTTTTAGGATTGAGACGGTCGTCTCCTGTAAGTAATAGATATAAAGAACTCCAATCAAAGTTTGGAGCACAAAAATTTGCTGAAGGAAAAATAATTCCTAAAATAAAACGAGACACTGTTGTTAATAATGTAGGTAATCTAACAGATAGAGGTGTAATAGATAGAGAAATGATTATTGCAGGTACGATTCCAGGAACAAATAATCAATTAATCGACTCTATTCGTAGACATGTAATTGCTCCAACTTTTGAAAATCCGTACTTAGGTACTCAAACTATGCCTGGAGATACCTTATATTATCGTACTTCTGGAGTATATACTCCTTCAGGAAATGCGCTTCAGAGGGTTCAAGACAATAATTACAAACCTACAAAAGAGGAAAAAGAAAAATTAAATAAAAAATAATGCTAGATTTATTCCTTTATGATAACGTAACATGTAATCTAAAGATTAACGAATACGAAATACTATTAATAAAGGAGTTTGCAGCGCTGTGAGATACAGAAAGAAATAAATGTAAAGAAGATCCAAAAGGAACAAAGAGGTTAAGAGCTTGAAGAGAATTTAAATATATATGGTTGTTTTGTGACTGGAAAAGTCCATATCAACAATACTTAGAGAGACAAAAGCATGATGCAGCTATGGAAGATTCTGGATTAACTCAAGAAGAATGAGACGATCCAGTCTTCCATGCAGCAGTTAGAAAATACATGGAAATCAAAGATTCTTCTAGAATACTTAGCCTTATAAAAACAGCGTATCGAACTCTTGAAAAAATGAGAGTATCTTTAGATAATATAGACCTTGAAGAGAGAGATAATAATAGTAAACCTATCTTTAAGGCAAAAGATGTATTAGCTGATATTGCTAGTATTGGAGTTATGGCAGATAAATTAAAAGAACTTGAGCTTAATTATAAAAAAGATCAAATGCAATCCAATGCTAAAAATAGAGGTGATGTAAAACCTGGATTTATGGATAGTTAAGTATGGTAAAGACAATTAAATCTTCAATGTCTCAAGCACGTAAAAAAATGCTTGAACAGATAAAAAATAAAGAAGAATCAGAAGTCAAAAGAAAGAAAACAGCTAAAGAGAAATATAAGGAACTTAGAGAATCAATAAAAGATCCTGAACCAACTCCTCAATCTTTTTCAGATAAATTCGAAGAAGAATTAAAAAAGCAATTACAAGAAATGCTTGGAGATCAGAAAGAAGATACTACAGAACAATTTGAGTATACTGCAACTGATTTTTATAAAAAGAGAGATGGTTTGTGAGATGTGGCGGTCACCGAAGACGTACTTTACTTTGATCCAGAGTTATCATATGAATTAACTGGATACCGCCCAATTAATGAAACTCAAGGTTTAGATTTTGATCCTACTCCTTTTAATGAACTAGCTCAAATTTATGATAGAACTGGTTCATATACGGAATATCCTGCAGATTCAAAGCCTTATAATGATTTCTGGAGAGAGCAATATAAACGTTGTACTGAAGGTTATACAGTTGGCAAATATAGAATTACAGGAGATCATTATTTCTTTTTAAATTTCTATAGAATGGAAGTTATTTCTGAAGGAGCTAGAGGTGGTGCTGGTCGTAATGAAAAGTTTCCTACATTTCTAGCTAAACAATATGAATTCTTTCATTATGTTGAAATGGCTGAAAGACTACACAAAGATGTAGCTATATTAAAAGCTCGTGGTATTGGATTATCTGAGATTGTTGCTTGTTTAGCAGTAAGGCCTTATATAACTAATAGAGGTTATCGTTCTTTATTAACTTGTGCTGCAGAAGGTAAACTTACTCCTTTAAAAACTAAATGTTGAAAACAGTTAAACTGATTAGACATGAATACTAATGGAGGTATGCGCCACCTACGACAAAAAGTTAATAATGCAGATACTAAGCGTGCATCTCAAGTTACTCCTGATGGAGTTGAATATGGTTGAATGTCAGAAATTGATTCAGTAATTGCTGATACATCTGATAAAATTCGTGGTGATCGTGTCGACAGATTAATCTATGAAGAAGCAGGATCTAATAAATATTTAACTAAAAGTTGGATTCAAGGTAATGCTCTTGTTGAGCTTGGTGGTTATCATTTTGGAACACGTATTGCTTTAGGTACAGGTGGTGATGATATGGCACTTGAAGGTTTATCAAACATTTTTGCAAAACCAGAAGGATATAATGTACTTCCATATAAAAACTATGATACAGAAGATAGAAAGCCACAATTAACAGCTTTCTTTATTCCAGCTCATAAGTTTAGTTTACGAGAAGAATTTTTAGATACAAGAGGAGTTACACAATCTGAAGAATTTAAAAAGTTTTATGAGGAAGAACGTAAAAAGCTAAGTGGTAAAGATCTACTTGATTATTGTGCAGAGCACTGTTTTATTCCAAATGAAGCGTTGTATAAACAGGGTGAAAATATCTTTGATTCAATTGCAATTGCAGATAGATTAACCCAAATTAGAATATTTAAAGCAGGATTAAAACCAGAGTATGTATCATTATTATGAGATCGTTCTGGAGATACTCCTGATTTAACAAAAGTAAAAGTTGTAAGTAATCCAAATAGTAAAATTACTATATATGAAAGGCCACTTCGTGATGAAGATGGACTTGTATTAAAAAATTTATATGTTGCAGGAATAGACTCTATTGACCAAGGTTCTGGAGATTCTTCTACCTCAACAGATGTATCTGATTTCTGTATAGTTATTAAGAAACGGATATATGGATTACAAGAAGCTAAATATGTTGCGATCTATAAAGATCGTCCTCGAGATATTCGAGAAGCATATGATGTAGCAATGAAATTATTAGTATGATATAATTGTAAAGCACTACTTGAACATACTAAGATTAGTATTGTTACATATTTTAAAGAAAAAAAGAAAGATAGTCTATTTATGAAACGTCCTGCTTCAACTCTTGGAGATATGAAAAGAGGAAACTCACAAATGATTGGTGTACCAGCTACAGAAGCTATTATCAAGCATGGTCTTGAATTAATTAATAATTTTGTTAATGATTACTGTTATTCAATTGATATTGATGAAATGCTTGAGCAATTGCTAAAATATTCTTGAGAAAATAAACGAAAGTTCGATATTATTGCAGCTATGGAAATGGCAGAAATTGCAGATGAAGAATTAATGAATATACGGCCTGCTGCTCAGGATAAATTAGCAAAAGAATGAAAAAACATAGGGTGATACACTAATGAAAAAGGCTATAAAGAATATGGAGTAATATCACAAAAAAATGGAACTCGTTGATAAAGTATACGAAACAATTGAAAAGGCTATGTGTGCATACTATACTGGAGACTTTACATTAACTATAGATGGTAATCAATGAAAATTAAGTTTAGACTTAAATCAGTGAAAAGCTCCGTTAGTCTTAGTCTATGAAGGTGATGAAGAAGGTTTTTTTGAATTTCTTGAAAAAGAACTTAGAAATAGGCAACTGGATAGAACAAAATATTATTCTGGAGAAATGACTACTCCAGGTGAAGGAAATCAATATATAGTATTAGAATATGGTGATAGAGAATGAAGTAAAGAAGATTAATGATGCGATAGGTAATCTTGTATATGATAAAGTTGCCATGAGAAAAGCTTATGGATACTATCATTGTCATAGAGATGCTGATCAATTCAAACACCTAGAAGAAAATTATGGAATTGGGACTCCTACATCAGTTAGTTTTACACCATTGATTAAGAAACATATTGATGTACTAGTTGGAGAATATCTAGGTTTAAATCAAGATTTAAAAGTATCTTGTAAGGATGAGAAGACTGTTTCAAATATAATGAGAGAAAAGCAACTTAAAATTAGTGCAGAAGTATTTAATTATTTGCAACAGTATTTAAAGAATAATATTATTGCAGCTATTATTGAAAATAAAGAAATTGTAAATGATCCTTTTGTTGAAAAAGAGATCGCCTCAATTCAACAAGATATAGATCAATCTTTTGTTTCTGAATATGAAATTGCTGCACAAAATATTCTTGATTATTTAAGACAATCAAGAAACATCGATTTAAAACGTAAAATGGCAGAATTACTTACAGATTTACTTATTACAGGTACTTGTTACTATAGAGTTAAACCTACAGAAAGTAATTCAAATGTTAATATTGAAATTTTAAATCCTGTTAATACGTTTGTAGAACGTAATCCAAATTCTCCTTATCTTGCAGATTCAAAAAGGGTTGTTATTAGAAAATGAATGTCAAAAGAAGATATCTTAAACACATTCAGATCAGAATTAACTACAGAAGCAGCTAAAAAAATTAGAGATATGCAACAAACTGCAGATTCAACGTCTCCTACTTATTTAGTTAGATATGTTGGTAAACCTGCAGAACCTAATCTGCGAGCTGATAATTTACATACTGGTATTCTTGCAGGACTTGAAGCACATCCAGGATGGCCTGGAGATTATGATTCAATAGAACCTATAAAGAATTATCTTATTCCTGTATATGAAGTTGAGTGAATTGAAGTAGATTATAAAACTGGAGAATTAACGAGGCACGAAGGAGTAAAAATTGGTTCAGAAGTATACATTACTCGTGGAGAGTCAAAATATATCGTAAGAAGTGCCGATTGTCCAAGTAGATGTAGATTATCTGTCAATGGAATATTTTTCTTAGATAAGAATGGAGATCCATATTCTTTAGTTACTAATACTATGGATCTACAAGATAAGCTAGATCTCTTAATTTACTGTAGAGACAACCTTATTGCTTCTTCAGGAGGAGTTGGAGATTGGATGGACGTGTCTTTTATTCCATCATTTTTAGGAGACGATTTAACAGACAGAGTTAAATCTTGACAAGCATATAAAAAAAATGGGCTAGCATTAATAAATAGTAAAGAAGAAGGCAGCGAAGGTATGCCAAATACTATTTTTAATGGATTTGATGACACAGTTAAAGCCCAAGCTATTCAAGGTATTCAATTAGCTATTCAAGCTGTAGAACAACAAGCTTCTTCAATTACAGGAGTGTTACCTGAAAGATTAGCTCAATATGAACAGAGAGACGCAGTATCTAATGTTCAACTTGGAGTTAAAATGTCAGGTTTATTAACTAAACAATATTTTGAAACCATGGATATCATTTATAAAGAAGCTAATTATGATATGCTTAATTTAGCTAAATTAGTATATCCAAATGGTATTACTGGTACTATTGTGTTAGGTAATAAATATTCAAGAATATTTACTGCACTTCCTGAACATTATACACTTACAGATTTTGATTTACATATTGAGGATAGTTCTAAGTCTTTTAAAGATATGGAAACTGTAAAGGCTCTTAATATTGAATTAATTAAAGCTGGAATGTCAGATCCTGATATGGCAGTAAGTATTGCAACTGCTAATAGTATGTCCGAACTTAAACGTTATGTAGCTAAAGCTACTGCTGTTAAGAAGGAAGAAAATAATAGTGTTTCTCAATTGCAGCAACAACTTCAACAATATGAACAAAATCTGCAACAGTTACAGAAACAAAATGAACAATTACAAAGAGAATTAGGTCAATCACAAAATCAACTTGAACAAAATAGTCAAGCTAGACTACAACTTGAAGCTGAAAAGGTAGCTATTGAAAGAGAAAAAGTTAAAAACGATAAGGATTATAACGATAAACTTATTGAAACAAAACAGCAACAAGTTCAAATTCAAGCTGCAGAAACAGTTGATGCTAATCCTTATAATGATAAAATAAAACAAGTTGTATAATATGAATAAAAAAATAAATATTGATGTAATTGTTAGATCTGATTGTAAATTAATTGCTGTAGATAATAGTGATTATTTAGGTGTAGATTTAAGTCAGTATATAATGTTAGAATTTCTATCTTATAATACTGACGAAAATTTGCTTCCAGAATCAGTAAAAATAAGAAAGGAATTACATAATCGGGGACACTATTTAAGTAGATTTGCATCTGAATTTACATTAAATGTTGACGGAACTTATTATTATTATAAATTAGTAGTTCCACAATTAATGCATTTTCAAGACGATAAAGAGCCTGATAAATATATTAATTTAATAGATGAATTATTTTTTTTAAATGGGGATCTTTATAAATCTAATATTACAGACCAGGAAGGATATACATTAGACGAAGTAATTGAAAGTTCTGAAATTATTGGTTATAAAGAAGCATATGAATTTGTGCAAGAAAATAAGGCTTCACAAACTTTCTATTGTCCAATAAAAAATGTCTTTAGTGTTTGCAAATTACAAAGATGTTTAGTATATTTGCAACGGCAATTACTGTTGAATAACAGTAAAATATGTAGTTATGATAAATGTAAAACAGATGAAAATTTAAGGAATCGCAGAGATTTCTTATTAAGTGCTATGTATGTGTTTGATTATCTAAAAGATATGGGGAACTTTACAGAAGCGCAAAGAATATTAGATAATTTATCTTCATGTAATTCTTTATGTGGAGAGGAATTAGGTAATGTAAATAATAGTTGTGGTTGTGGAAATTCTATATAATGAATTATATAAAATATTTGTTCAAGAATTAATTAATATTAATATTGGGCATTTACCTGATAAAAAAGCATTATTTACAATGAACGAATTAATTAATGCAATTGATTATATTGAACACGGTAATCCAACTAATAATGAAATAATCAAAATAATTCAATATTATGAAGAGATCTAATGTTAATGTAATCATAGATAATGCAATAAATTCTCAAGACTATTATAGAATGTATAGTTCTAGAGATTTTTATAGAGGAACATCTTTTAAGATGGCAGGAGCCTGAACTCCAGACACTCATTATTTCAACGATGAACATATTATTGATTTTATATCTTGTGAAGGAGCTTTATTGTATTGTCTAAGAGGTCATTTATCATCAGAATGAAATAAGCCGAATCTAATTTATAAAGACGATATAATTGTTGGTGTAGAATCTAATCCGTATTGAGCTTTTATTATGGGAAATAGTGGTAAAGGTCAAAAAGGAGATGAAGGCGATATTGGTCCTATCGGACCAAGTGGAACTGATGGTATTACTCCACAATTAAAAATTGAAGACGGTCGTTGACTACTTTCAATGGATAAAGGTCAAACTTGACAAGATATAGGCCAAGCTACAGGTGATCCTGGGCAAAATGGAACTGATGGAAAGAATGGCTCTGATGGAATTGGAGTAATTCCTGGAGGAACTACTGGTCAAGCATTAGTTAAAAAATCTGATGCAGATTATGATACAGAATGAAAAACTATTTCTGAAGGCGGAGAAATTCCTAATTTTGATGCAGAAGTAGCTAGTGTTTCTTCAACAACTGAAGCTAATGCTAATGTAGTTTTAGAAGGAGATATATTTAAATTTAGTTTTGGATTACCTAAAGGAGCTGATGGTAAAGATGGAGAGAATGGCAAGGACGGAACAAACGGAACTGATGGTTCTAATGGAGAAGATGGATTAAGCATTAAGTTAATGTATGCAAAAAGTAGTAGTGTTAACACTCCTCCTGTTGTAAATAAAACTAACACAAATCCTGGATCTGCATGAAGTACAACAGTTCCAATCCACACATCTTCTGAAATTATATGGTCAATTACTGCATCTTTTAGAGATTCTACTCTTATTGGAGAATGGTCAGATCCTGTTCAAATGACAGGAGAAAAAGGACAGGATGCAATAATACCAAGTTGGAAAACTTATGTTTATAAATTAAGTGATAGTAAACCATCAAAACCCACAGGAAATAGTCCTAGTCCATCTGGATGGGAAGATTATCCCACAACTAGTGGAAGCTGGTGGCAATGTATTGGAACAGTTAATGGAGAAACAGGACTTGTAACTGAATGGTCAGAAGTGATACCAGTTAATGGTAGAGATGGCCAAGCTCAAGATGGCAAATTTACAGAATTTAGATTTGCTGTAAATACAAGTAATTCAAATCCTCCTACATTAAATGCAACAGTAAGAACTCCTTCAGGATGGTCTGTAGTTCCTCCTGAAAGATCTAAAGACGGATATCTTTGGATGACTACAGCAACTATTAATCCTGATGATACTTTAAATACAAACTGGACTACTCCAGTTGTTATAAGTGGAGAAAATGGAACTAACGGCACAGATGGAATTCCTGGAACTCCAGGAGAAGATGGAAGAACTACATATTTCCATATTAAATATTCTGCTGTTGCTAATCCAACTTCTTCAAGTCAAATGACTGAAACTCCAAGTACATATATTGGAACTTATGTAGATTTTACTCAAGCAGATAGTACAGATCCTTCTGACTATACTTGGGCAAGATTTGAAGGAATTCAAGGAGAAAAGGGAGAACAAGGAATCCCAGGTACTAACGGAGAAGATGGAAAAACAAGTTATCTACATATTAAATACTCTAATGACGGAGGCACAACTTTCACAGGCAACAATGGAGAAGATCCAGGTTCTTGAATTGGAATTTATGTAGATTATAATATAAATGATAGTGATGATCCTTCTGACTATAAATGAACTAAAATAAAAGGAGAACCTGGAGTTACTGGTGATCCTGGTCCTGCAGGTAAAGACGGAGTTGATGGTTTACCTGGAATTGGTATCGAAGTTCGTTACTGTTTGGGAACTACAACAACTTATGAAGGAACAAGTACTCCTGGAACAACAAGACAACCAACAGGTTGGAATTTAGCAGTTCCAACTCCTACTGAAGAGACTCCTTATATTTGGTTTATTCAAGCCAGAGTAAATTATACAAGTAATACTGATAAAGTTGGCACAATTGAAGGTAGCTGGAGTACTCCCACTAAATTAAGTGGAACTAATGGGTTAAATGGAGAGAACGGTTCTAAAGGACAAATAATTTATCCTGAAGGTATTTATAATGTTAATACAGTATATCAAGGAACTGTAGATAAAACTCCTTATGTATATGATTCTAATGATGCTAACTATTATGTATTAAATATAGTGGGAACATGGCAAGGAACATTACATAGTAATGAATCTCCAAGTACTGATACAAGTAATAGTTGAGTTAAATTGGATGCATTTGAAGCATTATATACTAAAATTGGAATCATTGCTAATGGTCTTATTGGTTCTGCTGTATTTAATGGAGACTATATGTTTAGTCAGCAAGGGATTGATTCTAGTGGGCAAGTATCTACTCAATACCAGAATTTTAATCCAGAAACTCCTACAGGAGGTGTATTTACTCCAAATATACTATTTAATTTTAGAACTGGAGCTGGACATATGGCTGCAGGAAAAATTAAATTTGGGGATGATGGAAGTGTTGACTTAACAAATATTAAAATTAATAATGCACTTATTCAAAATACTAAACAATATACACTGACTCAATCATCTGATCCACATGTATTAGATTCATTGTACTCAGAAATTGTATATTCTCCAACCATACATGAAGATGTAATACTTAAAATAGATGCTTCTAAATATCAATTAAATATTGATGGTTCATATTCTGGTGCAATTTATAACAAGTCGGATAAACAATTATTTGTATACCCATTTGATAATGGCCATGATGATGAATCTATTAAAATTTGTGGATATTACAATGGTAGGCTATTATTCTCTTATGATGAACCAATTCTTTTTAATGCTTCCCAAATTTTGCTTCCTGCAGGAGGTGTAGTAGAATTTAAATTCGTTCCATCCTCAATAGTAAGTAACTACTATGTTGGAACAATTTGGGTAGAAAATACATCAGATTTTGAGCTGAAAACATGAAAGCAGAATGGAACACTACGTTCAGATCTTTATTATAGAAGTTATGATGATTATAATAGTGATTCGTTTTTAGCATGTGGAGAAGTCTATTTTAATTCATCTGGTGTGCCATCTTTATCTTCTTTTTATAGGTGTAGAACTGACTTAGTATTAACTGTGAGTCAATCTGGAAATTTTGCTGCAAATTTAAATTTAACAAGTATTTATCCTGGTAGAACTCTATCAATAACTACTGTAGCTATTTCACAACCTATATGAGATGGGGCTTTGTTAAAAATGTTTTATGGTTCTGCAAGAGGCAGAATTAATGGGGCTTCTTTAGATGTAAGAACTGGAGATGGCAAAGTACCAACAACAAGTATTAGTGTTCCATTTTTAATATTAGGGTCAAAATAATAAACTATGAAGAAAAATAATATATTACCTACTATAGATCTACAAAATTCAAGAGAGTATTCTGGAGCTTATAATTCAAGAGATTTCTATAAAGGAACTTCCTTTAAGATGGCGGGAGAATGAATAACAAATACTCACTATTTTAATGACGAATATATTGTAGATTTTGTATCATTTGAAGGAGCTTTATTGTCTTGCATTAGAAGTCATACATCATCTTCGTTAAATATGCCTGAATTAGTTCGAGAAAACGATAAAATTATTGGTATTAAACCAAATCTTTTCTGAGCTTTTGTAATGGCAGGAGTTGAAGGACCTGTTGGTAAAGTATGAGTTCCTGAAGTTAAAAATGGAATAATTTCTTGGAAAGAAAGTAATACTTCTCCTTCATCAACTCCTATAGAAAATCTAAAAGGAGAACCAGGAGATACTCCAATTGTAGGTATCAAAAAAGATACATTAAATAATACTTATTATTGGACTGTATCTATTAATGGAGAATCTCCTAGATGAATACTTGATGAAAATGGACAAAAAATTTCTGCACAAGGTTTAAAAGGAGATCCTGGTAAAAATGGAACTGATGGAAAACCTGGTAAAAATGGAGCTGATGGTATAACTCCTGAATTCAAAATCGAAAATGATTATTGGTGGATTTCCTATGACAACGGAACGAATTGGACGCAATTAGGCAAGGCTAAAGGTGATCGAGGAGCTACTGGAGAAAAAGGAAAAGATGCAATCCAACCAAAATTTAGAATTTCATTAGGAAACTGAGAAGTATCTTATGATAAAGGTATAAATTGGGAAAAAGTTGGTAGAGCTACAGGAAGTAAAGGAGATCCTGGAAAAGATGGCGTTGATGGACGTGCTGGTAAGGACGGTAAAGATGGGATAACTCCTGAATTTAAAATTGTTAATAATAACTGGTATATAACTTATGATGAAGGTATTTCTTGAAAGTTATTAGGTAGAGCAATTGGAGATCAAGGAGAACCTGGAAAAACTCCTGCACTTGTTAGAAAATTTGGAGATCCTGATAATTTAACAGATGATAGAATTCTATGGGGATATTTAGGAGATCCTACTAGTGAATGGGTTACACTATGCTATTTAGAAGAATTAAGAGGAGATAGTATTAAATCAGTTAATATTAGTGATGCAGAAGGTCATTTGGAATTAACTATGGAATCAAGTAAAGTGATTACTTCTACTGGTTCTGTTCTTCCTAGATTTAATGCAGGAACTATTGAAACTGTTGAGTGAGATCAAAGACCATCTTTAGTAATAGATAAAACTAATGCTCCTAGAGAATGAGCTTTAAATGTAAAAGTTCCTAAAGGAAAACCTGCTACAGTAACTGTAGTTTCTGAAGTAGAAAAATTAGCACCAGATGCACAACCTTATGTAACTGACTTAAATCCAGATATTAGTGATGCAAATCTTAAATTTGGAATTCCTCAGGGAGAAAAAGGAGATCCTGGTGATGAAAATATAGCAATCGGATGTCAATCTGATTTTCCAAATAACGAACCAGAGCACGATAAGATTTGATATGATCCTTGTGATGAATCCATGGATGAATATTCAGTTCAAGACTTTTTATACAATTCTTATATTGCTGTTGGTGGTACTCTTACACAAGAACAATTTGAAACTGCTTGAAAATCTTTTCCTAATACATCAGGATTTGAAATAAGATTTGCAAATAGTTTTGAAGAGTTAGGAGATCCAACTGTTGATAAGTTAGGAAAATTGTATATAATACCTGCAACATCAACAGTACTTCACGACTTATTTGAAGAATATATTGTTGTTCATTCTCCAAGTACTACAGAAGATGTATATATGTGAGAAAAATGAGGAAGTGGACAAATAACAGTAGATTTAAAAGATTATTATACTAAAAGTGAAATGGATCAACAGATACAAAAATTAGAAGATAAAATTGAAGAGGTTTCCTCTACAATTTGAAATGATGTTAACAATTAATTTTTAAAACATGGCTAATAGTGTTGTAAAATTTTATAGAGGTCCACAAGCTTCTTATAATTCCACTACGCATGCTGATGGTATTTATTTTGCCACAGATACTAAGAAAATTATTATGAATGGCACTGAATATGGTGGCGATTCTAATAAGAAAGTATCAAATGTAGCATTAAATGCCAATGCTAATGGGATTGTAATTACATATACAGATTCCACCTCTACAACTTTGTTACTAGGTAAAGCTACAGTTACTGCAGACGGTCTTATGTCTAAGGAAGATAAAACTAAACTTGATAGTTTAGATCCTACAGCAAGTGGTTCTTATGAGTCTTCATTAGATCCTACAGTAGCAACTGTAGAGAAACTTGGAGGTATTGATGCTGGTACAACTGTAGCACAGCTTACAGGTAAGAGTTATGATGAGATCTTTGATACTCTTATCTTCCCAACAGTTAACCCCACATTTACTGCTCCTTCTGCAAGTATTTCTTTAAAGAGTTATCAGAATGTTCAGGAAATTGGAGCAAATGCTCCTACTGCGGCAAACTTTAATGTAAGTTTTAATGCAGGTGCGATTACTCTGGCAGGAAAAAAACAAAACAATAGAGCTGGTGCACAGGATATGGAAGCTTCTAAGATTCTATATAGTTCAAGTAAAGTAGAATCTTTGCCAGAGAAAGTAGTAGCTGGTGCAATGGATTACTACTATCGTGCAGCTTATGCTGAAGGTCCTCAACCTAAAGATTCAAAAGGAAATAATTATCAAACTCCACTTACGGCTGGAAGTGTAGATTCTGGAAAAACAACTGTAACAGGTTATCGTGCAGCTTATTCAGGTTTAGTTTCTACAAATGCAATTACAGAAGAGGTTATTAAAGGAATGACTAAAACAGTTTCTGCAAAGAAAACTATTAAAGTTTCTGGTCCTATTTCTGAACAATATATCTGTTTTGCAGCTCCAGCAGGATGGACAGTTTCAAATATTAAAGACAGTAACAACTTTGATGTAACTAGTTCATATGCAACTAGTACAGTTTCGGTTACTGGTTTAGATGGTCAAGCTGTTAATTACACAGTATATTTATCTGGTAAGATGACACAACCTAGTACTTACTATGTAAACTTTAACTAATTATGGCAGAATTTTTTGGTAAAGGTATTTCGGTAGGTTCAGGTTTTGATTTAGGTGCGAATCTACCATTAGATAATAGAACGGTTCAAGCTACAATTGCTGAACGTGATTCAATGCCTACTATTCAGTTAGTAGAAGGCCTTTTAGTATATGTAAAGGAAAATAAAACCACTTATGTATTAAAAGGCTTTGATGCTGATGGTTCTAACCGAGTTTGGGAACCTCTTGCAACTGGCACAGTTGTAGAGATTATTAACTCACTTGAAAGTGATAGAACTGATGCTGCTCTTTCTGCAGCACAAGGTAAAGCTTTAAAAACTCTTGTAGATGAACTAAAAGCTTCTGTAGCTGCAGCTCTTGACTACAAAGGTACTAAAGATACTTACGAAGAACTTCCTACTAAAGGAAATAAGAAAGGTGATGTTTGGAATGTAGTTGCTGCTCATGGTACTACTCCTGCAGGTACAAATTATGCCTGGGATGGTGCAGCTTGGGACCCTCTGGGAGGTACAATTGATCTTTCAGGCTACTATACTAAATCACAAGTAGATGGCGCTATTTCTGCAGCAAAAACAGAACTTGAAGCAGCTGATACAGCTTTAGAAGGACAGATTACTACTGTTACTAATCAACTTGCAAATAAAGTTGATAAGGTTGAAGGCTCAGGTCTAATTTCAGATACAGATTTAAATCAGATTAGAACGAATAAGGCTGATATTGCGAATTTACAAACATCTGTTGGAGGTAAGCAAGAAGCTCTTACAGCTGGTGATGCTGTTGAGATTTCAGAAGCGAATGTTATTGATGTTAAAATTGATCCTGTTTCTGATAATATATTAGCAAAATCTGAAAGTGGACTTAGAGTAAACAGGGCAAGGGTTGCTGGTAACAATATAAAAGTAGGAGTAGCAATTACTGGCGGTGCTGAAATTGGTGCAGATCAAACAGTTGCTGAAGGTATGAAAGCTCTTAGTGATAGTATTAAAACTGCTGTTGCAGGTGGCATTACATCTATTACTAGTCCCGATAATACTATTAAGGTAACTGGTGAAGGTACTTCTAGAGGTTTAGCTGTAGATATGTCTAAATTAGTATCAACAAGTTCATCTATCCAAGTTGGAACAGACGGTAAGCTTGATATATTTTGATCAGAAATTGAATAAATAATAATTTCCCCCTTCCTCACATTTAGTGAAGGGGGGGGGATTAAAATTTAAAAAAATAAACATGGCAACAATTAAGTTTTTTAAAAAAGCGACAGAGCCTACTACAATCGAAACTGGAAATCTTTGGTTTGATACAACAACTCAATCTATTAAAGTTAAAACAGATACAGGATATGATGTATTTGGTATTGGGCTTAAAGATGCACAATTATTAAGTAATAAATTAACAATTACCAGATCAGATAATACTACTGTTGAAGTAGATTTTAATGATATAGCGTCAGCAAGTTCTGTAGCTGCAGCGTTAGATAAAAAAGTAGATAAAACAATTACGATAACAGGAATAGGCGGGTTATCTGGAGGTGGAAATCTGGCAGAAAGTCGTACTATCTCTCATGCTGTTCCAGCAGGAGCTGCTGCGAAAACATCAGGGTTGTATAAAATTGCAACTGATAAGTTTGGACATGTCACAAGTACAGCAGCAGTAACTAAAACAGATATAACAGCTCTTGGTATTCCTGCTACAGATACTAATACAACGTATACATTTCAGGGAGCATCAAATGGATTTAAAGTAACTCCAAGTAATGGCGAAACTCAAACAGTAATTGTCTCTCCAAGTATTAAAAATAACGTTACTAAAACAGATGCCACAACAACTGCTGGATATATTCCTAAGTTTAATAATACAACAGGAGTTATTGAAAATGGTTACTCTGTACAAACAACTTTAGCTAGTAGTTCAACTGCAATCCCAACTGCTGCTGCTGTCGTTGCAGCTATTGATAATAAGATCGCTGCAGCTGATGCAATGATTTATAAAGGAACATTAGGCACAGACGGTACTGTTACTAAAGTTCCAGCTAACGGATATAAAGTAGGTTGGACCTATAAAGTAATTACTGCTGGAACTTATGCGGGAATCAAGTGTGAGGTTGGAGATATGCTAATTGCTATTAATAACGGTCCTGTTAGTGGTACTACAGTAGTTAATGCAGATTGAACAGTTGTTCAGGCTAATATTGATGGCGCAGTAACTGGCCCAGCTTCTGCGACAGCAGGTCATATTGCAGTATTTGATGGAGCTACAGGTAAAGTTATTAAAGATGGTACATATACTATCGCCACTAGCGTACCTTCAAACGCTGTCTTTACTGACACAAAAGTAACTTCTGTAGATAATCACTATAAACCTGCTAATGGAACAACTCTTATAGGAACCACTGGTTCTCCTGTTACTGCTGGTGGCAAAGTTGTTACAGGTATTACAGCTGATAGTTCTGGCCATATTACAGATATAATTACTGGTACTATACCAGCTGCACCAACCTTATCTGGTTTAGGTGGAGTTGGAACTATAAATGCATCTGGCACTGCTCCTTTAACACTATCTGCATCTAAAAGTAGTACAACTGTAACAATTTCTGGATCAGTAGCAGAAATGACAGCCGCAACATCAAATACAGCAGGTGCAGCAGGTATTGTTCCTGCTCCTGATGCAGGAAAACAAGCTGCGTTTTTAAGAGGTGATGGAACTTGGGCAGTACCTACAAATACTAATACTACATATACATTTGCAAATGGAACTACTGGTAATTTTACTGTTACTCCAAGTGGAGGAACTGCACAAACTGTATCTGTAGGTAAACCTGCAACAGCAGGAACTGCAGATAAAGTAGGCCATGCTTTAACGCTTACTGTTGCTGGAGGAAGTGCAGAAGGAACTAGTAAATATACATTTGATGGTTCAGCTGGAAAAGCTCTTAATATTGTAGCTGGATCTAACGTTACACTAACTCCTGCTGCAGGGCAATTAACTATTGCTGCTACAAATACAGTATATACTCACCCTGCAGGTAGTGCTCCAAGTAAAGCCTCAGGATTCTATAAATTCTCAACAGATTCTACTAGTCATATTGCTAGTGTAACAGCTGTAGCTAAAGCTGATATTACTGGTTTAATTGGAGATAACACATATGATGCATATGGTGCTGCAAGTACTGCAGAAATTAATGCAAAAGCATATGCTAATTCATTACTAGCTTGGTCTGAGTTTGAATAAGTATTCAATAAGGGGATAGGGTTTATTCCCTATCTCCTTATTATTTTTTAATTTTTATTAGACTAGTTTATTATGGCAATTAAAAATAAATTCATACATTTTAAAACTAGAGCTGCTTTTAATGCTAATGTTCCAAACCCTGCATTAACTGCAGACGAAGGTAATGCCTTTTATAACTATACAACATTTATTAAAGATACCAAGGAAATTTATACCCATGGTACTTTTTATAAATGTGATATAAGTGCAGAAGAAGTAGAAGCTTTAGTTACTTCTAAAGGTTATATTACTGAAGATGATATACCTGTCCTTTCTGGAGGAGCAGCTGCAACCTCAGGACAATATGTATCAGGAGTTACAGTATCAGGACATACTGTAACTGTTACTAAGGCTGCTTTACCTAGTGCAGCTACAGTTGCTCCTAAAGCATCTGGAACTGCAGCAGTTGGTACTTCAACTAAATATGCAAGAGAAGATCACGTTCATCCTTCACAAACAAATGTAGCAACTGCAACAAAATTAGCTACACCAAGAGTTATAGCAATAGCTGGAGCAGTATCTGGTAGTGCTACTTTTGATGGTTCTACAAATATCTCTATTAGTACTACATTAGCTAATATTGATGCATCTAAAATTACTTCTGGAACTCTTAATGCTGATAGACTTCCTGAGATTCCTATTTCTAAAATTCCTGCGGCTGCAATGGAGAGATTATATGTAGTGGAGTCCCAATCAGCTGCAGTTGCTTTGAAGATACAAGAAGGAGATGTTGTTCAGATTGGTTCAGGAGGTCCTATGTACTTCTGCGTATCCGAATCTGCATCTACTTTTGCTACTAAATTTAAAGAATTCACAGCAGGAAGTGCAACTAGTGTACCTTGGTCGGGAGTGACTAATGCTCCTACAAAGCTAAGTCAGTTTACCAATGATTCTGGTTTTACAACAAACAAAGGTACAGTAACTTCAGTAGCAATGTCAGTTCCTACAGGACTAAGTATATCAGGTTCTCCAATTACAGCAAGTGGAACGCTTGCTTTAAGTTATACTTCAGGATACTCAATTCCTACTACCGCAAAACAAACTAATTGGGACACAGCATATGGATGAGGAAATCATGCTTCAGCTGGGTACTTAAAAACTATACCTGCCGCAACCTCTAGTGCTTATGGAGGAATTCAAATTGGATATACAACAAGTAACAGAAACTATGCTGTACAATTAAGTAATGGCAAAGCCTATGTAAATGTACCTTGGACAGATACTAATATAACCTATAGGGCAGGTACTAATATTAGTATTAGTGGAACTACAATTAATTGTACTTATACTTTACCTACAGCTTCAAGTTCAGTACTTGGTGGAGTTAAAGTTGGAAGTAATATTACATTGTCTTCTGGGACTATTTCATTAAGTAAAAGTAATGTAACTTCTGCTTTAGGCTATACTCCTGCTAACACCAGTGATATACCTGAAATTCCTATTGCATTACCTAATCCATATGCGCTAACAATTAATGGAACTTCATACACAGGTTCATCTGCGGTAGCTATAAATACTGCAAGAATACTATCAACGTCTACTTTAAGTAGTTCAACAGTTTCTGCAGGATATAGTTATAATAATACTTTATCAAGAACTATTTCTTCTCTGAGTGGGTTTAGTTCAAGTAATCCTGATTCAGTTATTATAAGCACTGCTAAACTTACATTTACTGCTTCTAATGCAATTAAGATGGATGGTCTTGCAGATTTATCTGGAACTTATTATATCTACTGCTTAAGTTATATGGCAAATGGAAAAATTGCTGTTAATGGTGCAGTATATGCATAATCTTAAAAATATATAATTATGAGTGTAAAATATTTTGATAAAGCACAAAATAAGTGGGTTATATTTCCTGGCTCAATAGGTGCACCTGGTAGATCTGCATACGAATTAGCAGTACAGCAAGGTTATAAAGGTACTCTTGATGAGTGACTAGAATCGATTAAAGGAGCTGATGGAAGAGATGCATATACTATTGCTGTTGAAGGTGGATATAAAGGAACTGAAGAGGAATATAATAACGCACTTACTATTGCTCCTGTAGCAGTAGATAAAATAAATAATGCAGATATAACTCCTACTAAAGATAGTACTAATTTAGTATTATCTGGAGGAGTAAAAGATGCAATTGATTCATTGAATTCAGATTTTAATGCTGATTTAGCTACTATTAATTCAAGTATTACTAATCTAAGCGATGAGATTGATAATATTGTTAATGTAGAAATTGGGGATCAATTAAAGTCTTCTATTATAGATAATCTTACTAGTTCTGATACAGAAAAAGCATTATCTGCAAGACAAGGTAAAGTATTAAAAGAACTTATTGATAATCTAGCTAATTTACAAATTACAGTAGTAGATACACTTCCAACAACTGGAGAAAGTAATATTATCTATTTAGTAAAGAAAGCTGGTACAGGAACTGATATACATGATGAATATGTATACGTAGAAGGAAATTGAGAGAAGATTGGAACAACAGATGTTGATTTAACAAATTATTATACTAAAACTCAAGTAGATTCTATTAAGGATACTTTAGATAATAAAATCTCCAATAATACTTTAAGTATTACTAATATTACTACTAATGGATCTATTACTCCTGAAAACTTAAAAATTCAGAAGAATGGTGTTGATCTGCTTGATCCATGGAATGGTTCTAGGGAAGGAGTTGCAAATATTACAGTTCCAACTTCTTTACCTGATTTAAATCCAACTCCACAACAAATTATAGATGCACTAGGTTATCGTCCTGCTGATGCATCTTCAGCTGGTAGTGGAGATGTTACTGGTCCTACAAGTTCAAAAGATTCTAATATTGTAATATTTGAAGGAACAAATGGAAAGCTTATTAAAGATTCAGGATATAATGTAGGTTCTTTTGCAGTTAAAGACCATACACACACGATATCTCAAATTACCGATTTAGATCCTATTACAGTAGATGATACTTTAAGTACTACTTCTATAAATCCAGTGCAGAATAAAGTAGTAGCTACAGCTTTAAGTAATAAAGTTAATAATGCCACTTTAGGAAGCTATGTTAAGACAGCAGACTTAAATGTAACTTTAGGAAATTATTATACTACTGCAGAAGTATATACAAAAAATGAAGTTGATGATAAAATTGGCTCTGCGGGTGGTGGAGATGTAATGGCTAGTGGAGATCTGGCTAATAACTATATTATTATTGGCGCAGGGTCTAAATCTATTAAGAAATCAGAACAATTACTTTCAGATTTAGCTTTAAAAAGTGATATTCCATCTTTAGACGGATACGCTACTGAATCATGAGTAGGAACTCAAAACTTTATTACAATGCCAGATGATTTAGCAGAAGATCGCATTGTTATTGGTGCAGGAACTAATAGTGTTACATCTAAAAGACTAAAAACTATTAATGGGATTTCATTACTAGTAGATGATACATATAATGTAACTAATTATAATGTTAGTCGAATGTTTCCATGAGACGCATTTACAGGTAGTGGAAATATAACTGGATTATATAACTATTTATTTGATGGAGTTGGGCAATTAGTGCCAATTGAATATAATAATAGTGCATATACAAATCTCCCAGTTGATGGAGAATCTTTCGTTGGTACTTTGCAACCATATAAATATACTGCAGCTAATAATTGAAGTGTTAGAGCATTTCTTACTAGTGAAAATACAGGTAAAACGTATACAGGAGTATTTAACATGGGGCAATCTGCTTTAATTAATTGGATTGAGATTGGTAAAGATATTACCTCATCAGAAATTATATCTGCATTAGGATTTACTCCTATTAGCTCAAATGAAATTCCTATTGCTCTTCCAAATCCATATGCATTATCTATTACAGCTAATAGAATAAATAATTCTTATACAGGATCTTCTGCAGTTAATATTAATTTAGATAGTATTTTCTCTAAGAAGCTTAAAACTGTAACTACTCCTGGCCAACCTGGAATTTTTGTTGGAACAGAATCTTCTTATGAAGTTAGTGCTTTATATGTTTCTGCAGATGAGCCTGATGCAATTATTGTAATTCCTTCTTCAACTAGTATTGCTTTTAACAATACTATTTATACAGAAATGCAAGATTTAGGAACCTTAACAGGCGGCGCTTATAAATGTTACTGCATCACATATATTAATTCTAGTATAGTATTGGTTAATGGAGCTATATATGGCAATAGTTAGTAATTATGATGAAGATTATAAAAGATCTCTTGATTAAAATTATCAATGACATAGATACAGGTAATTCTAACTTAAGTGCAGATGAGTGTAATGAAGTTATTGAATATCTTACTGAAATAACAAATAAGAATGAGAAACTTAGCAAATATCAAGCCTGCAAGTACTTGAAAGTTAGTAGAGCTACGTTTGATAATTATGTTAGAGCAGGTAAGATTCCTAAAGGTCGTAAACAAATAGGATTTAAAGAATTATATTGATATAAGAAAGATTTAGATATTTTACAGGAAAAGAATTAGTAATGAGTTACTAATTATAGATCCTTCTAATCCCCTTAGGTTGAGAAACTTAAGGGGATTTTTTATTTTCATAGTAACGTTATGTTTTGGATTGATGTGGTAGTATCTTTGTACTGTAAGCTTACAACAAATAGATTTAATTAATTTAAAAATAATAGAACTATGGAAGTAGTAGAAAAGAAAGAAATGGTACACAAAGATGTATATGAAAGCGGTGAAAAAGAATACGCTTCAAAAGGTGTAGCTGGTACTGGATTAGGCTTAATATACTAGGTCCTTATAATAGTAATATTATATGCAAAACTCCCTTAATTGCTGGAAACTCCAGAAATGGACAATCAGCAGCTAAGCTTAGATAGAAATATCTTTGAAAGTTCAACGACTATCTCGGAAGAGAGTAGCACTAAGTAGTGCGAAATGGGGAGCATCCAAATTGGATGAAGATATAGTCTTAACTACATGTATATATAAAGATGTAGAAGTTCATAAGAGAACTGCATAAGATTAACGACCTTATGTGAAAATATTGTAGGTATTGCTGGAACCGCATTAGGACTTTTAGCTCTTAGCGGAAGAGGTTTATTCGGACTTGGAAATACAGGTAGTGCAGCTGCTGGTGCTTTAGCTGCTGAAGCTATTACTGGTGGTCCAACGACATTCCAAGCTTGGCAACACTCTTGCAATGCTGAGTTAGCTAATCAGAAAGCTCTTTATGATTTTGCTTTACTGTCTGCAAATGCTCGTTTTAACGATCGTCAGACTATTAATGGCGAAATGTTTGGACTTTACAAGAGCCAGATCGACGCTGACTTTGGACTGTACAAAAATCAAAGAGATCAATTCGATGTATTAGCTGATCGGATTGGTAAACTTGAGACTGCAGCCGCTGTTAATGCTGCTGTAGAGCCTTGGAGAAGCAAAGTTACTAAGATGGAGATTGCTAGTGTAGCTGGTATGGTAGGTCTTGAAGCAGAACGTAGAATGTGTGCTGACAACAAGATTGTTAACTATGCTAATAACACTTTCTATCCTATCCGTGTAGCTGCTGTAGAAGTAGGAACTGATACAGTACAACGTTCACTTTATAATCCACTTTGCCCTTGTGCAGGTTATTCAAACAGTATTCTGTTTGAGCCAACTACAACACCAGCGGCCTAGTAATTTAAAGTAAAATAAAAGATGTATCCTGTGAATCAAGTTTTCCTAGGTAATTCAGACCCTCTATTATCTCAATCTGATATTACAAGTCAGATGCAAATATTAAAACAATATGAAGCCCAACTAGCACAACTGCAGAAGAAGGGAACTCTCCAGACTGATTTAATATGAGATGATATAGATAAAGAGATGAGTTCTTTAACAGAAAGTCAAAAAGCTAGATTTTTTGAAGATCAAGAATATTCAGAAATTACAGCTTCATTACAACAAATGGTGCAAGTAGAATTACTCAATTTAGTAAAAGCCAAAATTGAAAGTAATTCAGAGGGTAAGGACTTATTACAAAGACAGCTAAAATTAGTTAAGAAGTTAAAGAACAAGATAGTAGAAGAGACAGATAATGAGATGGCTATCTTTAAAAAGTTCCGCGAATTCTCTAAAGATAACCCAGGTTTAACTTATGAAGAATTTATTAAACAATGGCGCAGCACGTAGATGTAATAATGACTAGACTTAATAATTTTGTTGATAAACAATTAACTTCATTGTCGCAAAGCAATCCAATGATGGCATTTGCTAAGCCTTTGATAACTAGAGTAATTGACAACAATGCTTATAAAGTTGAAGGAATGTTAAAACAAATCGCTGACAAAGATGGTATGGTTGACGTTAATGGTATATTATCTGAAATGATTGATAATGTAATTAACACTAAACCTTTCAAAGTCAATAGTGGATTTCTAGGAGAACTTGAAATCGGGAGCGGAAAAATAAAGATGAATTTACCTTTGGTAAATCGAGCCTTAGTTTTAAGTCATCAAGATTTAATTGAACTAAAAGATATGTTAAATGAATAGATAGAGAGGAGTGGCAGAAATGTCACTCCTTTTCTGTTTATATACAATAATTTGTATAAAAATTTGTTTATTTATTAAATAATCTTTAACTTTGCGATTATTAACTAAAATACGAACTAATATGAGTAAAACTAAAATGAAAAAAATTGATTTAAACGTAGCTACACGATTAATGTTACTTATGAATTTACCTGAACAAGGTTCAGTAACTGAAATGATTTCAAAGCGTAATGTTAGAAAAAAGATTGATTTTTCAAGTGAAGAAGTAGAAGCATTGAAAATTGAGAATAAAGATAACAAAATTGTTTGGTTACCAGAAAAGGAACTTTTAACAGTTGAATTTACAGATAGTGAAGTTGATTTCTTAAAGTCACTTATTGATAAGCTTGATAAAGCTGGATCTATTACTGATAATATTCTAGACTTTGTTGAGGCAATACAAAGTTAATAAATAGAAATATTTGTAAATTATGTATAGTCTAGAGCCAATAAAAGTTATACAACTAATAAGAGAGTCTTTTATTGGCTCTGAAAAAGTTTATACTCAAGGTAGTTGTTATCAATTATATTTAATATTAAAATACATATTTCCAGAAGCAGAAGCATATTATAATTGTGATCATGTTATTACTAAAATTAAAAATGTATATTATGATATTAATGGAATTGTAGATAATATATCAAACTACCTACCAATAGATGAAATATATGTTAAAGATATTCGAAAAGAAGCAATTAATTGAAAATTTAATCTATTTTCAGAGAAAAAGTAAAAAATATTCTTTTTTTATTTGGAAATTAAAAATTAATACATTATATTTGCTGCGAATATATAAACATATTAATAATCAATTAATAAGGAAAAATAAGAATTATGATTATCGATGGACAAAATCACATGGATTTTCTATTAGAAGATCCAGAACCAACAGACAAAACTCCTATTACAGATCAAAATACTAATAGTGAGCCAGAACCTGAACCTAGTCCTACTAACCAAGAACCTCCTGAAAACCCTGACCTAAATACTGGCGAGGGTTTAGACGTGTTTAGTGAGTTCTTAAAAAGTAGAGGACTAAGAGATGGAAAAACTTTACTTTATCAAGATGAAGAGGGTAATGAACAAGAAGTAGATTTTAGTTCGTTGGATAGAGACGAACAATTAAATATTCTAAATGAATTAGCTAAGCCTGATTTATCTGATGATGAAGTTAAAACAATTGAATATTTAAGAAATAATAACGCAACTATTCAGGATGTTATTGAATATTATTCTCAGAAAGCAGTACAAGACTATATTAATCAAAATGGTCCTGTAAATAAAGCTTACTCTGTAGATGATTACTCTGATGAAGAATTGTATATTGCCGATCTTAAATCTAAGTTTGAAGGTATGACTGAAGAAGAGATTCAGTCAGATTTAGACTTAGCAAAGAGTAATGAAGACTTATTTAAGAAAAAGGTAGAGACAATTCGAAACCAATATAAAGCACAAGAAGATAAAGCAGTAGAAGATGCACAAAGAGCTCAAGAGGAACAGTATAACGCATTTAAATCAACACTTGAGGAACAGTTAGTAAATTTCAATGAAATCTCTCTTGACTATCAAGATGAAAAATCTGATAGTTTACAAATTGAAGATCACGATAAACAAGAGATCTTTAGTTATATTCTAGATCAAGATGAAAATGGAGCTAGCCAGTTCTTTAAAGATTTAAATGATCCACAAGTTCTTGTAGAGCTCGCTTGGTATCGTCTCTTTGGTAAAGATGCTATTTCAGGTATTTCTCAGTATTATAAGAGTTTAATTAAGGAAACTAGGAAGCCCGCAGCTCCTAAGAATGAGCCTCCTAAACCTTCAACTGTAATACCTACTAATGAAGAGAAAAATAAATCAAATCCAGATAAATCAATCGCGTCATTATGAGATGACGAATTATAAATAAACAATTAAATTAAACAATATGAGAATTTCTAGTTTTAGTACAGTACGTCCTCAGATGAGTTCAACTCGTACATATGAGGATTTTTACAAATTTTTAGGTGAAAAACCTGCACGTCTTGGTATTGTATCATCACTTTATGAGCAGTATACCGCATCGTACCTTACTGAATCTCTGATGAATATATATACAATGGAAAAAGACAAGAAAAATAGTTTCCAAAGTATTAATTCATTTATGGTAGAGTGGGACATTAATGTAGGATTTATTAAGAGAATTCCTTTCCTACAGGTTCCTGATGGTGATGGTGCTCAGGGCACGGATATCATCTTCCACTTCCCTGAAAATTATTATCAGAGAAATGATGTAATGATCATCGAAGGATCACGTCAGCAAGTTATCTTCCTGTCACGTCCTGTTCGTAGATCAGATAGAGACTGGGAGATTGTAGGTAAACTACAAGATTCAGATTACAATGCTACTCTTGATGTTGAATTCTGCCAGCCAGGTATGAAGACTCGTTTCTTAACGAACTATCAGCCTGAAATGCATGAGGAAGGATACGTTAAGTATCAGTCAAATGTTGAAAAGCATCGTACATTTATTGCAACACACCGTGCAGATGTAGACTACACTGCTAAGTATCGTGCAATGGAGGACGTTTTCATTCAGATTGGTAAAGGAACAGAAAGTGATCCTGTTTACAAAATGAATGCTGCAGAAAAAGATTGTCTTGATAGCTTCATGGCTGCTCGTGCAAATGCACTGCTTTGGGGTAAGACTAACGTAGATAAGAATGGTAAACCTAAGATCTTTGATCCTGAAACAGGTGAGCCTATTATCTCTGGCGATGGTATTATTCCTCAGATTGAGCGTTTCGCAGGTAAATATGTGTATTCAAAGATGACTAATAAAGTTATGAATACCGCTATCCTTGCCATGATCGCTAAATCAAATAATCCTACTGGCAATAAATATATCTTTATTTGCAATACTCCTATGTGGGCTGAAATTCAAGATAGTCTGTCAGGATATCTTCGTGACTGGAAGACTGTTGGTACATTCATGTTCTCTAAGGGTGCTAATGATTATATCAAAGTTGGTGCAACCTATAACTCATACGAGTATGCAGGTAATACTGTAACTTTCAAAGTTGACCGTGCTCTTGATATCGAATTCCCTGAGAAGAAATATGGTATCTTCCTTGATCTGACTGCTGATGCTGCTAGTGGAAAACCCGCTATTGCAATGTTCACATTCAAGAACAATGAGTTCTGCCATAACTGGTTAGAGGGTGTTGGTCGTAGAAGTGGACGTGAAAGTGGTCCTGTTGCAAGCCCAGTAGCTGCAACTAAACTTATTGACTGGGGTTATGCTGGTGTTGGTGTATTCAACCCATATCGTAGCTTTATCTTAGTTAGTGAAAAGTAATATAAAAAGATAGAATAGAATATTAGTAGGCTTCTCCTTCGGGAGAAGTCTACAAAATATTTAAAACTTAGATATCATTATTTGGTATAGATAAATTTAATAAGAATAAATATGAATAATATAGTAACTTTAAGAAATGTATATGGTAAGGAAAAAGCACATTGCTTTATTAATCCTTTAAAACAAGCAAATGGTTCAAACTATCCTTTTGTAAAAAGAGTTCGTCAGGTAGACGCTAGTGGAGATACAGAAATGATCTTAAGTGAAGCAGAAATTAATAGTCCTGATAGTAATTACTTTATTAAGGAAGATGAACGAATAGAGATTTATGATGGTAAAACGTTTGATTTAGATAATCCTCTAGAAAGAAATATTTGGACTTGCATTAAAGATTCATTCTTAATTGCACCTGAAAGAGATTCTAAAGATTCAAAAGGTAATCTTTTAATTGACGGAGGTCCAAAACGTTATGGTCAAGCTGAATTCTATGTAGAAAGACCTGGAGTTGAATCTGAAAAACGTATCGAACGTATGAAGCTTGTAACAAAAGCGTTCACTTATATTGAACAAGATTCTGCTAAAGGAAGACTTACCAAAACAAGGTTACTTGGCAAATCAATGAGAAATGCTCCTGACTCAGATGTTCAGGACTATTTATATCAAAGAGCGGAAAAAGATCCAATGGTTGTTATTGACCTTTATACAGGATCAGATACAGCACTTAAACTGCTGCTTATTGACGCAAAAGAACAACGTGTTATCAACCTTCAAAGTGGAGTTTGGATGTATGGGGATGTTCGTCTAGGTACAACTGACGAATCTATCTTACTCTTCTTGAAGATTCCTGCAAATAAAACTATCTACGAGGGTATTACATTAGAGACATACCCTGATCTTCAGAAACTAAGTTTAAAAGAAACAGTAGAGGAAAAGGCTGAAGATAAAGCTGAAGATAAAGCTGAAGATAAAGCTGAGGAAAAAGTTGAAAAGACGGAAAAGAAGAAAAGCAATAAATAACAATATATAATGACTATTAGACAAGCATATGAATACATTTTAGTTGAATGCAACAAGGTGAAAGCTCCTCAAGTTTTACTTGAGGACTTCATATACTTGTTTAATAAAGCAATTCAACAATATATAAATAGTGTATATAATAGAAGTGAGTACAATCAACAAAGTTCAGATGACTTAGGATTTTTACAAACTACATCAGTAATTAAAGTAGGTAAAATTGCTCCAAGACAGGAATTTAATGATACTGTTTGAGAGCTACAACTTCCTAAAGATTACTTACATATGTTGAATTGTATTGCAGAATTTACAGGTAGTGATTCAAATAAATCTAGATGTGGAAATGGAGTGCAAAGAACTATTACTTCAACATGTCAAAGATTAACTGCAGATCTTTATGCAGGTATTATTAATAATTATTATATGAAACCTTCACATAAGAAGCCATATTATTATATTATTAATAGAAATGAAAAAGATCAACCAGTAACAAATCCTGTTATGGATAATGAAATTAAAGAAGGTAGTTATCGTCCTAATTATATTAAAACAGAGGATGGAAAATATCGATTTTATGCATTAAAAGAACCATATAAAAGGATTGTAAATCAATCTTCTGTAAATTTGGAGATACATAGTGGCGATTCGAATTGAAGTTTAAATAATGTATATATTACTTATGTAAAAGCTCCTATGTATGTTTCCATGACTCAGGATGATGTATTATTACCAGAAGATAATACTCAAACCCTGGAATTTCCAGACTATGTTTGTTACGAGATTATTAATATCGTAACTAGACTATTATTAGAGAATGCAGGTGATCCAAGATTACAAACAAACGTTCCTATTAATCAGACTATAGCAGTTCCTGGAAATAAATAAATTTATTAACTTAAAAATTAAAAATTATGTTTGATTTTCAAAAAGAAGTAATAATTAATTCAAACCTGCTTGACGATGGTGTAAATCCTCGTTTTATGGTTATGGATGGTCCTGTTAAATTATTTCGAGTATTACGTTGTGCAGACTATAGAAAAGAAGGCTTAGTCGAAGGAGTTATTTACAAAACTCCAGCAGAAAAAGGCCAAGTCGCTAGTGCAGCATTTAATTTACCTACGAAAGAAGGTACTTATAGAGTAGTAATTGGTATTACTCTAATCGGTAAATACCTTGCAGATTACGCTATGCCTTGGTCAAATTTTGGTAAGGCTGTACTTGCTGAATTTGAGGTTTCTGCTGAAGATTTAGGAAAGACTAAAGAACTTCAGGAAAAAATGATTAAGGCTATCGAAATGGCTATTCCTGAAAACTACAGATATGTAAGAGTATCTGCAGAAGATTCAGGCAAAGTACTTGTAAGTTGCACTGATTCACATCAGGTCATTACTGTAGCTGAACTTCAGGAACAAAGAGGTATTAGTTGTCCTGATAGTTGTACTGAGAAGCAATATGTAACGGTTGATGAGGCTGTAGAAGTAACTAAGAATAAAATGGAAATTGGTACTGCTGCTTGGCTTCAGGAGAATCTACGTTTCCCAAGTTATCCTAATATACGTTATGCAGCTCTCAATGAAGAGGAGTATCCAGTAAACGGAGGTTTGTATACTCAATTCTCATTCTTATATTGCATGCCTCGTAAGGGGCTTCATGGACAGGGAACAGTAGGACAAGCTCTTAAATCAGTTACGACACATACGTTCTATGTATTATCATCACTTGTTGATAAGTTTGAAGAGGATCTGAAAAAAGTATTTGGAGACGATTCAATTAAAGTTGTTAGTCCTGATAATACTGAATTAATTAATATCGAATTCGTATCTGCACTTAAGGTTTCAGTACAGGATATTAACGAAGGAAAAGCAATAATTAAAGCAAATGTATCTGGTCCCGCTGTTAGTCCAAATCTTATTAAATATTCAATTAAAGAAGAAGATAGTAAGTATCAAATCGATAACGATGGTAAGCTTACTGTAAAAAAAGGACAAACTGCAGCAGAAGATGATAAGTTTACAGTTAAAGCCTCTTATGGTAATGCTGTAGCAGAACAAGAGTTTACAGTAGGAGCTTAATACTCCTTTTAACATATATCACTAGAAGAAGGCAGGGCGGGGTATTTCCCTGTCCTGCCTTTAATTTTTTAAACTGAAGTTTATGACAATAGAACAAATAGCAAGTGCTGTATATAATAATACAGTAACTGGATTAGCTGGAATTACTTCAAATCCCAAAATATCTGTAGAACAACTTCAGGATGAAGTAGTAGCTGAACGTAATCAGATAATGAGAGAATTTCTTTTAAAAGGAATTTTAACTTTAGACGAATTATTTTTAGCAATTAATTGTATTGAAGTTGATTGTGATTATATGTCAAAATGTTGTGATTTACAAGTTGGAGAAAAAGCATTACATTTTGAAATCCCACCAATTATTTATATAAATGGAATTGATACAATAAGATTTGTTGGCAGTATAGATAGGCATACTCGTTATAATATTTATACAGATGAAACTTATAGATTTCATAAGTATAGGAAAAATAAGCCAGGAAGTCCATATGTTTATATAGACACTGCAATTAATTCTAATGGTAATATGGACGGATATATTTTTAATGTTCCTTTTGTAAAATATATATCTGTAATTGCACTATTCTTAGATCCAAGAAAGCTTTTAGAATGAGATTGTTGTTCTGAAAACCCTGAGGTATATCTAGATTGTGGAATTTTATCTGATGAAATTATTAAAAGAATGACTGAGAAATATATTCGCTGGTATCGTCAACTTGCAACTCCTGTTACGCCTAACGATCAAACTCCTAAATAATTATGAAGTTAAATAATATAAATTCTGTATATTCTCTTGCCAATATATTATATGGGGTTACAATAAATCCTGATAATTTTGAGGATATAGTTTTAAATGGTTTACAGTTAATAGGTAACAAACATTCTAGAATGTATAGATATGTAGGAGATACTACAAACAGAATACTAGAATTACCTTGTAATTTATCTTTTATAGAATCTGTGACAATTCCATTTGAAGACTTTCAATCTACTTCAGATACTAGTATATTTCCATTAGTTCAAAATGCTTATTATGAAAGATATAATGAAGCTTGAAAATGAAATAAAGATCCTTTATATCAATCAGGAAAACTATTAAATTATAATGAGATAAATAATGCATTAGAGTTTGATAGAGATTATTCGAATGTATCTGTACTATATCATGGTGTAATTGTAGATGATGATGGACTGCCACTTATAACAGATAAAGAATTAACTGCGTTAGCTGCATATGCCGCATATATTGATTTATATAAAAAGAGTCTTGTATTAAGAGATAGTAATTCTTTTCAAATAGCTCAAGCAGTTAAACAAGAATGATTGAGAGCTTGTAGTGATGCCAGAGTTCCTGAACATATCTCGCAAAATGAAATGAATGAGATTCTTGATGCTCGTACACGTTGGGATAGAAAGCAATATAAGAAATCATTTAAACCTGTTAACTAATGAATAAAAAAATGTTTCCTCATGGTTTTAACTCTAGGGAACTATATAATGGGTTAAATCCTAAGTTATTAAAAGGAAGATGAGTAAAAAATAGATATAAAGATCGTAAGAATCTAGCTGCTAAGATTTTTGATGACTGTTTTTATGAGATCTTATTGGATATTATAAATAATAATGTTACCTTTGTACTACCTCTGCGTTTTGGGAATTATGGAGAAATTTCTATGAAACAAATTGCAGATGAAGACTTTAAACAAGCATATAGAAGAGGTAAATTTAATAATATTGATTTTGTATTATCTCAATTTACAGGAAACCAGCTAGTATATAGATATATGAAGCATAATAAAGAAACTATGGAAAAACCAATCTATGTTGATAAATATCTTAAAAAACTCATAGATCAATATACTGAAGAAGCAAAAGTGTACTATTAATTATGATTAAAGAATTAGACGATTATTTAGGTATTATACAAGAAAAATATCCAAAGATCTCAAAAGATGAGTTAAAAAGAGTTATAGAACACGGTTTTAGTAGTTTTCATTTATTAGCTAAAAGTGGAGCAGATGTAGTTTTAGGAAATCATAACTATACTGCTTTTTGTGGAAAGATGTTTTTTGATGATTATAAAAGAGTTAGATATAATAATATTAAACATCGTATTAAATTAAGACTGAAATATAAGTACGCTCAAGAAGTATATAACGGAGCGTACTATTTCGGTCTAACTGAAGCTGAGTGAGAATTTTATAAAACTCAGATAACTTCAAAGCGTAGATCTAAAATAAAGTTTAGAGATTTGAAGTTATATAAAATACAAGAAGAGTGTTATTTAGATAGATCTAGAACACATTTCTTTAAATTATACTATCCAATTGATGTTGGATGGACATTTTTAAAAAGTGAAATCACAACAAGAAACTTTGAATATATAGCATATAGAGATGTAAAAAATAAAATAATAATGATTTAATATGGCAAAAGAAGAAATAATAGGGTCTCCTAGAAGAAATTTAGTTTTTGAAACTAGTGGGGTAATAAGAGTAAAAGTTGGAGATAAATATTATAAGTTAAATTATGATAAAGAAACAACTGATGATGAAGACGAAGAATCTATAGAGTCTAAAATTATAATTGTAGACGATATATTATTATATGAGACAGGGCAGTATGAATATCCTGGAGATAGAAAAATAATCTTTGCATTAAACGGAGGAATTTATTATACATTAGATAATAGTTATTTTAGTTTTAGTGATTCTCAAAATTCAGATGCTTCTCTTGAAGGGAATATAATATTTGATAATACTGTAATATTTAATGGAACCCCTCCATTTAAATTAAGTAGTTCAGAAGTTATAAGTAATCTTAATGCACAGTTTATTGATGGGCATAGTTGAAATGATATTCAAGCATTATTAAATAAACAGAACATCTCTTTTAATACATTAGAAACTACAGATGGAAAATTTATAGCTGAAGATGGAAAAGTTACATGTAATACAGTAGTTTGTAGTAATGCTAATATTAAAAAACTTAGTTTTGAAACTCTTTCTGGAAATATCTCAATTGGAGGAAATATAAGTGTTACAGCAAGCGAGCTAGATATTGATGGAAATCTATATGATCTTGGAATAAATATTTTACAGCTTCTATATAAATTATATTCTGTAAAAGGAATAAATACTAGTAAGACTACATTCGTTGAGTTTGCTAAAGATCTTGTAAAATCTGTAAATACAAGTTATAATTGACAAACTCCATCAACATATACCTCTCATCAATTAGATTTTGATAAACAACTTTTATCAGAATCTTTTTATTGGGAGCCAATAAACATTGAATCTTGAAAGAATATTTCGTGCATACCATTATCTGTTGCAGATAATTATTATATAGATCCTGAAGAAATTACAGAAGATACAGAAATTACTGAAAGTGCAGAAAATATTGCACGTTCATCTAATCTATATAATGAGATTATAACAAAAATTTACATTATTCCAGAGGAAAATAAATCTACATTTAATGGTGTCGTTTTAAAATTATATATAGATTCAGGATTTGTTACTCCTGGTACAGAGGGAGAATTAATTATAAATGAATACAAAAAAGATACATCTGAGGAGATTGAGAATATTAGTGCAAAGTTCATAGTCACAGGTATTAATAATGACGAAATATATGTACATACTACATACATTTCAGATAAAGCAAGCTTTCTAGCTCTTTCTTCAGAATCTATTGGGTTGTATGCATATTCAGAAGCTGAGAATCTAACTTCAGATACTGAAGAACAACCGTTTACCTCAATTAATGTACAATATTATCAAGAGCCTGAAGAAACTTCAGAGTATTATAATATTATACTAGAAACTAATCCTGAATCTATCGGTTTTTATCAAACTAGTAATACAGTTATTGGAAATTTATCTGTAATATCAGACGATATACTAAATCCTTCTGGAATAGGGATTTATAGTGATAACTGTTATTTAAATAACCCAACTATATGCCTATACAATAGTGCTGAACAAAAGAGTTATCTTAAAATATCTGCTTTAGGAACATCATTCGTTGGAATAAACGATGCTCAAGAAAATTGAATTAGTATCGAAAATACAGGCAAATGTAGTTTGAAGAGAGGCAATCTATATAATATTAATAACTATGATACTTTTTGTAAGTTTGGGCCTTTAGTTGTATATGAAGACGGTTCTGCAACTTTAGGAAGTGGAGATACTCAAATTACTATATCTGCATCTGGAGAAGTTAAGATTCCTTCTGCAGCAATAACTACATAATAACTATGAAGAACAAATTAAATCAAATAAATCAGTTTAATGGAGGAATGATAAAGGATATAGAACCATTAATGGTTCCAAATACTGTAATGACTGATTGTTTAAACGGCACTTTAATTACTTATAATGGTAATGAATTTGCCTTACAGAACGATATGGGTAATTATGGGTTTAAAAATGGAGCTTTGAGTAATGGTTTTGTTCCTGTTGGAATGAAAGAACACCAAGGAGTATTATATATTATTTCATATAATCCAATTGACGACAAAGTAGAAATTGGAAGTTTTCCATCACAACAAACAATCTTTACCCCAATTGTAGATAATAAGGATGCTACAATTGAGGATATTATTATTGATAAAACATCTTTATATAAAGATTTAGAAGGTGAAACTAAAATCATACTTCTTAGTAAAGATCCTAATTTTTATTTAAATCCAGGAGATAAGTATCTTCTTATATATGAAAATTTAGATGAATATTCCTTTAAGGAAGCACTTGAACAGTTAAACAATAAATACTATAGACACTTAGTTCCTTATATTCTTACAGATGAAAATAAATTGTATAATATAGATGGGCTTCTTAAATTACAAGTCGATAAATCCACAACTAATAGAAGTGATTGGATTCCTGTATCTTGGGATATTCCTGGTTGGCTTGCTGTAAAGTTTAGTATTACGGTTCCAGAACAATTTAATATATATTTTGATAAAAGTAAGATATATGTAGATAATAGTGATTCAAATGCTATAAAAGTTTATCCAGGCGGAGATCTTAGAGTACAAACTTATTGGAATCTTGTAAATTATGCTGATGGAGATTTAGATAAGATTCAAAATAATTTAGTATATTTTTTACATGATTATGATACTTTAGATGAAAAAAATATAAGTAAATTATCTCCAATAAGTCTAGAGCCTAATCAATTAATATCTTATAATAATTTCCAGTCTATAATATTTAATACTATTGAGGCAAAAACGCTTGGAAACTACAAATATATTACTCCCGCATTATTAGTTGAAAATGAAGGTAAGAAAAATTATATAATATATAGTCAATTTACACAAACAATTTCTAGAGATCCTATAACAATAGATCCTAATGAAATACACTTTGGAAGAAATTATTTTAAATATTTTGTAGGAGATAATTCTCTAACAATGCTTACTTCTTGAGAAAGTTTTCCTGGAGTTAGCCTTGAATATAAGTTAGAAAGATATTCTACTTCAGATTCAGACAACCCCTATACTGCTATTGATTGAACTTCGGTTTCTGATATAATAAGTAATGGAACTATTATTATAGATATACCCTTTTCTGAAAATAATGAAGACATAGCAGAGTATGATACTACTCAAACTGGAGAACCTAAGATAAAAAAAGTTAATTTTAATAAAGAGGATATATACTTTCTAAGTCTTCGTTATGTTATTAATATTGAATCTGGAAATCCTATTAGAGGAGATATAGAACCTGCCGAAAATAGAATTTATGCCACAGAACTTGTAAATAGGTGATATTATGTTAAAGATAACTTTAAGGATATTACAGGACAAGACCTTGTAAATTACTTTGCTGATTATATAAAACTCGAACTTAATTCAGGTAATTATGCGTTTACAGAAACTGCTTTTCTAAAACGAAGAGGTAATGAAGATTCAAAAGATGAAAAAATAAATAATTATTCATTTGATTCTAGTGACTATTTTAGTGAAATTAAATTAGTATATCCAGAACCTCCTGGAGAAACGTATGATACTTCTAAGATTGGAATTAAGACTATATTTAAACAAGGCAATACATATTCTATTAAAAAGGTAGGAAACTCTGAAGTATATACTATATCTGTTCCAAAAGACCAAAATGGAGATGACGGTAGATTATGAAGATGAATCACTTCTAAAGGCGTTACTGTTAACAATGGCAAGGCTATAGATTCTAAAGGCAATACTTATACACTACTCTTTAATAAAATAGATGGATCTTTTTCATTTGATTTGTTTAATACTTTTACAGTTACAAATACTGAATATAATATTGTAAAAGAAATCAGTAGTAGTGATAAATATTTATATGAATATCATCCTATTGGAAAAACTAAAACTAAAGTTACAGATAAAGACGATACTCATACAATAGAATATAGACCTGAATATGTAGAATTTAGAAAAGACGGTTCTGGAAGAGATAAATGATCAATGTGTTTCTGGTGGAAAGAGGTAGGTCCTTTTACTATTAGGTTTGAAAACAATAAGTTGTATTATGGTGAGAATACAGAAGAATTCACTCCAGAAAAGAACTGACCTAGTGTTCTTGGAGATTTAAATATTTCAAGTGGAACTAATTGGCATAGAACAGATTGAAAACCAAATGGCCATTCTGCAACTAGTACAAAAAGTTATGCAGATGATTATGGATTTAATATATATAATTTCTATAATGCAAAATATAGTAATGATAGTAGCCATTCTGGAGATTCTGGTTTCTTTGGCAGATACGGATCTGCAAATAATTTCTGTCTTGCAATGTCATATGAAACAAAAAATTCATGACCTTGTATATATTACTGTGCTAATAAGGCGCCTTCAGAGAAAGATGCTTCTTATATTTCTAAAACTTGTATATATTCCTATCTTATGATGATATACTGTTTAAGATATTGTATGTCTTCTAAAAATAATATAATTTATTATTCTTTATATAACTATAGAGAATCTCTTATAAATCCAGTATATATAAAAACTATTAATCTTTCTGGAACATATAATTGAAAATATTTCATGGATGAGGGAGTTGACATTCCAGATGAAATAGATTCAATATTTAATGGAGTATCTTTTGCAGACAATAATGTGATATCTACAAATACAAATGTCAATTTTAATTGTATAGTTACTCCTGATGAATCTTTTAAATATGAACTCCAAAGGTTAATAGATAATAAGAATAGTGATGTAAGAATTAAAGTAGATGAATTAGAAAGACAGCCGAATATAAAAAGTGGAGACCTGTATCTTATTCATGAGTATAATGAGAATGCAAATAAAGTGAAATTAACTAATGCTATAAAAAGTATGGTGTTTACAGATCAAGTAAGATCTAATATGGATGCTACTTTAGAATTGTTTATGAGAGAGACAGATAATAATACGCGTTCTGTAGCAAGAGAGTTTATTTCTAATATATATGATGACGGGCAATAATGGATATAAAACTGAAAGTAAAAAAGTACAAGGATACTGGAGATATTGCTTGAGAGTATAATCCTTTACGTAATTTAAAAAAATCTGATGATCAGATTGATGATTTTACAGTAAGTAATTCTCAATTAAAATTAGATCTAGAAAATCCTATAGACATAGAATGTCAAAGTTCTTATGATGGAAGTACAAATTTAATATTCAACGATGATAAAAATCCTCCTAGAATAATAAATACTAGAGTAGCGTTATTAGAAAATAATAGATATAAAATTATAAATCGAAACCAAATTAAACAATCTAATTTATATACAGAAAATGAATTAGATCAACAAACTAGGTTATTTAGAAACGTTACTAGAATTCCAAAGATTCAATTTAAAAATGTAGATTACTTTGGAACTCTCAAAGGAGGGAATTATATATTTTATATAAAATATTCTGATAGTGACTATAATGAAACTGATATTGTTGCTGAATCAGGAATAGTGTCTGTATTTAAAGGAGATTTATCAAATCCTAAGACTTGTGTTGGAGCTTATATGGATGAACGTACTGATAAATCTATAATACTTTATCTTAAGAATATAGATACGTCTTTTAGTTATATAAATATATATTATAGTAGAACAAGTTGTGATGTAAATGGTATTTCTAAAACAGATTTTCATAAAATAAAAAAGACTTATGAAATAACTGATGTCAATCAAACAATAACCATTAATGGATTTGAAGAACTTGAAGACATAACTGCAGAAGATTTAAATATACAATATAACTATGTAGAGTCTGTAAAAAGCCAGGCACAAGTTCAAAATAGATTATTCTTTGCAAATGTTTCAAAACTTAAAGAAGACTCTGCCACTTTAAGTAATCTTGCGTTATATATTAATGTAGAAGAATGTCAAGAACATGATATAGGATATATTACAGATAAATATGGAATTTATAAAGGGGATATTACTGCTGCAGAATACTATTCTCCATATAATATATATTATAGACTTGGATATTTCCCTGGAGAAATTTATAGACTAGGAGTAGTATTTATATATAATGATGAGCATTTATCTCCTGTATATAATCTTAGAGGTATTGATTTTAATCTTTCAACTTATCATTTTAAAGAAAAAGGGGATAATGGAGAGATAATATCAAGTAATAAATGTAATTATGATTATAATATAGACTTAAGAGATCCTGAAACTATAGAAAATAAAGATTTTATATCTTTAGAAACTTTAGAAAATACAAGAGGAGTATTTAGATTTACTAAAGATAAGACTATTATTGATCATGACGGAAAATCTGTGAAGCCATTAGGATTAAAAATTAGAATCCCTGAATTTGTAATTAATAAATTTAAAGAACTAAATATTAAGGGATACTACTTTGTTAGGCAACAGCGTATCCCAACATTTTTATTCTCTGGGTTATCTATAGGAGTTGACACTGTAAGTGGAGTTCCTTGTCTTGATCTTTCTGAAGGAGGCCAAAATCCAAAGCTTGTAACAGAATCTTTTGTAAATAAAAATAAGGTATTGATTAACGATTATGATTCAAAACTTATATATAGTAACAATTGTAGCTATTCAGGATTATTATCAGCAGATGTTAAGTGCGATAAGCAAATGCAATCTCTACTTAATTCAGATAGATATAAATTAGTAGAAGCATACAAGTTTAATCAATATAACGCATCAGGGAGAAGTTATACCTTAGATTTAACAAATGTTGCAAGTACGAATGCAGAAACAACAAGCGAACTTTTATATATAGATTCGGATATTCCTCAGAAAATTATTAATGATAATATCTTTTGTACTAGAGCAGGAATGCAAGAAGAAATTAAACAACAAACCTGTTTTGGAAAAGAGGATATAGAATCAAGCGATGCTCAATTAGTTAGAGGAGTATTTACTGATTTTGTAGGATGTAACACTTTACTTGGTAAATCATCATTATATAATGTTTATATAAAAAATTACTCCGAAACATTTAATAAGGAATATTTTCAAATAAGAATCGATGATAATTCTCCTTACTTTGCAGTATCTGATAGATATGCTACAGATACTAGTGTAATAAAAGACAAAGATATTACAGATTGTACTACTGATTATAAAGACGTGGAAGATAATTCTATAGAATTTAATTGGAGTATGATTCCAATATTATATCGTGGTGATTGCTTTACTTATACAACTACCATTAGGTTACATAGAAACTTCACTTCTCAAACAGTTCCTACAAATGATACAATAGTAGATTTTAATACTTGAAAAGATAATTTTAAAGGTATTAGAAATACTGAAAACTGGGATGATATAAATATTGGAGATATTAATGCAGTAGCTATTGGAAGTTGAATAACATTTAAAGGATTATCTAATAATAATATTTCTCTTAGAAGCATTGATGAGTTTAATACAGAAGAAATTGCATTAATGGGAAATCCAAGAGGATTTTATCCTATACAAGGTATGTCTACTAAATCTTCTGCTAAAATTCCAGAAAGTAACTTATATAATAGAGGATATAGTACTACTCTAGGATTTAAAAGAAATTATAAGCACATAGATGTACCTTATGAGGTTGACGAGTTTGATACTCGTATAATGTTTAGTGATATTCAGGTAGATGGAAACTTTAAGAACTCATATAAGGTATTCCAAGGATTATCATATGAAGATTTAGATAGACAATATGGAGGTATAGTAAAAATTCTTCCTTGAGGAGGAAATCTATTAACTGTATTTGAGCACGCTATAGCTATTGTTCCAATAAATGAAAAAGCTCTTATTCAAACTACTACTGGGCAAAATATTCATATGTATGGATCTGGAGTATTACAAAAGCAAATGACAATTATATCTGATATGTATGGTTCTATATGAAAAGACTCTATTATAAGAACTCCTAGAGCAGTATATGGTGTTGATACATATGCTAAGAAAATTTGGAGATTTTCTGATAGAGGTCTTGAACTTATATCTGATTTTACGATTCAAAGATTCCTTAATGATGAAATAAATCTTAAGGAACTTGAAAAAACAGTAGCATTAGGAACAAGAAATGTTAAAACTCACTTTAATGCTTATAAAAATGATGTTATGTTCACTTTTTATAATGATGATAAAATTTGGAATATATGTTATAATGAAGTACGTAGCATGTGAGTTACTAGATATTCGTGAGTTCCTTTATTATCAGAAAATATAAATAATACATATTTTAGTTTTGATTTGCTTAAGAGTAAAATATTTAGTATAATAAGTAATAATCTTCGAAAAACTGATGATCTTGTAAAGGTAGGAGAAGAATGAACTGGAAAATATGTTACTTCTGATAGAGAATACTCAAAGTTTACTTTCACAGTTGATGGATATGATGGATATAATATTAATAGTGTTGTTATAAAAGGATATTACTGAGATGAAGATGAAATAAAAACTGATTCACTTATTGAATGCAAAGCAAATGAAGAAACCTGGCTTATGGATGAAGTAAGTGAGAATTGGATTGAAATTAAAAATAAAAATGTTGGAAATGCTATAGATGCTGAATCAGAAGAGGACCGTCAGAAAATAATCTATGCTAATTATCTTGAACAGAAGGATGCGGCTCCGTTTTCAATAGAATTTAAAGATCTATACAGAAAAGAGGACAGAGGCTATTTATATTATACTATTGAAGTAAAATATACTCCATATGTTGTAACTTCATCAGAAGATAATCCTTCTGAAGATGAGAGTGGAAATCTTATGAGTAATTGTATTGTTTTTGGAATTGAACGGTCGTATACAGCTGGAGCTATTATTCCTTATGAAGCGCTAAAAGAATTCGACATGCTGAAATATCAAGATGATTGAAATAAGGCACTATTATATAATATTTTCGTACACGGTAGAAGTAACATTATTGATGAGATAAATTATTTTGATAGTGATGAAACAAATCAAATATTACCTACTAAATGATATAATAAACAGGAACCTTTTGAGTTTGAATTTATAGTTAATGAACCAAAAGGAATTCATAAAATATTTGACAATTTAGTAATAATATCTAATAATGTTGAACCAAATTCTATTGAAATAGAAATTACTGGAGATGTATATGAATTTAGTAAAAGAGCTATTTATAGAAATAAAACTTTTAATAAAAATGAATCTACAAATGCTAATTTCCCAGAAATCTATTTAGATAAAGAATCTAAAGGATATAAAACAGAAGTTACATGAGATCCAATTCGAAATGAATATTACTTAAATGTACATGCAGATTGTTTAAATATAAAAGAATATGGAAGACGATTAGGTAATATATACTATAGTGAAGATTCTTGGTATTTCCAAGTACAACCAATATATTATGAACAAACAAGCTCTAATGATTTTGAATCTCCATTAAAGGCAACTAAAGTTCGAGATAAATATGCAAGAATTAGAGTTAAATATAAAGGTGATAAACTTGTTATTATTACTGCATTACAAACATTAATGACTCAAAGTTATGCATAAAAGAATAAAGAAAATGGAAACAGGAGCTAGCATTGGAAATATTATCGATCTAGATATGATGAAACAACTTGGTCTTAGATTAGGAGATTATAATACATTTATGAATACTTCTACGAATAAGATCAAATCTGATATTGGAAACTTTAAAAGCTCAGGATTTGATTTAACTAATAAAAATCCTTTTTCAAATGCAAAAGGTATATTTTCTCAGAATACTGTTAATAGTGTTAATAATTGACAAAATAATACATTTGGTGGAGCTAAGACAGTAAATAATCTAAATGGCAAATTTGGAGGAGCCTTTCAAATGGGAGACCAGTTAATTGGAAATCTTAATACAGCCCTTGTGGGAAATGAGAAAACTGGATCTACTGCTCAAGTAATGTCTGGAGTTAAAGACATAGGACACAATGTAGTAAGTCAATTTAATCCTATGGGTGGAATGATTAATACTGGAGCTAAGACTATAGGAAATCTTATTGGAGGAACTAAAGATCGTGTTGAAGGTACTGGTTCTCAAATACAAGGAATGGTAAGTGATGGTCTAAGTATGCTTGGCCCTATTGGAATGGCTGCTGGAGCTGCATTAAATTTAATTAATGGTATTGGAGGAAAGCGTATTGATAAGTTAGTAGATAATACATCTGATATTAGTAACGAATATAGTGGTTCAAAGAAATTTATTAGTAATAGTATTGATAAATATAGTAATAAAAAAGCTGGATTATTTGACTTTGGATTTCATCGAAAAGGTCAAAATGCTATAACTAGAGCTAGAAGAATGCAAAATACTACTTTAGATATTACAGATGCAGGTAAAAAGCGACTGAATAATCAAATAGGTCAGTCTCTTGCTAGTAAAAACTTCAATACTTATAATGGATTAGATAATATGTATTCCTTGGCTAAAAACGGAATGAAATTTCCTGAATTAGATGAAGCTAGAGCATTCTTACAGAAACGACCAACACAATCTACAGAAACACAAAAATTCCAACTCGGAGGTAAGATGAATTTAATTCCTGAAGGAAACTTACATGCACATAAACATCATTTAGAAAATGTAAATCCAGAATTAAAAGATCAAATTACTAAAAAAGGAATTCCTGTAGTAGCACAATCTGAAGGAGGAATTGTTCAGACAGCAGAAATTGAAAAGGAAGAATGGACACTTAGAAAAGAATTTACTGATAAACTTGAGGCTTTATATAAAGCATATCAAGAAGATTCATCCAACGAAATTGCAATTGAAGCTGGAAAATTAGTTTGTCATGAACTATTAAAGAATACAGATGATAGAAGTGGACTAATTAAAAGTGTGAAATAATGAAAGAGGTAAAAATAGAAATAGCAGATAAAGAATATAAAGTTCTAATAGCAGAAACGGAAGAAGAAAGAATTCAAGGTTTAGGTAATGTAGAATCTATGGATGATGACGAGGGTATGTTATTTATAATGCCTGAAGATCAAGGTCAAGTAGTATTTAATACAGAGGAAATGGAATTCGATATTGATTTAGTATTTATAAATCAAGATGATGAAGTTTATAATGTAGTATTAGGTAAAGCTCATAGTTCTGAACCAATTATTTCTACTCCTGAAGATGAAGAAGGAAGAACTAAATATGTATTAGAAGTTAATGCTAATTCTGGAATTCAGATTGGAGACGAATTAGACTTTGAAGAGGATATAGATGAAGAAGAAATTGATAAAATGTATATTCTTGGATCTGATGGAAAACCTCAAATGGATTTGGTTGGTGGCGAACGTATTTTCTCAAGAAAAAATTCTAGAACTTTAATAAAGTTAGCAAAAAAGGCTAATAAAAGTAAAGCTGATTCTGATTATGCTAAACTTGGAAAAAAGATCTTTAAATATATAAATGAACAGGATAATCGTCCAAGTGAGTTTATCGAATCTCCTAAATAGATAAAGAAAAAGGAGAGTAATTTCTTACTCTCCTTAAAAGATACTAACTATCTTTTATAACCCTATATTGCCTCATGTTTAATCTAGCATCTCCAAAGAGAATGAAATAGACTCATTTTATACTCTTGGGTTGTGGAACAAAGATAATATAATATTGCCAATGTAGCAAGTGTTTTCATAAAAATTTAGTGTAAATGAAAATTTTAGTAATTTTATTTGGATATTAAGAACTAAAGTATTATCTTTGGGCATTAAATGAATATATGACAATGAAGAAGTTAACTACAGAAGAATTTATAGAAAAAGCTAATAAGATTCATAATAATAAGTATGATTATAGTCAAGTAAAATATGTAAACTCTAGAACAAAAGTTTGTATAACTTGTCCACAACATAATCAATTTTGACAATTAGCTAATTCTCATTTGCAGGGACAAGGTTGTCCAAAGTGTAGTGAAATAACTAAAAATAATAAATTAAAAGTAGATAAAGAAACGTTATTAAATAAATTTAATTTATTATATAATGGTAAGTATGAATATAATTTAGATAATATGAATACTTTACATGATAAAATCAAAATAAAGTGCTCGAAGCATGGTTGATTTTATCAAAGAGCTATACATCATTTAAATAGACACGAATGTCCTTTATGTAAACAAAGAGGTAAGAAATACACTACAGAAGAGTTTGTTATTAGGGCAAAAGAAGTACATGGCAATAATTATGATTACAGCAAAACTGTGTATACTGGAAAGGAAAACTTAATAGAAATTATTTGTTATAAACATGGTAGTTTCTGGCAAAAACCTCATAATCATATTAGTGGGTGTGGTTGTCCAAAATGTAAAGCAACAAAGACTCAATTAAAAATATTTAATACTCTTTGTAATTCATTTCCAAATGAAGTTTGAATTTGAGAATATTCAAATAGTTGATTAGGCAATCAAAGAATTGATATTTTTAATCCTAGAATAAACTTAGCTATTGAATATAATGGAGAACAACATTATATGCCAGTAAGTGCTTTTGGAGGAGACTTAGAATTTAATAAAATACGGTTAAGAGATAAACAGAAGATTAAAAAATTAAATGACCATAATTGTATTATTTATATAATTCCGTATTATGAATTTAATTTAGATAATATAGTTAAACAAATAAATAAATATTTATATGAAAATAGTTAAATTTCTACAAGAAGGTGGAGCAGCTCCCGCACCTAGTGCAGCACCTGCTGGTCCTCAGGGTGGACAAGATCCATTACAAATGTTAGGCGAAATGGCAGCTCAAGCATTACAGGCACAAGATTGCCAGGCAGCAATGCAAGTATGTGAAGGCTTTTTAGCACTTTTACAGCAAGCTATGAGTGAAGGCCCGCAGGGTCCTGTAGGTCAAGCTCCTGAAGGAGAACCAGTTTTCAAAAAGGGTGGAAAAATAGTAGGTCGTAAGAAATGCGCTAAAAAAGAAAATGGCGGAGAAATGAAAAATAAGTTTTTCGGCAAAAAGTAATTTAATGATCATTAGATAAAAGGGAGATTTGACATGATCAATCTCCCTTTTTATATATAAAGTAAGTGTGATAAAATGGCACAAGTAATTAAATATCAACAAGGCGGTTCTACTCCTACTCAAAAATACGGCACTTTTACTATAGATGGTAATCAATATCAGGTTGATGATGATTTTCTAAATCAGATGTCTTCTTATGGAAAAACATTAGATCAAGATACTGCATATCAATTTAGTAAAATAACTGATGCTCTAAGATCAGGTGCTAATTTATCATATGATTCTAGTGCCGATAGATTAGAAGGAGTACAGTTTGATGTTACTAATAATCAAGCAGAACGTTTAGGTAAACGTCGAAGTAGACTTGGCAGAAGTTTTGGAAATCTATGAAGGGGAAAAGAAAATACTGCAAGAAATGCAGTTCATGCTTTAAAGGATTTTCAATATAAAAAGCCAGTAGAAGCATTAGATCCAATTAATATTAGAGATTGGTCTAGTGATATTACTATGGAATATAAGCGTAATAAAGATACTGGAGATTTTGAATTAGTAAATGGAAATAGAGTTTATATAAATGGAGCTAATAATCTAAAAGCAACTAGAAGACTTCGTAGTCTAAAAGATATTGCAGGTTATGGGGATAATGATCAATTTAAAGGCTATAATGATTTAGATAAGCAAGCTTATATAGACTTTTACAATAAATATGGTGAGCAAGGCATAGAAGATATTATATCTAGGCTTGAACAAGGAAATTGGACGGATGAAGATGCTATGGCATTAGATGATATTGGTATCTTTTTAGGAGGAAGTAAACCTGTTCAAGCTCAAAAAGAAGTAGATCCTGCACAAGAAGAACTTAAGAAAACAAAAGAAAACTGAAGTAAAGCAGGATGAGATTATGATAAGTACCATAACCTATTTAACGTTGATTCAAATGGGAATGTAACTATAAATAATCCAGAATTATTATCATATATTGGAACTGGAGATGCATGACTTAATAATGAATTTAAAAGAAAATATGGAAGTTATGCGGATTATATTCCAGATGACTCTGGTTTATTTGTTATTAATGGAAAAGTATATAGGGGTGATGACCAAGATAGTTTATCTAAAATTCAAAAGTATTTAGATTTTGTAGCAGATAATAAGAGAACTGCTGGTAATTCTTCAATTATTAAACAATATTGGGATGAAAATCGTTCTAGATCTCCATGGTTTAGTACTTCTGTTGATTCAGAAGGTAATCCAATGTGGTCCCCGTATTTTCAACCAAATCGATATGCTGCAGATCTAACTGGTAACTATGTTAGACAAGCAGGTGATCCTTTAGTTTATGATTATTTTCCTAATTACAATCCTGAAGATTCTTCTCAGTTTGATCCCTATGGACACCCTTTAAGAACTTTAGCAGAAAGAGTATATATTGATCCTTTAACTAAACAAAGAATTAATTATAATAATACTTTACAAGAGCAATTAGATCCAAATATAGTTAATTCTTACTATGAAAATAATCCTACAACTGCTTTTAATAGTTACTATACTATAGGAAATACTGGAGGATATAAAGAAGTAGCAAGTACTGGAGATGCTTCAAATCCTCAAACAAGAGCTACATTGTATTATAATCCTCAAACTCAATTATACTATTTTCATGACGAAAACCCAGGAAATGATAACTATACATTAAATAGTCGTTTACCTGGATCTGAAGATAGTATGAGAAATTATTATTGGAATATTGATTCTCGTTTAGGACAATATATTGAGCAACATCCTGAAATCTTAAGAGATCCAGAAGTTAAGGGATATATTAGTGATATTATTAGAAATCCATATATAGCTACAATTAGTACTCGTCATGCTAAGTTTAATCCAATTATTGGACAAAAATATCCTGATTTATATCAATTATTTCAGGATTTAATTAAAACTCAAACGCTTGGTAAGTATCAACAGCAATATTCAGGAACAGGAGGTAATTCTGCTCTAAGAAGTATTACTACTCCTGAAGGCTTAGAACAATTAGGTTTAGCTTATAGAGTTCCAAGTAATAAAAACGGAGGAGTTATTAAATATCAAATTGGAGGAGTTGCTGCAAATAGAGTTAATAGTGCAAAAGCTAGTAAACAAGCAATTCAACAATCAGATAAAAAACTTCGCGCTGCTGGAGAAGAAAAAACTATTGGAGATGGTACACAATTAACTGCTGCTGACAAAGCTGAAATTGCAGCTTTAGTTGCAGATGCTGCTTCTTTAGGTGCTACTTTTGTACCAGGATTTGGCAATGTTGCTGGAGCTGGAGTTGGTGCAGTAGGTTCATTAACTGGTTTTGGAGCAGATATTGCTAGAGATGGATTAGATTGAGGCGATGTTAGTAATTTAGCACTTAATCTAGGATTAGATGCAGCTACTTTACTTCCTGGGATTGGCTCAGGAGCTAAGGCAGCAAAAATAGCTAAAGCTTTAAAGAAATCTAAGGCTGTCGCAAATGCTGTTAAGTGAGCAACTAGAGGAGTTAGTTTTGGAAGTGCTGCATCTGGATTAGCAACTGCATGAGAAAATATTCAAGATGGTAAATGAACTATTAAAGATGTTCGTACTGTATTAAATGGAGTTAGAGGTTTTGCTAATTTAAAACGTAACACAGGAAGTGCAAAATTAAAAGGAGGAAACTCTGATATGGTTACCTTAAAACCAACTAATAATAAAAATCTTCCTACTATTAAATTAGGTCGTTCTGAGATTGAGTCGGTTAATTCACTTCCAAAAAATCAAAAAACTGAAAAGTTAGAAGAAATAATTATTGGAAAGTTAGGTAAAGCTAAAACAGATAATATTACTGACTTACTTTCTGAATATGGTATTAAACGTTCCTCTAATGTAAATTTCAATTGGAAAAAACCTTGGAAGTCTTCAATGAGTAAAGGACTTAATACAGGACAATTTAAATATGATGAACTTCCTAGTACTTATAGGAATCCAGATGATATGGGTTGGTGAAATTGGAATAAGACTGCTGCTACTAGAGATGCAAAAACTAATAGAAGCAATCCTTATTTTAAGAACTATGCAGATAAACAAACTTCTCAAGTTCAAAGATTTTTCGGAGGACCTGAAATGTTTACATCTGTTACAGCTCTAAAACGGAGACCTATTACAATGCCAATCTATTCTAACTTAGCTCCTAACTTAGGAATATTTAGTAATCAACCACAACATCTCTGGTATTATAAACCAGAGAATAATCCAGTATTTTATAAAAAAGGCGGTAAAATTATAAAAGCACAACCTGGTACTAAGTATCCTACATTTAGTACTCCAATAGATCAAAACTGGACTAGTGTAGCTGATTATATGCTAGATAAAAATAACAATCCTATTAATGTACAAGTAGATCCAGTTTCTGTTGTTGGAACTCCTATTAAACGTACTTCTATAAGCTCAAATAAAGCTATTCAATCACCTCAAAATACTGTAGTGAGGGAACAGTATAATCCGATTTTAAATGATGCTAAAATGGCTCAAATTAACAATAAACTTGGATTTAAAGGAAGATTAGATTCAAAAGGAGAATTACTTAACGATTCAACTGGTAAAGCTTTATCTAATTTAAATAAATTATCAGATAATATAGATAGTTCTAGTTATACAGCTTTTGGACATGGCAAAGGAAAAGGATTTAATATTAATCCTGATATGGTAATGGGAATAGGAGACTTTATTACTTCTACAATAGGTATCAATCGTACTACCCAAAAAATGAAAGATGCCATTCGTAAAGGAATGATAGGTTCTCAACAACAAATACCTACTGAGTTTTACTCTAGATTTAGTGATAATGGGTTGCATAGAATGTATAATGATCGCATTAAAAGTATGCGTCAATATAAGACATCGACTAGTGATCCAAATAAAGTATTAGCAGAAAGACTTATGAGAGATATGAATGTTGATCAATTAGAAGGAGAAAGAGATGCTAAATTTTCTCAAATGATAGATCAATATAATGATAAGTTACTTGCTCAAAAACAACAATACGCTAATATTAGAACTCAGATAACTAATGAGAATAGAAACCGTTGAGCACAAGGTTTAGCTCAGTTAGATATGGCTGATGCTAATAAGATTACGCAACAAACTCAAAATGTTAAGAATCTTATTTATCAGTTAAGAGGAGACTATGCCAAGGATCTAAATGAAAAACAAGCTTTACAAGCTCAATTAGCACAACAAAAGGCTGCTGGAGATTTCAGTAATTGGTTTACTAATTTTAGAAATAGTAAAATTAATGAGTTCTATAATTGGCAACAGAATGAGGGTAAAAATCCAGAATATAGTGGTTGGAAAATCGATGATTATTTAAATTACAAATATTCTGGAGATATTGCTACTAATAGAAGTAAATATGGAATTGAGGCTTTAGTTAATCCTTATCAGCAATCTCAAAGAAGATTTTGGCTTGGAGGAAACAAATTAGATACAAAACCATATTTAATTAATTATACTAATCCTGAGCAAATTCCTATTCAAAGATTTATACCTTATAGTTATAAATCTGGCGGTAGATATTTACGTAAAACAGATGAGCAACAATATCTAGACCAGCAAAAAGCTATCAATAAGGCTGTTGGAGAACTAAATAATAACATTATTAAGTTATTTCTAAAAATGATGTCATAAATATGAAGATAAAGAGATATCAAAACGGGGGTATTAGTTATACCCCCTTTTTTAGAGATGCTGCAGAGCCTACACAAGTTGCTACTCAGACCTCTAAAACAAGTGAAAATAAAGAAGAACAACTTATTCAAAAAGAAATTATTAATGTTCTTAAAGAGAATGGGTTACCTAATGATGTAGATTACTTCTTAGATAGAGCTAATAGTTTTTTAAGAAAATCTCAAAACTTAGGTGAATTATTTGTATCTGGACAGAGTAATCAATATGATATGTCTGATTTAATTAGATTACAATCTTTAGCTAATAGAATTAAACATAATAATGAATTACATGAAACTGCATCAGAACAAATTATTAAAGAAGGATCTGGGTCTGAAGTTGCAATTAGTAATGAAGGTAGCTTATATGTGTATAATAAAGACGGCAGTATTAAGACTATATCTGCAGATACTTATTATAAAAATCCACAAAAATATCAAGCATTAACTAATTCTCAATTAATTCATCTTCGAGAAGAACGTCCAGAACTAGCATATAATAATAGTATCCTTACAGATTTATCTAATACAGTTGGAATGAAATCTATAGTAGATTATGTAAAAGCTACTATTGGAGCGTTTGGAACTAATAAATCCTCAAATCAGTTTGATAGATATACTTCTAAATATCAGAATAAAATTGAAAAAGGATTTGAACAATTATTAGGATTTAATGGACCAGATGGAATATATAAAGTTACAGAATCAAATAGTACATCTAATCAGGGATATCATGATAAAGAAAGTCTTGATTTAGCTGTTAATTATTTATATAAGACTCTTCCACAAAATATGAAAAACGTTTTAAGAGCTCAAGCAGCTGCTGAAGGTTTTAATCCAAGTAATCCTGAAGATGTAAAACGATTACTACAAATTGCTGTAGTTGAACATACAAATCATAGTGTAGAAAATACACAAGCTTTAGATTATGATTCAACTGCATCTAAAGCAGGCAGTGGAAGTTCTGGAGGAACTGATAAAGATGTTAATAGAAGCTCTCTAGAAACTATTGCTGCAGGTAGAGTTGTAGATCCTAAAATTGCAGTTTTATCAACATCTGATGCCAAAGGAGGGTTAGAAATTGTAACTAGGGATTATCCATTACAAGATAAGAATGGCACACAAGTAACTCAAAATACATTAAAAAATGTATTGGATAAGGCTGAAATAGGTAATATTGTTGATAAAAATTCTATTTTCTTTGGAGATCAAAGAATATCAGATATTGATTTAAATAGACTTGTGTGAGATGGCTCTAGTTCACTTAGTAGAATGTGACTTCCAAAAGATCGAGATGCAGAACAAATGGGAGTTTATAAGCCTGACTTAGATGCATATGATCGATATACAAAATTTGAGGAATGAATTGAAGATAATCCTAATGTATCTAGACAAAGAATGATAGAAAAATTACATGAATATGATCTAGACTTAGAGTTTGATACTGAAACTAATAGATGAAAATTCAGACCTGAAGATATGATGGTATTTTTTGGATTATCAGGTTATGCTAGTGATAAAGCTATTGACTTTGATAGTAATTCTCCTTGGTTATGACATGTTGATGGACCAGATAAAGATAGAATATTTGATATCTATTCAACTTATGTAAATTATGGAGGAGATGTAGTAAAGAAATCAGACAAAAAGGTTGATAACTTTAAGCCAGGCTTCTTTGGAAAAATATTTCATGGCAATAAAAATTCAATGTATAAAGGAATGATATTTATGCCTATGCATGATTCTAAACTTGCAACTGTTGCATCTAATCATGAAATTGGAAGTGCTAGTGAATATAGAGATATATATAATCAGGCAAATCTGAAAAAACAACAACAAAGCATAAAAGCTAATTTTTAAAGTATGATGGATCAGAAGAAAAATGATTGGCTGGCGGCATTATTTTTTCAGCCAGACAAAAGTGTTCAAGAGTTAGTTAATTTAGGAATAACTCCTGATAACTCTAATGTTAAAGATAGAGAATATTATAAAGGTATACCAGAAATACAAGAGGTGTTTAAAAACGATAGAGGAGAATTTGATAATCAAAAATTCGATACATATTATAAAGACGTTTTAGACTTATATAATCGTGCAGATGAAGCTAGTTTAGCAAGTACTGCTATGGATTCATTTACATATGATCCTGCAGATTATTTTGCACCTCTCGGCGGCGATGTACTGGATGTTAGTTCAAGATTAGTTAAATTCTCTAATCCTGAAAGAAGAAGTCGAGGTATAGTTAATCTATATGAAACTTCTGATCCAACTATGTCGATACGTGAAGTAGCACAAACAAATAAGATATTTAATTATGATACTGGTAAGTTTGAGGATTGAACACCTAATGAATGAGGTGGGTTAGGTGCTATAGCTCGTCCTACACTTGTATTAGCTCAATGAGATGAAGATGGAACTCATGAAGTAAATGGAAGAACTGTTTCACATAAAGCAGGAGATCTAAAATTTAATAGTGAAGGAGATCCATTTTATGAAACATTAGGAAATAGACCGCTTACAGGAAAAGATATTCTACATATATCTGATACATTAACTGTTGATGGAAGTAAATGGAATAAATATGATTTCTTTGATTCAGATGGATTAGATAAAAGTGTTGGAGGCACTTTAGCAAAGGTCTTGTTTAAAGTAGGACCAATGCTTATTCCATATGTTGGACAAGTATATGGTGGCATGACAGCTGCTATTGAAATAGGAAAATTATTCCCAGTATTATTTAGAAGTATCGAAGGTATTGCTAAGGGAGATTTAACTAATTCTAAATCAGCACAAACTGCTACTGATATTCAAGCTTGGCTTTCTAGGTTTGATGGAAGTGTTTCTGATTATGGAAGAAATAGTTTCTGAAATGTAGAAAGCATTGGAAAATTAGTTGAAGATAGTTCAAGACAATTATTTCAACAAAGAGTAATTGGACAAATACCAAAGTGGATAGTAGGTAAAGAAAATGTTAGTGAGAATACAATTAAATGAGGTAGAGCCTTATCTTTAGCTTATATGGCAGGAACCTCTTCTACAGATGCTTATGATGCATTTAAGCAAGCTGGAGCATCTGATAGAGTTGCAGGATTAGGAATGTTATCTGTAATGGGAGCAATGTTTACATTAATGAATAATGACTACTTTAAAGATTTTTGGTTTAAAGATACATATCTCGACCGTACATCTGTAAAAGGAGTTATTAAAGATGTTGCTGAAAAAGTAACTAATGAAAACATTAACAAAGGAATTGTTTCTCCTAAAGCTGCTGCAAATTGGGTTATGAAAACTAAAAACCAAATTCAGCAACGAATCTCTAAAATGAAACCTGGAAATATTTTATATGACAGTGTTAATGAAGGAGTTGAAGAAGTAGCAGAAGAAGTTTCATCTGACATGGTAAAAGCACTTTACTCAGCGTTAAACACAATGGGTATTGTAGATAAGGATAGACAACTTGATTTTGGTATAAGCACAGAAGAAGCGTTTGCGCGTTATACTTCTGCATTTATGGGAGGTGCTATTGGTGGTGCTGTATTTAGTTTCCATGAAAAATGAGATTCAAGAATTAACTCTATAAATGATGAAGCAATTCAAAAACCTAATGATTCTTTACAAGAAATTATATACTTAATAAGAAATGGCAAAACCTCTGATTTAAAAAGAGAATTAACAAGATTACGTGATAAAGGAGCTCTTGGAAGTAGAAATCTTTCAGGTAAATCATTTGAACTTGTTAAAGAACCTGATGGATATAAAATTAATTACGAATCTGCAAAAGAAGGAGAATCTCAGAACGATGTTATTTATAACCAAATTAATAGTTACATTGATAGAATTGATAGTATTATTAATGAGGAGGGATTAAACATTTCTGATGAAGAGTTACAAGCATTATCAGCTATGACTGGTATCAATGTAACTGAAAATTTAGCTAAGAATATTCAAAGGGAAAGCCTTAAAAATCAGTTAATTGAAACTGGAGTTTATAGTAAAATATTCTCTGATTGGAATGATCTTACAGAAGATATCTTAAAAACTAAAGTAGCTTTAGAATCTAAGATTACTCCTACTGAACTTGAGCCTAAAACTCCTAAAGATGTGGATAACAAAATAGCAGCAGCTCAAAATGATGTAGAATTTCAAAGACTAAAAGCAAAACTTGATGATTTAAGAGCAAGACGTGATAAAATAGTCTCTGGAGAACTTAATGACTATTATTTTGGGCAAGCAAGATTTGCAGCTACTCCTGCATTAGCAACTGCTTTTGTTGATGACTTAGGTATTCATAATTTTACCAAAGTTCGATATCAGAAAGACTTCGATCAATTAACATCTGATGAAAAAGTTGTGATTAAAGAAGAATATGAAAAATATTCTAAATCAACTGAGAAAACAAAGGTGTTTGCTGCGTATGATTTATTTAATAGTCTAAATGAATCTATTGCACAAGATTTAGTAGCTGTATCTCAAAAAACTGTAGACTTAAGTAAAGCTTATGCTCCAGGTGAAACTATTCAAACTAATCGTATTAAAAACATTGATAAAGAAATTGCTAATCTAAAGGCACAAATAGATGAAGCTATTTCTAAACTTCCCGAAGGAGTTGAAATTAATGAAGAAGTATCTGAACTTCAAACTAAATTACAATTAACTGAAAACTACAAAGATTTCTTAGTTAAAAGACATGAATTTGGATTAACTCAGGAGCTGAGTGAAGAAGGTAGAAAAGTATTAGCTAGACCAGATACATTTATAGCTGATAATGAAGCTGCCTTAAATACATATGCAAATAGCTATATTGACTTCTTAAATTATTTAAAGGCTAATTCTTTATATACTGATGTAACAGATGTAGACCTTGTTGCATTAATGAAGAGTTATTTTTATATAAATGGATTTACTGAAGGAATTGCTGCAGCTAATTGAGAAAAAGCTATTAATACATATATAGAAAGAACAGAAGGTGATAGTGTAGGATATGAGTCAATGACTCTTGGAATTGCAAATGACTTAGCTGTTTTTCAAGATATTGTATCAAAAGGAGATATAAATCAGATTAAAACTGCATATCAAAATCTTTTACAAAGTGATGGATTAGTAAATTTATCAGACTTTTTAGGACAAAGTGCAGATGAAATATTAGCTGGAATTATTCCAAGAATATCTGGAAGAACGTTTATTGATTTTATTAATGATGTTGCAGATCTTAAATCTGAAATTAAAGTATCTCCTGCATATGAGTTATTAGAAAAATTTGCAGTATCTACTAATGGAATTAGCCAAAATATTGTTAATCTTATTGTAAAAGAGTATAATAGTTATCTTAATAGTGATTCGTTAGAGGATTATATTATTAATAATAAGGATGCTTTAACTAGACTTAAAGAAACCAGTAGATTTATTGATATTTTAAATTCTCTTGTTATTGCTTCTATAGATGGAGGATATAATACTCAAATTAATAAGTTCAAGAAAAAATTAGCTAAAGATCTGCTTGCAGAAATTGATGCAGAAACTGCAGTTAATATGTCTTCAGATCTTAAAGCAATTAAAGTTAGACTTGATACATTAATAAATATTGCAGAAAATAATAATGCACAAAAAATTAGAGAACAGAAGGATATCGCTATTAATATGAGACAGAGATTTACAAATCTGTTGCTTAATAATGAAAATTCTGTAATCAAAGATAAGTTTGCATCACTATTTAACTTAGATCTTAACCAATTAATTGCTGAATCAGATTTTCCATCAGGAGAAATTAAGGAGAGTAATTTTAAAGAATTTGAAGAGGCTTCTATTAGATTAGAAACTAAAATCTATCAACTTATAGATGATCAAAAATTATCTAATAGCGAAATAGTTGACCGCATCACTTCACTATTCGAACCAACTTCTTTAATTACAGCAAGACCTACTAAGCTTGCTAGAGATACTGAAGCAATTACTGATTACGATCAGGCAGTTTATTTATTGTCTTTAATTGCATATCCTTCTGCAAATTTCTATAACAACTTAAAAACTGTTATTACTGATGAATCATTTAATAAAGCTCCAATTTTTTCTCAGGAATATGCAATTAGATTAATACATGCAACATCTGAAAGAAAAGATTTATTTAATGAATTTGTTAAATATTTATCTGCAAAAGCAAAAGCTACATCAGATGACAGCTATATACAGAATAAAAGTCAGTTATTAAACTTTATTGCAACATTTGGAGGAGCAGGTACAGGTAAAACACAAGGTGTCGCTTATGTACTACGTAAAATGATGCCTGCATATAAAATTGTAACTGTAGCTCCAACAAGAAAACAAACAGATCGATTATCTGCAGCAATTGAGCATGACGGTTTATCATATACAAAAGCAGAATTAATTGAACAGATTCTAGGAAAACAAATTTCTGAATCAGATATTAATAAAGTTATTGGAAATGATGAAATACCTACATATACTCTTAAGGATTTAAAATTAAATCCAGCTACAATGTTTGCAGAAACTGAGAATAGAATCATATTTATTGATGAAATTAGTCAGTTTTCTAAAATTGATCTTGAATTAATTACAAGATGGGCAAATAAAAATAATATCTTAATTGTTGGATTAGGAGATTATAAACAAAATTCAGCTTATATTTTCTATGAAAATGCAAGAAGAAATTTAGGAATTGAGGATACTTATTTTACACGTACTCCAAACTTAACTGCTCCTCTACGTCCAAATAATATTGCAAAATATGACAACTATACTATTTTAAATAGTATATTAGATCAAACTTGAGATAAATACTATGATAATCCAAGTATGCTTGAAAGTGAGATCGATTTATTAACGAAACAGATATTATCTGAAAATAGTATTAAACTTAAATATTTTGAAACTACTGAAACATTTGGTGGAGAGAAATTTATTAATAGTTCAGATGAAGTACCTAAAATAGTAGAAAAGTTATCTAAGTTATCTAATGATATTGCAATTATAACTGATAATCCTGCTAAATATACAGCTATTAATAATGTTAAGGTAGTAGGATTAGATAGTGTTCAAGGTGATGAATTTGAATTTGCAATCATAGACAAGAGTTGGAAAGATACAAGTGGAAAACATTATTTAACTCTTAAGGATTTATATACACTAACTCAACGTTCTACAAAAGGTACAATTATTGTAGATAATGGAATTAGTCTAGACTTAAAGTTAAACACAATTAATGATATGACAAGTGCAGGAAGTATTGAAGTATCTCCTGAACAAATTAGTGATTTCAAAGATTGAAGAACTAAGTTATTAGAGAATAGTCCCGAATCTATTGATTATGAGGAAGTAAATCCAAATCCAACTGTAGCTGAGCCTGTTCTGCCAACTTCAGAACAAAATATTAAGCCAAGAGTAGAGCCTACACCAGAAGCAGAAATAGTTAGTGAATCTCCTAAGGAACCAGTTAGACAAGCTTCTGTAGAACCAGAGACTAAAAATACTGTAGCTGAAGCACAAAGCAAACAAACATTCAATAGTAATACTGGAGAACAACCTCCTGTTACAGATCAAAATCCAGTACATGCTCCTAATGTTGAACAATCTGTTACTCCTCCTGTAGATATACTTGAAGAAGTTCCTCAGAATATAGGAATAACAGATAATCCTTTAAATATTTCTAAATGGAATGATATTGCAGATTTCTATTTAAATAATTTATGAAATTATGATCAAGCTACAGAATCTTCTTTATTTAATATATTAGGAATAAAAGGTAAACTTGCAGCTCCTAAATATATTAGAGCTTTAAATTTAATTGCTGCTTATTTTAAATATGGATATTATAAAAATCCAAGAGAAATTGTACGATTAGGACAAGCTTTAAATAAAGATAGAGCTATGGGTCGTGCTTTTAGTGAACTAGAAACTGCACTAAAAACTAAACCTACTTTTGAAGTTATTCCATATGATAATGGAAGAAGAGGATTATTGGTGGCAAAAATTCAGATAAAAGATAAAACTGCACAAATTCCATTATTATTTACAACTCCAAGATTTGGAATATATACAGGAGATTTTACAATTGGAAGTTATGCTAAGTTTACAAGAGAAGGAGAATTAACAACTGTTGATGTATCTAATTTTAATACAAGTGCTTTAAATAAAGGAGGTTTATTCTCTTCTTATGGAAAATTAGTATCTTTAGTAGTACGTAAATCAGACTGGCAGGATCATATTAAATGAGTAGGAAACACATTTGAAGCAGATTCAAGAAACTATGCGTTTATGTATCAGAATAGAGGAAATACATTTATGTTATTCTCTGCTGATCCATTAGTTAGTCAAAAGGAATTTGAAGCTCACCTAAAAGCACAAGTAGCAGAAGATGGAACTATTTTAAATACTGTTCAAAATGATCCTAGAATTCGATTAATAGGAATAAATAGTGTTGCTTCTTTAGATAATATAATTCATACTGCAATTAATAATGTTAATTTATTTAATGCACAAAGAAAAGCAGGAGACAAAAATGTTAAAGTTAGAAATAATCTTAATAGAGAAAGAGCTGGACAATTAATTTCACTTGCATATTTTTCTCCTTATAAGAGTACTATATTATTTAGATTAGGAGCATTACTAAATACACAATCAGGATATACTAATGCAATTAGAGTTACTTATGAAGATAAAGTAGCTCAAGCTGATAGAGGAAATGTTACTGAGAGAATAGTAACTATGGAGAATGGTCAATATGTTGTTAATGGAAAAACTTATTCTGATTTTGATTCTTTATTAAACACTGAATTTGGATCTTTTGATCCTAATCAAATGTTAATGCAAACAGGATATATTAGTAGAGTTGGTAAATTTGAATTTAATGATCCATCATTTATGATATATAATATCTTTGCAGACTTTGTTGGAAAAACTGAAAAACTTCAAGAACATATTGAAAACAATCCAAACTTTAAGCAAGGTATTTATGTATTTGATGATGCAGTTAAAGTAGTTCCAGGATCTCAATTCTACTATGAAGTTGATACTGCAAATAAACTATATTCTACAAATGCTTCTAATTTAATAGGAAATGATTTTATTATAGATTATGACAAAATTCAAGTTAATCCTGAAAGAGCTATTCAAGAGGATTTACAACGTCAAAAGATTAATAAAATTAATGAGGCGTTTAAACAGTTTGGAGTAAACAAACAAATTACAAATATAGACTTATTAGAATCAACAGTTAACGATGTCAATAATGAAATATTAAATAAAGTTACTACTCCAAATTATACAATAATTCAAATTGTTGGAGACTCTAATAATCCTGAAATTGTAATGAAGGAAATAAAGGATGATCTTACTCCTATGCTTAAGAATTTGTTTAAACAAGCTTATGGAGAGAATCCAGATGATGTTACAATTATCTCTAGAAATAATTTGAAATTTGTACCATTTTTAGTATCTTTGAACAATAATTCAAAGAATTTTGTACTTGAAAATAAAGATGGAGTTTACTCAATTAGAGAGTTTAATACAATGAATGAATATATAGAACTTAGAGATTATTTAAATTCTGCAAAAGATTTATATAAATCAAGTCCTAATATTTTAATGTACCTTAAAGCTCTAATGCAAAATACAGAAGTAACTGAAACTATAGCAAGTACATATTATAACGAAGTTAGTACAAATGAAACTCTCAACGAGTTAAGAGAAAATGTACAGAAATACTTAATAGCAAAATTAGAAAATAATGAGTGTTAAATGTGGATATTCTTCAGCATATTATCCATTACTGAAGAACTTACTTAGAGGTGATTCACCAGATTTAAATGCGTTTAAAGTGTTCATAAATGAGCATTTTACAAATCCAGATGAGGTGTTTAATATGTTTGTGAGTGGAGTCTATACAGACTCCGCTCCAACACCTGTATCTGAACCTAAAAAGATTAGTAGTAGATTAGGTATTGAACTTCCTCCCGAAGGATCTTCACCTCAACAATATTATATTGATAATTCAAGACAATATAATAAAATGATTGACGATACAGCAAAAAAGATTATTTCTATGTCTGTATTTGATATTAATTCTGATTCTTTTATAGATGCAAATGCTACTTTAGGAAGTTATTCCAATTTAAATACTGGAATTTTTAAATATAAACAAGAACTTTTATCTATTATTAGTGAGTTCATGGGAAAACCTCTAACTCCTATTAGCATTGACTCAGAACCTAAATCTATTATTAATGTATTTGAAGATACTATAAAAGAATATGAAGCCTACATTAAAAATGCAGGACTTACTCAAGATCAAAAATATTTTAATGCATATAATGCATATGTAACATTAAAAACTTTTGATGATATATTGAGATTATATACTCCATTTATTTCTATTAAACCAGAATATAAAAATAGTTCAACTTATGCTGTAGGACGTTATAATTATGATGGTCCGAATGTTACACACTATACTGGTTTTAGTAATAATGAATTTATGGGAGCTGAAGAATCCGTCAGTGACCTCGCAAAAATTTTACTTTCATATTTTCCTGAAGTTAATGAAGACGGTGTTATTATAGAAAATACAGCTATTACTTTATCTGGGTTTAATTCAGCTATGGGTAAAGTAAAGTTATTCATGGAAGAAAGTGTTGACCCTGAAATAGTTGACGAAATAGCTAAAGAGGGCAATATGGATATGGGTAAAATTATTGGAAAATATTTAAATGCACTAGCAACTAAATCTGTAGCACCAGAACATACAACTTACTTACAAAATAAGTTAAGAGGTATTGCTAAGTTTATCTATTCAGATAAAATGGCTACTCCAATTAAACAAATGTATACACATCTAATGAATAAGACAGTATTGTCAAGTTATATTAGTTATGGTAAAGATAACTTAACTGGAGAATTAACTGGTAAGAATTTAACTGATAGACCTGTACAAATACAGAGATATTTTCTTACAGATATTATTAAAGCTGCAAGTACTTACTGAATTGATAATAAAACTAACTTCCAAAATAAGTTAGGAAAATATGATATTAATATTATTGGAACTAATATTAGTATTACAGAAGGCAGTAATACTTTAAATTTAAAATATAATCCTGATACTGGAGAAATTAATTCTGCAGGAATAATATCTGATACTTTAATGGACGATTTACTTATGGATTTTGCTTCATTTTTAGTAGCAGATGATTTTAATCAAGTTGCAGAACAAGTGTTCCCAAGAGAAAAAAATGTAAATAAAATTACATTATTAACTCCAATATTAGGTAGTATTTTATATAGTGCCAACTCAGGTCAAATTATTGATATAGGCAAAAATGGTTTCTTTGGACAAGCAAATGATTTGGCAAAAGTCTTAAGTGTTACTAATGGTTCTGATACAATTAATGTTATTAAGAATGCGGAAGGTAATAATTTACCATTATATCAAATGGTTTGTTTAGCGTATTCTCATAAGAAAATGAGTCAATATTTACATGATGAACTTGGATGAGGATCTGATACAGTAATGAGTGATAATGCTGTATTTAATAATATTCAACGTATTAAAAATCCAAAGATTCGAGCAGAAGTAACTATTGGAGATTATACTAAACAATCGAGTAATCTTACTGAAGATGAAGTAATGCACCTTGCAATAGTATATGATTTCTTTGAAGGATTAACTTCAAGTAAATCTGTTTCTGAGCAGGGTGGAAAGGTAAACGGAGTAATTGGATTGCAATCAACAGTTTATTCAGATAAAAATAAACATTTTGTAATGCAATTCGATTTAAGTCAAAATTGAGATTTTAAAGATCTAGGTTCAATTAACTTTAAGGAGGTTTTAGAGAAATATTATTCTAGCAAGAATATATCTGATTTAGAACCTATTATGAATATTTGATTTAAAACAAATCAAAGTCAATATACGAACTTAATTAATAAAATCTTAAACGACTATACTCAAGCGATAGGTAAAGAATTTAAGACTATAAGTGATCTAAAAGAATATATTGCAAAAACAAAACTTGCAGATATTAAGCAAAAATTTAGAGACAATGGATTAGAATTTATTGAAGAAATTCATATATCTAAAGATCCATATACTAAGAAAAATGTCTTTAATGAAACCCTTGAAAATCTTTATAATATCTTTAGTGAAAGAAATCAATTTAATGAGTTTATTAATTATCAATTAAACAGATTTCTTGAAGATAGTTCAAAAGCTTGAGAGAGTATATCTTCTGACAAAAATGTATATAAGGCATTTTCTGCTAGAAAATGAAGTAACTGAATTTCTGAAAGAACTATTGAAACTGTTGATGAAAATGATGAGCCAATATCATATACAGTTCCTTATGTAACAATACATGATAAGGATGGTAAATTAAATCCTATGCTTTATTCGTATTTCATTATGGATTCATTTTTAAGTAATGAATATAATAAAATGATGGTTGGAGGAGTTTACGCTCACCCAAATAAGAATAAAGAGGTTTCTGCAACAGAAGGATATCTTGAACATAGTTTTGCAAGCAGATGAATTTCTCAGGTAAAACGTATGGTTATTTATGGAGCTACTCATCATTCCTTTGCACAAGGATTAAAAAATGGAGTTGCTCCAAAAGTTAAAATGGCTGTAGTTGGAGATATTGGAGCTGCTGTACAAAATATTTCTGGTATGACTGATAGTGTTGATTCTATGGACGGATCTGGATTTACAAGTCCGTATTTTTCTAGACAACAAAATGTATCACTAATTGATGCTAAAGTAGGTAGAAATAAAAAGACTATTTTAGCAGATATGAATGGAGAATATGGTTTACCTAAATTATTAAAGTGAGCAGAATATGAGATTACAAATGCTAATAGGCGTACATCATGGGGATCAGATATCAAGTTAGAAAATATGTTTAGAAAAATGCATAATTTACTATTTGATCCTAGTGTAACAATCGTTTATGACAAAGTATTTGATAATCTCTTCTATAGAGAACCTGATAACCAAACTTATTGGAAAATAAATCATGTAGTTATTAATAATAATGTAGCTCAAGTAGAACGTATTGAAACCGATATATTTGGCAATATAATTGGAGAAAATAGTATACTTGATACAGATATTAAAATTAGTAGTATATATGATTTAGATCAAATATTTGGTGGAGCATGATCAATGGAATACAATGATACTATGAAACAATTATATTGGTCTGAAAACAACTTAGATATTGTCAATGATATTATTAATGATAATAATCTAAAAGACTATATGATTGGGTATCTTGTAAATAAGTCTGCTATCAAAGTAGGAGCTTCTAATGTTAATGGTGATGATATTTGAACTAATGATTCTGATTTATGGTTTACTACAATGTCAACTAAGTTTGGAGGAGTTCAGATGAATGCAGATCACGAACTTGATGAAGCAGAAGTTACTGAAATGACTCAGATGATTAGTGCTCTTGAACAAAATGGATTTACACACGATTTAGCAACAAAAGTATATCAAGAAATTGGTAAATTATGTCATGATGCTATTGCAGAAATTCATGAAGTTCTTGAAACAGGAGATCAACAAGCCTTATATGAAATTTATGGTAAAGCTTTAGTTAAAGCTTTTCAAACAAATAATAAAGATACTTTAGGACTTGCACAATCTTTTATAAAACTTGCTCAACAAAGTTTTAATGAAAAGAAAATCGATTATAAAATTCCTTTTAGTGCAGGTACTATTAATGGTATCTTTAACTCAACAGTTACATCTTCTTTAGTAAAAGATGCAATTAGACGTCATTATGATGGTGTTGCATCTGTATTAAATCCATCATATGGAATACAACAGTATTTTAACTGAGGAGGATATAACTATAACTACGATGAACTTTTAGATTTAGTAAGAAAGGTAGGTAGAGCTACAGATCCTCGTCTTGCAGATTTAACTATTAATGAAGCAATGCAAGGTCCTTTTGTTACTCGTAATGGAGAAAATCTTATTAACCCATTTGTTACAGAACTTACTGCTGAAAATCCTATCGATTTTGAAGATACATTAGTAGTTTATAATGATCCGATGTTTAATGGAGAAGAACCTTTATTAAACGAAGAAGGACAGAGACTATATCAAGGATATATGGGAAAGGTTACTACTGATATGTATGATATTGTAAAAATTGATAATTATTCAAAATACGATTGGTATAAAAACTTAGATAAGAGATATGCACAAAGATTATCTTTACGTCCAAAAAATCTTAAAGGCTCTGATACAATATTTATTATTGAGGGAGAAAAACATAGTATTTTTGAAGGAGATATAACTCGTGCATTACATTATCTTAATGGAACCTCTAGTACTACTGTAGAATCTCTATATGATGAATTAAGATCTAATATTAAAAAGGAACTTGGGCTTAAAGGAAAACCTGAAAAAGATTTGACCCCTGAGCAACTAGAATGAGTTAATATTATTACTACAGAGAGAATAGCTCTAATTCGTAGAGCAGCAGGAACATTAATTCCTAGTGCGGGAGAAATCGATATTGACTTTATAGAAAACTCGTTACATAAATCTCAGCAAAAATTATTAAATGATTTAGCTGATGGTAAGATGATCCAATGAAAAGGTATATATGTACAACCTGAATCTGTACAAGTAATTCCTGCCCAGATTATTATGGGTAAATTATATGCTAAACAATTAGGTCTATTGCCAGGAGATTCTATAGCTAAAATTAAGCAAAGAGGAGCTGAGTTCTTTAAAGAGAGAATTCAAGGTTATTATAACAATGATAATCCTGATCCTGAATCTTATGATATAATATTATTTGATGGAACTGGAAAAAAACTTTATGTAAAAATTGGAGACCAAAATCTGAATAATTTATATAAGGATACTTTAACTCCAAATGGAGATTTTACTATAGTTGATAATTCTGTTTACTACAATGGAAAAGAAATAGCATCTGCAGAAGGTAAGAAGTTTTATAAATATACTGATACTGCGGGAAATACACATGACCTAGTAATTGTAGATAACTTTGAAAGATTTTCTGAAATTAATAACTCTAGAATCTATAATAACTATAAGTATAACTATACATTATCTAATTACAAAAACTTAATTGCAAATCAATTTACGTCAGATAATGTTACTTTATCATATTATGATGATTTTGGAGATATTAAAACTAGAGAAATTTTAGATTACAAATCTATAAATCCTCAAGTGCTAATTCAAATGTTAAGTGATAATCAAAATATTAGATTTAGTAATAGAATTATGAAAATCGCTGATAGAAAATATAAAGCGTTTGAGCAAAGTTTAAGATTTGTAGGTACTCGTATTCCTTGTCAGTCAATGCAGTCATTCATGCCAATGGAAGTAGTTCTATTTACTGATAGTGACATAAACGAGGTCTACGTACCAACCAATCAGACATGGCTGCAAGGGTCTGATTATGATATTGATAAAGTTTATATATTAGGTTATTCTATTTCTAATAATGGAGAATTACTTACAAATGCAGAAGATCCAAAAATATCTCCATTCTTAAAACAGGATGCTATAAGAAATGCAATTGTAAATGGTGTATTTGATGTAATATTAAGTCCTAAAAATCAGATTAACCTCACAATGCCTATTACAACATCTCACATGCAAAAACTTGCAAGTAAATCTGTATTAGGAGAAAGTGCAAAAATTATGAATCCTTATAATTCTGCTAGTAAATATTTAATGCAAATTCAAAATATGGTTGGTAAAACTGTAATTGGTAATGTTGCTACAGGATTAAAGAGTTTCTTTGCCTTATCTAACTTATATAATACTAGGTTTAAACAAGTTTATGACAGTATTGTAAATAGAGATTTTGATACAACTAGACAACTTTTAAGTAGATATTCATTTATTAAAGGTTCTCAACGTAATGGAACAGAACAATTAATTACATTAGCAAATGTAGATTTTTCTATGTTTGAAAATGATCCTGAATGAATTTCTAAATATGCAGTTCCTGCAGATATTGCAAATAATATTATTCAGCTAATAGACTTCCAAAGAAGATTAACTGATAAATCTCTTGATATGGGAGAGTTACTGAATGCTGCAACAGATAATGCTAAGGAGTTAATTCTTAAGAAAATTAATGCAGACTCTAATTGGGTTGACCTTTACGTATATAGTTTAATGCTTGGAGAGGATTTAAGAAGAATTGGAGATTTAATGGTATCTGAAGAAGTTACTAAACTTGTATCGGAATATAATACAAATCTTTGAACAGATCCAATTCCAAAAAATAAAATTCATTTCATTGATCAAGCTATTGATGATCCTTCAAGATATGCAGTTTATAAACCAAATGCATCTGAAGCTGATATTAAAAAAGCAAATGAGAGAACTGAAATTTTATTTAAAACATTAAAGAAGAAAGCTAAAGGTGCAGAAGAAATTAGAATTCTAGGTAGATTATTAAAAATTAATCAAGGACTTCCTACAGATAAATGAGGAAAGTATTCTTATATTAAGGGAATTGAAACATTTATTAATGATAAGTTTAAAGATGAAATTGGAGAGAAATTTAATCTACTAAAGTTTGCTGCTAATGAAGAATACAGATTACAACAAATTGATAACTATGAAAAAGTTAAGACTACATTTAATATATTAGATGTTATAGCTAGTGTTCCACACTTCAAAGAAATGTTTAATATTCTAAGTGTTGATAATGAAGTTCTTAATCGATTATCAGTTAGAAATCAAGTTGAATCTATTGTTATAGATGAAACTACTCCTAAAAGAGGAAATAAGTTATCTATGGAAGAATTTAGACAAACTAGAAATAATGTTGATGATTTCTTAATTGATTCGTGAATTAAAACTAAAAATTTAAGTTTTCAAGTTCCAATTAATCAAAAATATAAAGTAGAAAATTCTATTTTAATTAATAAAGATGAAAACTTTATAATTAATCTAGATAATAAGGATAATATTGATTCATTTAGAATGTATATTGAAGATTATATTATTCCTACACTTAAAGAAAAATTACCTGATAATGCATTTATTAAATATTTATGCTTTGGATTAAAAACTGATTCAGAAGGTAAGGAAAGAGGTTTTTATAAACTTCCATTTAATATGATGCAGATAGATAATAGTCAAAAGACTAAAGCTCTTTATGAACAAATCTTACGAGATTTTAATAGTTTAAATAAAGTTACGATTCCTGAGTTTGGAGCTCTAAATCCTGTTAATGCCTTCTATTTATATAACTTAATTGTTAATAAAGATGGTTTTGGACAGGCTTCATTAACTCGTTTGTTTGAGGACTTAGTAGCAAGCGGAGATAATTCATTATGAGTTGTTGATTATAATAATTGAATTGACCAACAAAATCCACAAGAACTTGCTAATACATTCCTAAAACGAGATCCAAATGATAGTATGGCAGAAAGAGCAGAAGCAGTACTTATTAATGCAGCAAATGAAAATGTTGAAACCATTGGATTTAAATCTGAAGAAAACACTTCTTTAGATAGAGATTATAATGATTCAACTACAGACACTACTAAACCAATATTAGTATCTGATGGAAATGAACAGTATAGACAAGTAAGATTCAATATTCCTAAAACAGACATATCTGTTGAAGAAGCTTTAAAAATTGCTAAAATTATTGAAGTTGCAGAAACAAAAGCAGATAGAAATAATGAAGAAATTGATTCTTATATTGATTTTGACTATTATAAGGAATGAGGTACAGCTGAAAGTGTAGCAGAGTTATTTGAAGATGAAAAAGTATATAATATAACTAATAAACTAATAAGCGAACATGATATATTAGTAGATGAGTTTGATAACATTAATACATCTTCTAAAAATCTTATATCTAACACTTTAAAACACATCATCTTTAATTCAGGAGCTTTTGTTAGAACTGATCCAAATCAACTCACTTTATTTGACAATGGACCAACCAAATTCTATGACTTAAAAACTCCAATGTCTACTAAGATTACAGAATTAGTAAAAAATGTAAATTCTTTACAAAATATAAGATTAGTAACAGATCAGGATGTAATTAATGAAGACACTGCAACTAAAAATGCAAAAGGATTTATTAAAGAAGGAATAATTTATATTAATATTGATAGAGCTACAGATGATACTCTAATTCATGAATTCTCACATCTATACTTAGCAGACGCTAAAGATAAATATCCGATACTTTATTATAAAGCTTTAGGTAATATACAAGATACTGAATTATGAAATAGAATGCGACAAAATCCTTATTATAAAAACAAGAAAGGATCTGACTTTGATGAAGAAGTTTTAGCAACTATGATTACAGACTATTATAATAGACATATTAAATCTGATGCAGAATTAGAAATTATAGATGAAATTCTTTCAATTACTAATCCTGAACTTAAAGCTATTATTAATAGTGGAGAAATCATGCCATTCTATGATAGTTTTATTCATGAAAACTATAAACTTAGTCAAAAAGTAGCTACAATCAAGAATAAATTAATGAATGATGATATTATAAAAGAAGATTGTAAATAATGGCAAGAAATTGTACATACGAAATTACGATAAACGGTGAAAAGAAAGTGTTCAACTCCGAAATGGAGTTGGACACGTTTCTTGACAACTACGCTCAAAATATGGTAGTTGATAATGTTGATGCAACACTACAAGTAGATCAACAACAAGTCACTGTAGATAAAATAAGTGAAGCTATAAAAAAATATAAATCACTTGCTACAGAGTTTGAAATAACAAATGAAGACGGAGAAAAGGAAATTGCTCTAAAATTAGATAAATCAATGGGTGTTACTAAGTTCCTTACAACCTATGGAGATCCTTTTGATTTAGCTAAAGTATTAGTTACAAAATTTAATCTTGAAGAGTATCTGAAAAGAGAAAAAGAAAGACTAATGAAAAAAGGCATGACTTCGAACGAAGCAGATAAATATTTGGAGGATCTACAAAAGAGTTGAACTCAACTAACCGATTATGGTACAGAAGTACATAAACTTTTTGAATCTGTAATTAATCCTGAAATAGAATATACTCCAAAATTATTAAATGAAGAGCAAGTATCATTGTTACAAAACCAATTAAGAGATTTTATAGAAGACACTAAAGAAAAATTTGGAAGAGACTGTAAATTCATTACTGAAATACCAATTGTTTCTGAAGATATAGCTGAACCTTATAAAGCAGCAGGATTAAATTCAATTAATGGTAGAATTGACTTATTAATTGTAGATAAAAATGGTAATGCTCATATTCGAGATTTTAAAGTATCTCGAAAAGCAGTAGGAGCTTGAGATGAAACTAGAAATGCATTATTAAATAATGTATGAGCTTCTACTAAAAAATTAGGTGCAGCATATCAGTTAAACTTCTATAAAGCTATGTTAGAACAACAAGGTATTAATGTAGCTACAGTAGGAATTATTCCTGTTAAACTTGATATTGATTATAAAAAAGATAATTCAGGAAATGATAATTTATCTCAAATTGATAATTTATCGAGTGTATACATTGATTCTGATAATATTATAGTAAATCCATCTAATACAATTGGAAAATATTATGATAGAGTTAGAGAAATTATTCCTATTAGACGTTTAACAGATTCATTTGATATTATTAAAACTATTGAAGAACCTATGAGTAAGTTCTTTCCTAATTATGAACTATCTTCAAAAGTTCAAAGAAAGAACGCAAACTTTAAGTTTTATAAAGAAAAAATCGTTCAATATATTAGTTCTTCTGCTCCTGAAGCAGGATATGGAAAATATAGATTCTGAAATGAATATAAACCTAAAGATTCTGTAAAAAGTAGGTGAGAATATGCTCAAACGGAAGAAGAACTTGATAAAAAGTTAGAGGACTATATAAAAAGTATTAATGAGCGACGTGGAAATGAGTTAGCTGATATTGCCCAGGATATTATAAATGTCCAGCAGGGATCGATGGATATTAACGATATTGCAAAGGATAATCCATATAAAGGAGACTTTTTACGTAGACATATTGAAAAATATATTGAAGGAGAATGGCAATTTGAAAATAATCCATCATTTATTTCTGCAGGTTTACTAGTATTTACAAAAAATAAAGTATTAGAAATAGTATCTATTACAAATAATGTTACTCATCAAACAGTTAAACTTGAAAAGGGAACAAATATTTTAGGTTCAACAATAGCTAATCGAGATGTTGATGAACATAAAATAATGTCTGCGACAAATGGAAATATTGACTTAATTAAAGTAATGGCATTACTAAATAGCGATGCTATTAAATATGAAAATTATCGAATTAATAAAATTGAAAGTATTAATATTTGGCAACAAACTGGTTCAGAGCAATATTTTGATAAGTTATATGATAACTTTGTAGAATTATGTAGAATACACAATGTTCCTATAAATCTTAAAAGATCAAACTTTAGTTCAACTCTTGAATCTGTGGTAAGTACAATTACTGATATATGTGGTCCTGAAAAACTAAAACATATTGGAAATTGAGCTGTTACATTTAGTGCCGATGATGTTATTAAAGGTGGAGAATTTCTAAAAAATAGAATGGAAGAGCTTAGGAAACTAGATAACGCTCAGGGATTGCGTAAAGCAATACATACTGGGCAATGAAATTTTGATGATCCTTTACAAACTTCCTATATGTTACTTGGAAAAGCTCTTAACAAAGTAAGAGGATATGAAGTTTATATTGAACCAGACCCTGCAAAATGAGTTAGTGTAACAGGTAGTTTTCACGCAGGAACTAATATTACAAGTATTAATAATTCTCCTTCATTAACAGCTCAAGAAGTTGGACGTATTGTTGCAGTAACAGAAACTAAGATACGTAGACAAGAATTAGCTTGGGATTCTAAGATTAGAAAAGTATTTAAGGAATTTTATAAATTTAAAGATCAAAACCGTTTAATAGGTGGAGAAGTAAAATATTTTGATAATCTATTTAGAAGAGATGAAAATGGTAATATTACAAAAGATTTTATGTTAAAAGACATTAATGATAGTTCTTTAGCTAAAGAAGAAAAAGCGTTAATAAAAACATTTACAGAAATTGTAAACCAACTTCGTTTTGAAGGAAATCCTGGACGTTATCAACAAGCAATAGAAGACGGAACTTATTATCAAGTTCCTGTAACTATTGGTTCTATGAAGTCTCAATTCCATAATAAAGGTTTTAAAGAAGGTCTTAAAATGGAGTATCAAGAAGTTACTAATATGTTAAGGCTGTTTGAGGAACAAATGAAGGATTTTGATCTTGCTAAAGATGCGCAAAGAGTATATAACAAATTTAAAATTGGAAATGATACCCGAGAGCAAATTATATCAAATCATGGAATAAATAGTCTTGAAACTCAACTCGAAGATTTATTAAGAAGCTATATTCATGCATATGTTGCAGAAGCAGAATACAATGATATTATTCCTCAAATTCAAGGAATTAAAATAGCATTACAGTATAATCAAGCAATGTATGGACAAGAAGCAGAAAACTTACTTGAATTTCTTGATAAGTATCTAACAGTTAATATCTATAATAAACCTATTATGGATAAAGGTTTACAACCTGTTTATAAAACTTTAGCTGCAATTAAGAAATTTACTACTGCTACTGCTTTAGGTCTTAACTTAAGATCTGGACTTCGAGAAATGATGCAAGGTATGTGAATTCATATTAGTAGAGCTATGACAAATGCTTATGGAAAAGATCAATTTTCTGGAAAGGATTTAGCTGAAGCTTGAGGAATTATCTTTAAAGATAGTCCAAAGCGTATTGCTACTTTAACAAAAGTTGAAGCTTTAAATGCAGACTTTGGTATGGCTAATATGGACGCCGACATAGTTCAAAAAGAACTCAGTCAATCTCGTAATGGTATTAAGAACTTTAATTCTGATATGTTATATGTTTGTAATAGAGCTCCTGATGTATATCATAGAATGGGCTTATTAATTGCAAAAATGATTCATGATGGATGCTGAGAAGCATATAGTTTAAATTCAGATGATGAATTAGTATATGACTTTAAAAAGGATAAACGTTTTGACGTATTTACTGCTGCAGGAGCTGATGTAAATTCTGAAGCCTATAAAAAACAAGAAGGATTATATGAAGCTTATAGACAGCAATTTAATCAAGAAGGGTGAAATATTGAAAAAGGACAGCCGTTACCTAGAGCCTATACTGTTAGAGAAGCAACTAGTATTAAATCTTTTGCAGAACTTTGTTTTGGACACTATGATAAAAATACTCAGATGCTTGCTAAAAGTATGTTCATGGGAGCTATGATGCTACAATTCCGTACATTCCTTTCTGCTAAACTTGAACAATGGATTCTTAAACCTGGAACTTATGATCAAGGTAAATTTGTAGAAAAATTTGATGAAAATGGAGTTCGCTATGTAATGATTCAATCAATAGGAGAAAATGGGTTACCTACTACAAGAGTTGATCTTGAAACTAATGTTAAAGAAGGAGAAACAGCTACTCCTTATGTAGAATGGCAAGGAAGATTTATTGAAGGTATTGCTTATTCTATGATTGACTTTGCAAAAGCTATAGGTAAAATGGATTATAATGAATTTAAAGCATTATGAGCTAATCCAACTAAAAAGGCTAATTTTTATTTATTCTTGACTGATTTAATATTTATGAGTCTAATAATGTGGATGATATATGCAGTTTTTCTATCAGGAGAAACTAAAGAAGAATTAGGAGCATTAGGACACTTAGGAGCTATGGCTTTATATACATCATTCCAAGATGGCCCAATTCAGAATATTGTTGCACAATTTGCAGGAGACTTAAACCCACCTGCATACTCTATTATTAAGAATATTGTAAATCAAAGTACAGCTGTTATTACTGGAGATAAAAATCTCTGAGAAGGAGCTACAAGTACATTTGGATTTATGAGTGATCTTAAATATATCGGAGATAAATTAGATTAAAAAAAATAACCTCTATCCGCATAAGCAGATAGAGGCAAAAGAAAATCCCCTTACTCGCAATTAAGCAAGTAAGGGGATTTTTCATAGAAGTAAAACAATTTATTTTTAAAGATCAACACCTGGCAATATTATATTTTCGCTCTTAGAGTAATCAATAAATATATGCCAAACAAAGATTCCATTTTCGGTCATACACGAGCCAACATATAATTTATTACTAGCATCAAAAGTTTGTCCAGTACCAATTATATAAACATCAACTTCCATTGTTGTTTTATCATCCTTATCTATTATAGCTCAAATAGTAGGAATATTTCTTTGGCTATCAACATATAAAATTTCTGCACTACTAGGCAACTTAATCGTTTGAGGATTAGTAAATTCTAGAGGATATTTATATATAATTTTATTCATTACTTTTTAGCCTTTTTACCACTATTACAAATAGTGCAAGTAGAAGTACCTGACTTTTCTCCAATATTAAAAACACGAATAAATTTTCCGTATTTTTCATCTTGAAACTCATGTGTAATTTTATTATCTGCGCAGTTTTTACAAAACTTAATTTCAGTAGCCATATACAATATTTTTACATTTATTAAATAATTCTTTTAATGTACCATTATTTACTAATGATATATCAAATTTATGTTTTTTATAAAGAGTATCTAGCTCTCTTTCTGAAGAATGTAAACCTATACTACAACCTTTTCTTGTTACATGAATAATAAAGGCATTGTATTCTTTTACTACTTCATTTTCGATTGCAAATCTTTGGTCTGCAATTATAATGTTACTTTTATTTCCACTTTGAAGCGTTGAATATATCCATAATTTATCTCCAAAATATTTACGCATTATATCTGTACCAAAATATTGTAATATTTGTCTAATAGATAAATTATATTCTATAGCTAAATTTCTATTTTCTTTTTTTAATTCTCTAGCAAAGACTTTATCTGTGGGTTCGTTTCCAAAAGTTTTTACTCTACTATCGTAAAGTAAAAACTTCTGAAAATCAAAATGATAATATTCTTTAAATTCTCTATCATCAAACTTGCTCTTATCTACATTCATCATGATAGATAACATTTCTTTTAATTTATCTGCATAATGTACTATCTTTCAATGCTTTGAAATCATAAACGGTACAGGAGTAAAATTTAATGCAGAAGCAATATTATAAGAATGTAAACAAGTTGGAGTATTTAATAAATAGTTTAGATATTTAGCAACTTCATCTTTTCCACTTCCTTTAAAACCTTGAATAGCTATTATATTTTTCACTTATTCTAATGTAAAATCGAAGTTCATAGGTATAGCATCAAGTTGCGACTTATGTTCAGCCCATTTCTTTTCAAAACTTTTCTTGAGTTTGTCTATAACTATCTTTCTAGCCTTTTCTTTATCTGCATCATTTGTACTACTTTTATAAAGTTTATTTATAATATTATCAGTAATGCCACTATAAACCTCTCTTTCAGAAATTCCTAATGTATTTAAAATTTGTTGAAATCCTACACTTTTAAAAGCAGAATTACTTGTAATAGTATTCCAGTTACTCATAAGTAGAATACCTACAGAACAAACTGAATCTGGAATATTATATCCAGAGAGTAATTTAATACCCATACCTACAACAGTAGGATCTTGAGAGCCTAACATTCCAGATAAAGATTTAAGATCGTCCTCTGTAAGATTAGATAAATTATTACTTACAAATTTATCTAATTCTGTATCATATATTACTTTCATATAATTATTTAAAATATTATTAACTTGCTCATATTCTGAATTATCTGTAAAGAAACAGCATTTACCTGAATAAAATAATGTACAGTCTGCAGGAATAATTCCCTCAGCCATTACTGCTGAAGCAAACTGTTCAAGAGGATCTGAAGAGCTAGTATTTATCGCTTTATTAATAAAGTTGTTTAAGTCTTTACTACTGCTACTTTGATAACAAGCTCCAGGTTTATGATCAATTAGATAATAAGTATCTTCTGATGGAGAATAATATAATTTAATATTTTTATCTCTTGGAGCACCTCCTGAACTATACTGAGGTTTATATGTATCATATTGTACTTTTGGCAGTATACAAACATCTGCTTTTGCAGCAGTTAAACTACGTTTTATAGTAGTAGCTTCGCTTAGTTTAAATCGAGGATACTTAGATTTAGGATCAAAATATACTCTTTTTACTCCAGTTAGACTTGTTAAAGTTTTAGAAGAAATGATAGTTTCTATACTATCATTATCTCCTAAATACATACCAAATACTTTTTCTGCACAAAAAGGACTAGTATAATAACAATCGTCTCCAATATGTTTTTTACTCCCATTAATATCATAAACAACAATCATATCTGCAAGACAAGTATTACTTATGTTATTACTATAATAGGAACTGTTACTACTATTTCCTTGTCTTCTATAATAGTCGCAAACAACTATTCTTAATTTTGTATTACTTAAATTAAATAACATATTATATTAACTTTCTAGCTACTTTAGGATTCAATAATAATTTATTACATCTTGTAGGATGATTTTTTTGGAGAGTTTTAATTAAACTGAAAATCAAATCCTCAGAAAATAACATTTTATCGTGCTCAATAATCTTAAGAATTCTATCAACAGCTACCTCTGTTTTACTACCTTTTGTATCAAAATATAGATTTACAAAATTACAGAACCGAGTTGTTAAAACTGCAGCAATATCTGCACGATAGTTAGTACCGTCATATACTTGTTTTGCTAATTCTCCCTTAACATAATCCCAATCTTTATTTAACATTGCATCTGGGTCCATTAATTTATCTAACTTATTAGCAATAAATGTAGTAAATAAGTTTCCAATAACGTTTTCTTCAGATGTAAAACATCCTTGAGCAATATTAAGGATTAAACCTAAAGTATTTGTATCAGACCAATCTTTAAATCCAGAAATAGTATTAGCAAAAGTTACTAAACTTCGAGGATTAACTTTTTGTACTCCTCCCTCCTTTTTCATAATTTCAGGATAAGATAATACGAAATTGATAAAACGTCCATCAATTCCTTCCTTTTCTGCCCAACGAGCCCATACATCTTTATCGAAACCTAATTCAAAACTAATGTACCGAGTCTTTTGAGCATTATCCATAGAGTTAACGTTATAATCTCCATTATCTGGATTAGAAGTTAATATAATAGTACAATTAGGAGGTAATGACCAACTTATATATTCGCCTCTGTCCACCAACTCCATGGTAGCTTGTATAAATCTAGGCATTATTGTTATCGTATAGGCTCTTTATCCTATACTTCTACGTCTTTTCTTAGGTTATAACGTAGTTCAGACTATATCATCACTATATAAATAGTGTAGCGCACTCGTGGTACTTTACTATCCATTTCTGGACTCCATGTACTAGTCGTTGAACTTTCTAATTATTACTAATTAGCTTAGCTGCTGATTGACCTCCTCAGGCTTTTCCAGCAATTCACGCTATTTTATGCGGACCTCTAGATTTTATACTTTCATTTATATCCTCCTGCAGTAAGATTCTTTCTTATAGCTCGAGATATATTACAAATTTTTAGTTCTTTTTCAGCATCTGTTTTTGAATCTCACTCTTTAATAAAAACATTATCAAGTGAATATTGAATAACAGGTATTTTCTTATATTTCTTTTTTAGTTTAGAAAGATTTTCTTTTAATTCAAATGATCATCTATATCCACCAGCAGTATAACTACGATTATTACATACACTACATATTGCAGTAACATCTTGATTAGTAGCTCTAGCCGCATCTGTTATTGATTTGTAACTTTGAATATATTTTCCTTCTAAATTATACTGATATACCATTTTTATATTAACTGGAGAATGTGTTTCATAATATTTCTTTTTAGAAATACTTATTCTATGTTTATATTCTTCATCTCTAATGATATTCTCAGGATCTAAAATATGATTTATATAAGGTTTAATACTATCTATATAGTATTTTTCTCTATTAATTCTATTTTCCTCAAGACAAATTTCTATAACTTCAAAATAAATATTATCAATTCCATATTTATTATACAAGTTTTGCATAGTATGATTGTGATGTTTATTTTGTTTTAAAGTAATTAGATGTTGTCTTAATCTATGCTGAATATTTTTTGAACTTCCTATATATTCTTTATCGTGGATCTTTATTTTATAAATTCCACAAACTTTTTTATAAACTTTAATCTTTTGTAATGTTAGTTTTTCCATATTTTTAAATTTATATCAAAGATACTAAATTTATTCAGGGAAACAAAACTTTACAATATATTTTTTAATCCGCACGATTAAAGTCATCAAGAATTAGAATTGTGCCATTTTCATTTCGAGAAGTAGGAACCCATGCAGGAAGAGCGTATCCCATTCGAGATATATTATCTTTAATTCTATAACCCTCTGCAATATAAGAATCTAGTACATCTGCAGATACCCAAAGACATTCCTCATCCTTAATTACTATTTCATTTTCTACAACAGGCATTCCATCATCATCAAGTCTAGGACGCTCTGTACAAACATAATACTCTTTAATTGGAAAACCAATAAGATCACCTAATTCCTCTAACTGAGAAAGATTAAGTTTAATACAGTCCATTCCTCTTTCTTGAGCTAACTGAATGATAGCAGAAGTTTTACCTAAACCAGATTCACCTACTACTTCAATTGCAGTAGTCTTTTTATGCTCATTATATAATCGTTTATTATTATCAATAATATAACTAGCTAATGTTTTTAATTCTTCAATATTAATTGTATTTATATTTTTCTTCATATTTTATGGTATAAAAATAGTATGTCCTGGATATTTTTGGGTTTTATGCCCATTACTTGTAATAACCCACATCATTTGTCGCATAGGTTTGAATGTGTCTAATGGAGCATAACCGTCAGTAAAAAATACTAAGGTAGTATATTTATTTAGATTAGCGTTATAATAATCTATTACAGGTTTAAAATCTGTACCTCCTCTACCTGTAATTTTTCCATCAAACTTTCCTTTATATTCATATATTTTATGAATATCGGCATCACATTCTACAATAGTTACCATAGACCCAGTTTTATATATGTGATAGATTTCACTAAAGAAATCTTGTAATTCTGAATCACTTACAGATCCAGATGTATCAATTCCAACAAGAATATGTTGTTTATGCTTTACTTTGATTCCAGCACTTCCAACAAATCTATTAGACTCTTTTCGAAGAGATTTTTTTGTATACGTTTTAAATGAATTTCCTAATAATCTTCGGAAATACATTTTCCAATTAAATATAGGAGGATCTACTTTAAATAATGCATCAATTATTGATTGAAATTCTCTTGGAATGCTACCTCTACTTTTAGTAGTAGCTGTAGCTGCTTCTTTTAATTGATGCTCAGTTTGATTTTGCATTAATTTTTTTCCTGCTTCATCAAGATTTTGATATTCTTTCCAAGACTTATGATCATCAGCTCCTCCACTAATTCCATCAAGACCTTGTATTGTGCCTCTATTCCCACTACCTGATCCTTTCTGTCCAGATTGAGAATTTTTTTGTGCATATTTTATTAGCTCTTCATAATAATATTTTGCACCTTTGTCCTTTTCTAAGTTTTTTACTAAATCAGGATATTTATCTTTTAGTTGATCCCACATATTATCAGGAACATCTTTTATATATTGATCACAAACTAAATCGCAAGCAATATTGAATAGTTTGTGGTCACTAATTCGAAGTTCTGATTCAATAAACATGTGGTTAAAACATATATGAATTAGCTCATGTTTTAATAAACCTAACTGCTGATTGTCAGTTAATTTATCTCAGTAATTAGGATTTATAACTAGTTTAGAATTTACTCCATTTCTAGAAACACAAGCTGTATCTACATATGTATCAGATATTTCTTTATTTAAATTAAGAAGAAAGAGCCCATAAAAGGGCTCTCTAATCATTAATTCTTTACATGCTTTAATGAGTTGCATATCTTAAATTTTTTAATCTTCATGTGGAAATTTATCGATTTTTTGACATCTAATATTAGATAATAAACAACCTAAAGCTTTAGCTTCATCATCGTATCCACTATATATAACTATACCTTCTTTATTTCATACAGTTACAGTATTTGTTTTAGAATTTCAATCTGCATAAAGATGTCTAAAAGAATGTTCTTGTTCTTCATCTATATGATCATACTGTACTGTTTCTTTATAATGGCTCATTTTAAATATAATTTTTCTCCTTAAACTGTATATACAGTTTATCTGCTAGTTCTGCTGCTTGAGGATGAGCTCCTATTGCTCCATATAATGAGCTACGTAATTTAAAGAATCCTTTCCATTGTTCAATCGTTCCAGTCATAACTAGTTCTGTTTTAAGAGAATTAGGAAGTATAGATCTTGCTTGTTGTGGAGTCCAGCCTTCATCTAGTAAACGAAGATAAGATTTTTCTGCCTCTTCTAATGCATATAGAAAATTATGATAATTTGAAGACTTTTTAATGTATCCAAAATTTTGATTTTGTATATCAGCTCCTACACGATACCCAAAACCATCATACCAATAACTTTGACCTTCTGGGATATCTAACCAACATGGAATAATAAAAGTAAGTTCTTTTCCAAACTTATCTTTACTATAGTTACAGTATCTTGTACTCTCTTGAGCAAAGCTAAACACTCTCAATTTGTTATGTATAAGCTCTTTATCTTATACTCTCCTCTTTTCAGAGGAGTATCAGACTATATCATCATCCATTTCTGGATGCTCCGCACTCGTGTCTAAATTATATTCTATTCTAACATTAATTTCTGTAATTCAATACAATCTTGTTGCAGATTAGCTTCTAACAACTTGTTAGGAAGCTTATCTAAATAAGATATACCAAATATACCAATAGGAACATTATTATAATCTCTTATTAATTTACAAATAATATATTTTGTGCTATTAATTCTAGATAAAACAGGATCAACCTCTTCAAGTTTTCCTATAAAACTATCATGGATTCTTAAATAATATGGTAAAGTACACCAACTTAGGTTAAAATCAGTATACTGATATTTAATAGATTTAGTTTGTTTATCACAAAGTTCAAATCTCATAGAACCACACATATAGCCATTGATATCCGTATGATACTGTATTATCCATATTCGATTTCCTTGATACTTATCTAAGTATATAGATAATAGCTGCTTAATTTTCTTATCTGTATCAGCTCGCTGTAATAAGTATTGTTTGTGTTTTTGAATATAATTATTGTGTTCTTCAAACAATGGACTAGGATTATAATATATTCTACAACTAAGTAGTATTATTAAAATTAATTTTATCATAGTTTCATTAGTTAGTCGTTGAACCTTCCAACTTTGTTAAAGGTTGGCTTGGCTGCTGATTAGCATGCATTATTATGTTTAGCTTTCCAGCAATTCACGGAGTTTATTTTTCATAATATTACTATTATGCGACACAAAGTATTTTATGTCTTACAAACTCATGAGATACACCACGATCACAAATAAACTTTACTGTAATTCGTTTTTCATGATATTCAGTAGGTTCACAGAGATATTTTAAATCGTCAAGCCAGTCATTTTCATATAAAACTCTGTAATTAGTTGTGATATGATAATTACCATAAGAATCTGTATTAATAACTGAGTAAGAATTAGAAAGGTATTGTTCAGTTACCCAATTATCACCTATTACATTGTAAGCATGATCCTTATAAATATAAAGATATACAGTGCCATGTTCAAGCATAGCAGTATGCTGTCTATCCTTAATCATATTAACAAATTTCTCTGCAGAATCTTCTGTTATTAGATTCTCTGACTTATAGCATGTACGCCCTGCTTTCTCAATTTGCTTATAAATTCCTTGAATTCCTGAGCCTTGTTCAAGTATTTCTATAGATGGTTTAATTAGTCTCATATTCTTTAAGCTTATTTTCGAGATCTATTTTAGAAATACTTCCTACATGGCGCCAAACTTCTACATTATCTTTAGTAATAATCAATACTGGAATATTTCTAATCTTATAATTTGTAAGTACGACAGGATCTACTTCATCTACATCGATATCTTCTATAGTTACTTTATCTTTAAGTTCTTCAAGAATAGGAGTTAAAGATCGACAAGGTGCGCAATATGAAGCTCCAAATTTTAACAATTTTAACATAATAATTTCTTTATTTTATATATAGATATTTTTAGGCTATAAGAAGCATGTTTTAAAGATTGATACGTAATTCCATTAATAACAATCTGTTTCCCTCGATGAATGGGTTTTTCTAATGTATTATTTTCATCGACATATTTAAATATGTAATTATTACAGGATTTATTTTTACCATTTAAACACTCACTAATTCTTCAATTTGGAAACTCTTTTTGGAATTCTTTTCTAGAAGATCATGTTTTTATTAAATTCATATTTAAATCATATTGATTTATTGGTTTTAGAGAAATAGGAATTACTGAAGATTGTGTAATTATTTTATTATAACTAAAAATAAATCCACATGCTGTTTTAGTTCTATATTTAGGATTACAACAATTAGTAATAGTACTTTGAGATACTTTATAAAATTCTGCTGCCTCTACTGCAGAATTTCATTCTTTTAGAAATTTTCCTTCCAAAGAATATTGATAAACTTTTTTAGAAGTATTTACTATTGAGTGCAATCCTCCATCTAGAATGTTATAACACTTACCTCCGTTTTTATATTTAGCGATAAAAATTTTCTCGTAATTTTCTGCTTCTTCTTGAGTTAAATTTGAAAATATAATTTCATGTTGAAAGTTGTTTCAACCATACTTTTGTATAGCATTATAAAAATGAGGATTTCTTTTATATCCAAAACCATTATTTCATCTAACTATAGGATTTTGTTTAGTTATCCCAATATAAATTCCTCCAGAAGGACTTGTGTGTTTATAAACACATCACTTATTATTTTTCATATTATATTATTTTTTAGTACATTATGATGTTACAAATATATAAATTTATATTCATAATATCAAATTGCATTAAAAATAATTCATTTATATATTATGTTCTTTAATAAGGAGTACCGATCTATCTTCTTTATATTGATATGATATCATATTTTCTGGAGTATCTATTTCTAACTTTGCATTTTGTGATTGATCTGCACAAAAGTCTGCTTTAAGCTCTTCTACTTCTTCTTGAGATTTAACTAATATAGTATTAGAAATATCACATCCGTAAGCACAATCATCTCAATAATATATTAATTCATAAATTTTCATTGTTTTAGAATAAAGTTAATTGTTTATTTTTAAAGAAACTAACAATTTTATTAGCAGCTGATATATAAAATCTATAGTTAATATTACTTGGAATTGGTTGATCTTTTTCAATAGTATTCATGATAGTAACTCCAGAATCAGTTAATAGTTTAATATAATTTGATCGGCGATTATTATAATCTACTTTACATTTATATAACCATGGTCCATCATTAGAAATATAATATCTATTAATTCTTTGAATTAGTTTACCATCATATTCAACTGAATAATCTCTGCTTACTTTCTGATAGGTAATAAACTTATTAATGTCCTTACAATTTCTAATTGTTTCTTCAACAGGGACTTTATCTACTAAACATTTATTAACAGATTCAGGAATAATCATAGCATCCATTCCTTTTCCAAGTTTAACTTCATCTATAAACATTCCTTTCTTTTTCAGTAACTTAGGATCTTTTGTTTCAGAATAACCTTCCTTTACTGCAAGATAATCATTAATTGCATATTGATACATAGCTTCAAAACGATCTTCCTCTAAAGTTAACTTTGTTAACTTTTCCCACTCTCTACAAATGTTTTGAAACTCAATTTCCTTGTCTTTTGGGCGCAGAACAAATAAGCCATCAGTATTAGCTTGAACAATTTTACAACCTATTGCAATTAGCTTCTCAGCTAACATTAATAATAATAATTGACCATTAATTCTACAAAATTTTCATGTAAAAACGCAACTTTTTACACAGTTCTCTTATGAACTTCTATATATTTCTATATAGTTAAGACTATATCTTAATCCTATTTTTAGGATTCTCTCCATTTCCATCACCATTAGCTTGTGATGTACTCCCATTTGGGATAGTCGTTGAACTTTTAAAATTACAATATATTTTATTTATTTTTTCTAAAAACTCCTTCTGAGAAAAATTATTTTTCATTTTATTACATGTCCAACAGCAAGATACACAATTTTCTTTTATATATCCAATATTTGAATCAATTCTATCAATACCATTAACTGCCTCAGAAATACCATTCCAAGTTGTAGTTTTTGTATGTTTAGGAAAATCTCCACAATAATAGCATTTTCCTAGAACTAAATCTTTAAATTCTAAATCAGATAAATCTCAACTAATATTTCTTTGTTTTGCATTATTTACATAATGAATAAACATATTATATAATCTTGTTGTTAAAATACTACCATTTCTAGCATGACAACATTTTGGACAATGAATAATACCTTTTAGAGATTCTTTTTTACGAGAAAATTGAGAATGACAATGCTTACATTCTATAATATAATACAAATGTTTTCTATTCATCTTCTCATACTTTTCTAAATCAAATCTAACTACTTTAAATTCATCGTTTTCTCAATTAAGTTCCTTATTTTTATACATTTATTATAATTTTACTTAGCTGCTGATTACCATGAGTAATTTTACTTTTAGGCTTCCAGCAATTAAAAGAGTTTATTATTCTATATATTACTATATAGCCAGACTAAAATTAATCTGCATAACAGTAAATGGAGAATAACAAAAGTTGTGTTCATTTTGTAGATTTCCAGATAATCCATTTAACGCAAGTTTTAATGTTTCATTTTTAATTTTATTACCATTATGTTTTGCTTCAATACGTTCATCTTTAATTTGAGAGTAAACTTCAAGGAACTCTTTACCTAAATGTTGGGGATAAAACTTATGTTCTATAATCATACTAGGATATAGAGAAGCTACATCTACATCACTGAGTATCTGATTTTCATTAGGTATTATTTCCTCAGGTTTATTAACAGAATGTATCATTTTTGTTATCGTAAAGGCTTTTTATCCTTTACTTCTTATGTTATTGTAGTTCACATAAGTTCGGCGTACCTTTTCAGTATTACTACTGTCGAGAACTCTTGGGAGAATTATATTTATTCATCTCCTACGCTCTACACTACCTTACAGCCTTTCGCAATCTATAAGGTTAGCACGGGGTTATAGTATTTTCTTTTTAGATAGTATTCGCAATTTATATTATTAGCAAAATATTCTTCTATGAATCTTTTTCCGCCATATTACGAAAAATTATCTAAATATACAACTCCTTCCCCGTTTTTTCTCGATTATGTGGCATACATTTTACCACCAACTCCAACACAATACTCTAGACCGTCTAATATAAAATGTTTTTCATATCCTTTTCTTCCTGGAGATACTGTTTGTTTTTTCATTTCTTCTAATACAGACTGAAGAATAGGAGTGTCAAATTTAACAATTGGAAGAATAACTTTACTCAAATCAATCATATCACAAGGAGAACGTAAGTCTTTAATCTGTTTCCAGGTCTGACCAGTTTTCTCAAGATATTTCTGAGTAATAATTTTCATACCAATGTTTACACCATCCTTATTAAGTACCTTAACTCCATATTCATCCTCAATAGCAATTCTTAAATCAATATCTCTTTTACATCGATTTAATAATTCTTCAGTAGAATCGACATCATTAACATTATAACTAATCATGTTTGGAATTTCAGATGCAGGAAGCCAAGATTGGAAGTCTCCTTCATACTCTTGTACACAACGAAATTTCATTGTTACTTGCATTTCTTTCAACCCAACTCTCAATTTTTGAGAATATAACATTGTAAGCAAATCCAAGGTTTCAAAATAAATTTTATATTTCCATTTACTCCAAGAAGTAAAGTTACCATCTGTAGATCTAATAATTTCATTACTAAGATTATATAAAGACTTGCAAACACTAAGATAATCAAGTGTTGACAATTTCTTATGATAATCAATAATATAATTAATTATAGGATTATCATAATGTAAATTATTATATCCACAAAATATTTTATCTGTAAAAAATTGTAGATCTGTAGTATAGTTTTTTGCTCAAATGCCATCTTGAGGTTCTTCTTGAATAGTTCAAAAGAAATCAACTAGTTTTAGAAGATCATTTCGTCTTTCAGAAATTTCAAAATATAAATATTCTCCTGTTTCAGAATTTTTTACTGTACAGTGAAATACATTTGGAAATATCTCAATATCATAAACATATACAGTTTTACCTCGGATTAACATTCTATTATTTCATATAATTTATTAAAATTTTCTTCCATTAACCAGAATTCATATCCATTCCAGTTAATATAATAACCTTTGACTCATTTATTTTCAGGATGTTGTAACTGAATTTTCTTAATTCTATCATAAAATTCATATTTAGTCATAGGTTCTACCTCTACATCAAAATTCTTAACTCGAGCTTTCATTAAAACGTTCCTTAAGGTTTACCTCTTTACATATCCATTCTCCATTTTTATGTAAATAATGATACTCAATCATTATTGGATCTAAATTATAGTAATCTTCTTCAGTTGGAGATATAATTGCGCCAGATCCATCTGCATAAAAACTTGTTGTATCTAAATCTGTTCCTAAACAAGATATATCTCCATTAGCAATTAGTTCAATAATATCGTTTATATCATTCCAATTATCATGTAGAGTTTTCCCAACACCTTCTGGATATCCATCAAAATGACAATAAATTGAACTAACACTACCATATGGATTTATCATTCCTATTCTAGATCTAGTGGACATAAGATTGTAGTATTAGTGTTAAATACAATAAATTTTCCTGTAGAACTATATTATTGAGTAAACACAATTTATTGTATATCTGGATATAAATATTATATATTCTTAACATTTCTTTAACTTTTTTAATCAATCCTCTTCTACAAAGTATGAAGAAGGGCCATACTGATCAATTCAACCTTCATCATTAACAAGATGCGCATGACAATCAAAATCATCATAACTCATTAATTCTTGAACTTCAGGCCACTCAATAAGTATATATTTCATATTATATTTCGTCTAATTCTTGTTTTAGTAGCTCAGGATAATATTTTCGATAAAATATACGTATTGTATCTTCACCTACTTGTAAATCCCTATTTTTATCCCGTTTAACAGCTTCTTTATATGGAATAACTATTTCCTTATATTCAATATTTGCATCGAAATTTGAGGCAATTTCTTCCCATTTAGCCCTAGTTTTAGGGTTAAGATTAGTAGCATCAATTATAACGTTATAACCTTGCTCTAAAGCAGAGGTAATAGTTGTTTCCTCAAGAGTATTAATTAACTTTTCCCGAGACGGAATCCAATAATCACCGCACATAAGTCGGAGATCGTCCCTATTCACCCGAATCCAAGTAGACTTTCCCTTCACGAACTCTTTAGACCACGAAGTTTTGCCACTAGCTAGAGGTCCAACCATTACAATTATTGTTAATTTATTTTTTGTCATAAAATTGCTTTATATACATAGGATGGACTTCTGTTAGAAAAGTACTTAAATCTTTTTGGTACTTATTTTTCATAAGTTCTTCAAGATTAGATTCTCTAGAAAACACATCTGGACGATTTACTTTAAACTCTCTAAGAATTTGTAATGCCCAATTAACTTCTATATACTTTTCTAAAGGAGTAATACTAGGATCTTTAATAATATAATTTCTAAACTTAACTAAATCAGGTTTTACATAAACATTAAGATATTCTTTTATCTTTCCTTTTTTATTAAGTGTAGAACATACATATGGTAAAAGATCCCCACAATCAGTTCTTTGAAACCAATCTTCAAAAGAAAAATATAAACAATGTTTTTCTTTATCATATTTGGTTTTAATGTTTCCAATGATAACTAAAAGATCAGTTTCAAAAAGAGAACAAGGAATTTTATAAATATACTTAATATCCTTGTTCTCTTTTAATTCCTTAATCTCTTCTTTATTCATTAGGTTTTATAACTCTAGGATGTGCTTCAATAGATGAAAGTTCACAAGGAGCACTTTCTAATAAATCATTATAAAATTCCTTATATGTATTATATATTTCTAATTTAACTTTTTGAAGTTCTTCAAAATCTAAATCAGATACTTCAAGAGCAATACTAGTACATGGATACGCTCCAAATACAGTATCTTCAAAAGTACGATATATAATTATCCTAAATTTTAAGTTATCTGATTCAAAAAGATCTTCTGTAATATCGCTACATGGATAAGAATGATAAGATCTATCATCTTTTTCAGTCCATTGAATTCTATATCGATAAGCGTTATCAGAAGTATGATAATACATATATTTATTACCTATAGCTTTTGGAGTTAGATCGAATATACAATGTCGAAAAAGTTGATCAATTTTTTCTTGAGATAGGTTAAACGGTTGTTTCATTTTCTTTTTGTTTAGTTTGTTCTTTAATTACTTTATCAAAATACTTAAACATTTCTTCCTGAGGAAATAATGTTTGAAGTTGATCAAGTGTAAGTGCTGTATCTTTATTAACTAATTCTGAATATTTATCTGATACAAATTCAAATAATTCCTCAATAGTAGCAAATTCATTTACAGAATCATTTAAAATAAAATTCCATATTTTTTCAGAAACATTCTCTCCAAAATACAACGTTAAAGCTATATCAAGAGCATGTTCTAAATAATACCACATCTCACTACTTCTAATATCAAAACCTAGTCTTTCAAAATTCTCTGCTTCATTTAAAGCAGTACGATAACTTGAAATTAAATCTTTAAGTTGCTTTAATGTAAGTTTCATTATAAATCAGTTTTATCTCGTAGACTTTTGAATACTGGAAGATTTGGAACTGCATTTTCTGTTGCAGTATATCCAAAATACTTTACTGTACCCATTTGTCCTATTAATTTGTCTATATTTTCTCGATATCACTTCTTTAAAGCTCTATCTCCCATAGGCTTAGCTTCAAATGGATATCCGTCCTTTGTTTTCATATTAAAAACAAAATCCTCTTCTCGAAGGCCATCAGTCATTCCAGTTATTTCAAATTCATCATCCTGGAACATTTTTACTTTTAGCATTCGCTTATCTCGAGCTCCACATTTATATTTTTCATTTGGATCTCTAATAACTAAACCTTCATAACCTTCAGATATATACTGATTATGAAGTTGAACAATTGCATCCTTTCCAGATACACTTTCGTGATTAACTACTACAACTCTATTAGGAATAATAGAACTTAAACTCATACATTTATCTAACTCAGTTAGAATTTTTAGTCTTTCCTGAAAAGTTTTAGTTTCATCAACTATATCATAAACATAATATTGAAGTTCTTCGTGTTTTTCACAAAGATCTTGTAATCTAACAATTCCACTAATATAAGATAGAGGCTTTCCATGAATATATAATTCTCCATCTAATACTACATTTGGATTATTATTAAAAAATTGATTTAAGAATGTATTCTTACGAATATAAGTTGTAGGAGTATCATAATCTTTACCTCCTCTAGAAGAAGTATAAACTTCCTTATCCTTATAATACATTAGACATCGTACCTTTTTGTTTTTTAGAAGCTCTTTATCTTCTAACTCTATAAATTTTATTCTTTATAGTTCGGACTATATCTTAATATATGGTTGTATATATTTTATAATATTTTTAGAAAACTTTTGTAACTCGTCAAACGATGCGTTTTGCTTCATAGCATTAGCTTTAAACGAAATTATCTGAATATTTCCTTTTACATATCCTTTAGTTGGATCTATTTTATCAATAGAGGGAGTATGTTCTGGATTACTATTCTTATAATTTTTGTTTAAAACTAGTTCTGTTTCTAAAATTGGGCAATACTTAGGAATAATTATATCTGTTTCTTCTATATTAAAAGGAATATTTTCTTTAATCGCTCTAGATTTTGCATTTCTTCACATTTTATGTATGTATTGCTTTTCTGTCAGTTGCATTACATTAAAGTGTTTTCTTGCCCATTCAGACTTTTGTTCTTTTACTTCTGGTCTATTATTATATTCAGTTCAACTCGCTTGAACTTTTTTACGATTATCTCTTTTTCAATTCCTTCGCATTTCTAGTTCTTTTGCCCATCTATTTGGATCTTGTTTAATTTTAGCATGATACTTTTTATCTTCCTCTTTTTTACATTCCTTACAAAGATATCCGTATCCAGTTTTATTTCTATTATCTTTTACAAAAGACTCAATAGATTTAATTTTCTTGCATTTATAACATTTTCGTTCCATAATTTTATTAATTTATTACAAATATAATAAAACTTCGAACTCCATCCAAATATTGTACCATATATTTTCCGCGTTCGTGGTATTTTACTATCTACTTCGTAGACTCCATATACTAGTCTCTACACCTTCATTATATTACTATAATGCTTGGCTCGGTATTCCCATCTCAGGGTTCACCGAATTAACGGAATTTAAAGACGGCATACTATAGGCTACCGTCTATCTTTCTACTCCCATATCATTTATTGTCTAATATATTTTGTTTAGATTTTGGGAGACTATCAACACTAAGAGCCAACATAGGCTTTAAGTTTCCTTTTGCGTCGGTATTCTGTTTAGGAACTTTTAAATCTACTTCTGATTCATCTGTTATATCTTTTATTTTAAGTTCCTCTTGAGATTTATACCCTTTATCTAAATAGCTATTGCATAAGCTATTATATTGTAATTCAGCTTGTTCTTTGACAGTTCTTTTAACTTTACCTTGTTCAATAGTAACTAAAGGTCGTTTAACCATTTTTCCATTCAATACGCCAGTTTCTCCAGTTATTGAATAGAATTTTTCATTCGATTGAATATCAGTATGTTCATTTAAATTTAGTTGAACTACTCGAATCTTATTATTATTGTCTCTTTTAAAGAAGTAATTTGTCATATTATCTTTGATATAAATATATATCATTAGTAGTTCGAGATAAAGCTACATATTGTAATTGTCGTAATTCCTCAGGATCTGTACATTGCAAAATATTTTCCATATCAACTAATACTGCTAAATATGAAGAAGATTGTGATTTATGTGCAGATATACAATATCCGTAATCTAAAGATTTTCTCTTTATAACTCTTCCTTCATGTACTAAATCAAAAGGAGTAAGAAACGCTTCTTGAAATTGATAATAAGCTCTCCAATCTTTGCCATTTTTACTTTTTACAGCTTTAACTCTCATATTATCAATTCGAGCTGCTAAATTAGCAATATCATAACTACTATTATATCTTGAAATTATAGTAATCTCAATATCACACTCTTTAGAAGGATCATATAAAGTTAATTTATATGCTTTTAATCCTTGAAATGTAGTATCTTCAACTTCTCTAACTAAATAATCAGATGAGTTTTCAATAATACCTTGATTTTTATACATACAAGAATCATACCCAGTTAAGACCTCTCCAAAATGATACTCCTCATCATCATTAAAAACTAAACGTCTAATAATTTGATTTAAAGCTTCAATCCTTTTATTAGTATATGTGACTAATTTTATAATATGTTGATCTTCAAGATTCATTCCAACCTTAAATAGATAGCAATGCTCTTCTAACATTTCTCGAATATTATTGTATACTTTTAAAGATCCAGAATCACTATCTGGCGTAGATTCAAATCTACTAATTGGCTTAGAACGTAACGTTTCTAATATTTTTCCAATTGGAGAATCTGAAGATTGACGATATATTTTATCTAAAGTATATTTGGTAGAATTTCTAAATGTTTTAGATACTTGCTTTTGGTTTACAGGACTTAATTGTTTCTCATCTCCGAGCCATATAATTTTACATTGGTGATTAATAGCTTGATCAATAATTAATTTATATAAATCATCATTAACCATACTACATTCATCAATAATCCAGACTGCTTTATATTGTAAATATATAGTATTTTTTTGTATAAAGTTTAACTCTTTAAGATCTAATTCAAGTATATCAACTTGTGGAGATAAACTTAATAGTCTATGAACAGTAATAGCTTCTGAATCAACTACAGAAGCTATTACGTTCTTTGACTTATTTGTAGGAGTAATTACCAAAAATGGAATATTATTATCCTTCAATATCTTCACAATTAAAGCACATATTTGAGTTTTTCCAGTACCTGCTCTACCTGAGATACATAAATGTTTAGTATCAGAATTAATCTTAATATTACTTTTAATATAGTTTAGAGCTGATTCGAGTACCTCTTTTTGCTTAGAATCTAGTTGAAATGAAAGTAATTCAGATTCTAATTTTGGTAAGTCATAGTTTAAAATCATTTTAGTTTACTCCAGAATGTCCTGTTCCTCCACCTCTGTCAGATTGATCAGAGAATTCTTTAACAGAACGTTTTACAATCCAGTTAATAAATTCAACACGCTTAAGTACTAGTTGTCCAATACGTTCTCCATCTGTTATTACAACAGGTTCAGAGCCATTATTAACAACAAGTAAACCTACTTCATCTCGATATCTTGCATCAATTGTACCTGGAGAATTAATTAAAGTAAGACCAACCTTAAAACTTAAACCAGATCTTGGGCGTACTTGTATTTCATATCCCTTTGGAATACAAACAAATAAACCTGTAGGTATAATTGCTCGAGATCTAGGTTCAAGAATAAAAGATTTTAATGGATTAACTTCGTTTTCAAATAGAAATTGGCAATTTCCTTTTGTTTTTAGCGGTTCATCTGAAGTTATTCTGTTAAAATCGACTCTAACATCACAACCAGCATCTCACTCTTCAGTATATTCTGGAAGAGTATTTTTAGAAATATTAACTACTTCAACATCAGTCATTGCATCACGAAATTCTTCACTATACTTTTTCATATTTTACTGAATAACGCTTGCGAGGTTTACCCATTCTAGCACGAGTAATAGGATTTGCCATATTTTCTTTATGAGTTACTACTCTAAGATTAGACAAACGATTATCACTTCGATCACCATTAATGTGGTCAATCTCAAAGCCTTTAGAAATCGGACCATAAAAACTTTCCCAAACTACACGAGCTCCATTAATACTCTTAGTTTTCTTATTTACTCTAACAGTATATCGAGTATAACCATTACTTAAGCATCCAACTAACTGACAATTTCTCTTACCAATAAGTTTACCACTATCAGTTACACGATAGCCTTCTAATCCGTGAGCGGAAACGATTCTTTCTGTCTTCATATCTCTTAAATTTTAATCTATTAATATTTTATTATTTACAATTATACACAACGACTAAATCCACAACTCTTACATATAGTACAACCCCCTTCATATATTAAATGGTCACCACAATCTGGGCAAAGTTCGTGAGATTCTGTTCCATTAACAATAAATGTTTTTATTGCTCTTTTTACTCCATTCTTCCAGGTATTTAAAGTATCAGATTCAAAATGCATACCATCAATAATCTTGACTACTTTATCTAATTCAATTCCTCCTCTTAATAGAGCAGATATTAATTTAGCATAATTCCAGTATTCTTGATTAAAGATGCGAGACAATCCTCCTAATCGATTTGTATATCCATACTTATCGACATATTGAAAATCATATCGTTTACCAAATTCATCTTTTACCTTAATAATTTTACCTTCGGTAATAGTTGAGGGAATTGGAAAATCCTCAATATTATTAATTCCTGTAAATACTTCATAAGGTCTATCATCAACTAAACCTACAAATGCAATCCAGTTTTCAGTTCCATTTTTAAATCTAATTAATTTAGCATCAATTGATTCTGGACGCTTCATTAATTCTTTACTCCCCGTAGGTTTCTTAGATAAAATAGCTCCTCTTTTACAACCTGCTCTATAAACAGTTACACCTTTTAAATGATACTCTCATGCAAGTCTATAAATTCTTTCAACATCATCTATTGTAGCAGATTCAGGTAAGTTTATTGTTGAGGAAATTGAAGCATCTATATATCTTTGTAAAGCAGCTTGAACTTGAATTCTCTCTGTATAAGGAATGTTCTCTGAAGTTACTACATATTCTGGAAGTTGATTTTCAGGAACTCCTTTTGAAATGAAATTATTTTGGATAATTGGAGTATATACTTTATAAAGTTTCTCTTTATCAACTAAAGATTCTGTTTTTCTTGTATAAGAAGTTGCAAAAATGGGTTCACAACCTGTTGAAATTCCTAACATAGTAGCAATACTACCTGTAGGAGCACAAGTTAATAACTGAGAATTACATAATCCTCGTAAAAGAATATTACTTCTTAGTTCTTGATATCGGAGGTTATTTTCTTTAGTATTAAGTGCTTGAAAGAAAGGTGTATCTACAACTTTTGTATTAAACATTGGATATGCTCCTTTACTTACTGTTAGTTCATTAGAACTTTCTAAAGCTGAAAAGATCATTTCTGTTCCAATCATATTAATCCATTTAATAGATTCTTCACTTCCATATTTAATACCTAGTTTTATAAACATGTCTGCTAACCCCATTACTCCTAACCCAATTTGTCTCCAATTTTTAACAGATTCTCTTTGTTCAATAAGGGGATGTAATGGAAGACCTTCATCAAGTACTTCATTTAATGCAACTACTGCTTTTTTAACAGTATCTTTAAATCCTACAAAGTCAAACGTTTCACATTCTGTAACAAATTCTGCAAGATTTATACTTCCGAGCAGACACGACCCTCCGCTCGGCAAGGGCTCTTCCAATTTATTATCATAAAGGCTTTTTATCCTTTATTTCTGGGAGTTTCCTCCATACAGTTACCTGATACGTCTGTTAATTCAGACCAGTTTAGCATACATTTTTACTAATTTCTATTAATTTTGTAACTAAATCTTTCTTATTGTTTACATTAAGTATTTTTGCAACAGTTCTATAGTCTTTCACATTTAAACATGCACATAAATCTTGAATAAAAGTTAAATTATTCATTTTTACATTCTGTAGCAGTCATTTATTTTTTCTAACTCAATCTTCAATCTGTTTTATTTTTAAAGATATTGAGTTTTGATACTGTTCTTGAATCTTTGTTGAAGCAGCTTTCACTCCTATTAAATAATGTTTAGGGTCATTATTTGCACATTTTAGGCTACAATACTTTTTAGAATCATAAGGTTTACATTTAAATTCAGTGCCACAATAAATACATTTACGAAGTACATAATTTTTTAAACCTTTTTGTTTAACGGTTTCAGTTCCTTTTCTAAGGCCATTTAACATTTTAGAAGCAATTTCAGGATTAGTTCACTTTTGTTTGCTACTTAAACTAATCTTAGTTTTTGTAGTATCACAACATTTACCTCCATTATTTCCTCCAAGCTTCAAATTATAACCTAAAGTTTTGTCTGTTGTATTATATTCAGAAATATAAAACTGTTCTTTACTATTTAATTCTTCAATAGAAACACATTCACAAAGACACTCTCAGATAAAATTATCAAATCCATACTTAATAAGTGCATTATGAAAACGATTATTATAGTACTTATTTCGTCTACAATCTTTTTCATGTTGTTTCCTTCTATGTTCTAAAGAATTAATAGTTTGACCAATGTAAATTTTATTATTAATTTTATTCGTTACTTTATATATTATCATAGTAAATTAGTATTGGGCACTCGTGGTGAGATTATATTTATTCACTCACTATGCGTTACAATACTTCCTAACCTTTCGTAATTTAGGAAGTTATCTCGGTATTTTCATACAACAAAGATAGTAATAAATTTGTTAACAAACAAATTCCACCTCTTTGAATTGGTTAGAATTCACCGATTTTGCCCAATTTTTTACTTGAGCCAAAGATTGACGTAATTATTTGATTATCAATCACTTACATAGCACAAGGATTTACTCCAGCAAAAGAAAAATCAGGGTTATTTGAGAGAAGATTTCAATTTTTAATAGCATCCCAGAATAAAATTCCAGGCTCTGCATAATCTCAATTCATCTCTGCTAATTTTCTAAAAATAGGATAAGCTTCAACTTCTTTAGTTATAACTTCTCCTGTATCTGTAATAAACTTAAGAATCAAAGTTTCTGCATTAATAACAGATTTCATAAAGTTATCACTAACTCTAACAGAAATATTAGCTTTTGTAACTTTATCTAAATTTGACTTAAGTTCAATAAATTCTTCAAGATCTGGATGATCACAAGATATTGAGATCATTAATGCCCCACGTCTTCCAGATTGTCCAATCAATCCAGTAATATATGAATAAAAATCCATAAAGCTAACTGCACCAGATGTTGTTTTTGCTGCATTGTTTACTTTAGATCCTGTTGGACGGAGATTTGAAATATCAATTCCACATCCACCTCCATAACTAAAAGTACGAGCTAGCTTAGATCCACATTCAAAAATAGATTCAAGATTATCTTGTGGAGGAGCAATTACATAGCAATTTGAATAAGTAATTTTTTTATTTTTAGAATTCAAACCTCTATTTGCTAAAATTCGTCCTCCAAAAATAAATTTCTTTTCTCTGATTAGTTTTTCGACTTCAGGATTATTATTACTTACTCGTTTAAACCACGCGTCTAATGATTCATTTTCAAATCTATATTTATTATTTCAAATTGTTATTGCAAGTTCGTCTTTATTTAACCATTCTTCTATAGTCATTTATATATAATTTTATATATAAAGAGAATAAAAGAGGCAGATTACTCTGCCCCTCTATTCTTTCTTTTATTGAGTTTTACATCAGATTGTTCTACTCCAAAGACAATATATTGCCCTTTTTCTGCCTTAGTAGAAGGCATATATTCAAGTTCAAAATCAATATCTTTAGTATTGTATACAGTTTTTGCATACACATTTTCACGAAAGTTACGAATTAAACTTTTAGCTAGATTTAACGCTTCAGTTTTGTTTACTGCTTCTCCAATCACTTCATGATTACGTTTTAAACGAATTTCAATAGTTCGATAAAGCTTACAACGTCCCTTACGTCTTGAACTAATAACTTTATAAGGCTTCTTACGAGTATCTTTAGTGCCAGATTTTATAGCAATAATAATACCAGCACCTTCAAAATCAAACATTCCTTTTTGTTCAAGAAAATCTGCAGCAAATATATTCATATCTTTAGTTAGAACTGGAGATCCAGATTTTTTTCAGCTTCTGGTAGCATCTTGTACTACAGTTATACCTTGTTTAAAAGCATTAATTTTAGCTTCATCTAAGGTATAAGCCTGAATTTCTAATTTGCGCATATTTAAATAAATGTAACATCATCAGAATAACCATTGATTTCACAATATGCAACCATTTTTAGAAGTCTACAAAATTCTAATCTACCTATATTAAGTATATCTGAATCAATATTAAAAACACTAGCTCTGTTAGAGCCTGTAGTTTCAACGGCAATAATATTAGCTTGAAAAGTCCAGTCTTTAGGAGTGTATCCATATTCTTTTTTACAGAATTGAAGTAACATCCATAGGTACATTCCCATCTGTCTATGATAATGAAAATTCCAAAAACTTCCATTCATAAATTGTTCAAGTAAATGACCCGTAGTCTTTAAATCATTAAGAGTAATTATTTTATTATCTTTATCAATCGTCCAATTATCAGCTTTCATTTTTAATTTTAATATACATTTACTATTATTATATTCGCCAATAATATCTATGAACAAAGCATCTTCATTATAAGCTTCAAGACCTTCAGGTCTTACTAAGTTTACTATTGAAGGATTGTTAGATAACGATTCTAAACAATTACTGCAAATTGTACGATGTTTATCATTTAAAATTACTAAATCGCCTTCTATTAAATCTTTGCAGTTTTGATAATAATTTAATCCAGATTTTATTATATTTTGGATTCTACTCTCATTTAAATTATTTTTATAATAATCTATATCAATACAGCTTTTAGTAATAGATTCTCTAATAGTATAACCTTGTTTTCTATATTTAATAATACTATCTATTACCATACCTAATTTTGCTGTAGGCTTATTATATGAATCACCTAATTTAAAAGACTCTGGTTGTAAAAATAATTCATGTATAGCTGTTCCTAATTCTAAAGAATTAGTTGATTTATTTTCTATACCTTTATTATATAAACTTGGACTACCACCCTGATCGGGATTTATATATTTTAATCTAGAATTTGATATATAATTAGAATAAGAGCTTGAGAAATATTCTGCATCACTTATTTTACTTCTATATACACTTTCTAAGACTGGACTAAGTTTTATATCATTTAAGTTAATTGTCATTTTCCTTGCGTTTTGTCGCTGGACTACAACCTAAATAATAAGCTATATGAAGCTGGCCTTTCATGTATTTAGATAACTTATATTTCTTAGCTACTTCATTTAAGATATTTTCTGCAATATCATCATCTAAAAAGTAGTTTTCAAAATGAATGTTCTTCTTGCCATCTGACATAATTTCTGCATTTTCAACTAAAATATCAAAGTCTGCAGAAGGTTCAGCTAATTTATAGGCTTTTATATAGGCTTCATGTAAGGCCAGTTCTAATTTATCCTTTAAGTTCATTACTTAATAGGTATTTTAAGATCATAAATTCTACGATGTCCTACTTGATAATACTGATTATGAGGAGCATCCATTAAATAACAGAATATTCCCGCATTAGTAATTTCTTTATAATTATCATATTTCAATTATGTTAACTTAACAGTTCTTTATCTGTTAATTCTACAGTTTCATTTTTAGATTATATCTGTAGTTCAGACTATATCATCATCTATTTCTAGATGTCGCACGCTCGTGTCTAAATTATATTCTATGCGGCTTATCTGGTCCTTTTAATTCAAATCCCCATAGCATAGCTGCTAATGGTATTGTAAATACACAACACATTAGTATAAAATAAATAGGTAATTGAATTAAATACCATATATAATTAAAAATATATTTTATCATAGTTTCATTAGTTAGTCGTTGAACCTTCACACTTTGTTAAAGGTGTGCTTGGCTGCTGATTGTCCATCTCTGGAGTTTCCAGCAATTCATGCGATTTAATGACGACTGGATCAGTTGAAGTAATATTTTTAATCGTCAATCATAATAGTAATTCCTTTGCTCTTAATAGCTTCTACTTTACTAGCATTCCAAGGTACTGTAATTACAGGAGCACAAGGTAAACCATTTTTTTGTAAACTTTCTTGAATCCATTCTGTTGGAATATTTCTTGCAGTTACATAATAGTCTACTTCAAAAGAGGGTCTATGTAATACAGGAATATTAATCCAAAACTCTTTATCTGATTCTAACTCATGTAGATGTTCAGACATCTGATAGTTTGCATTCCAGTAAGGATTCATAGCAACACCAAACTTGTCTTCATAAGCTTTGTTGAAATCAAATACTACATTATCGAGATCTAATCCAACAATAGGCTTATCGATAGGAGCCATAACTCTATCATCTCCTTGAGGATATATATGATAGAATTCACATAATATCAATGCGTTAGTAGCTACTTCAGCCATTTCTAAAAGTCCCTCGTTTGTATAATCAATACCTCGTTCAAATTGATTTAAATGTTTCTTAAGAGATGAAAGAACATCTGTCCATTTCATACCTCTCTTCCATTCATTTTCTTGGTACTTACTTAATTTGCTTGTAAGAATTTTGTTGACCTCCTCAATTCCATATTGTGGAGTCAAATCGTATCTAATCTTTTGTTGTTCCATCTTTGCTAGATAATGCTTCTAAAAATATTTCACATAACTTTCCAGACAAACCTAATTGAGTTTTTGCATCAACTTGAGGTTCAAATCGAGGGACATAATTTAATTCATCTTTCTCTTCATCATATGTAAATACAATGATAATTTTTTGTCCAGAAGCAGAAGTGAACACTACTCTACAACTATCCATTAATTAATTTTGATAAGAGTTCATAGAAAAAGTCTTTATCCATGATTACTACTTCTCCTGCAGAACCAAATACTTTTTCTTTCTTAACTTGTTTATTTCAAATTACAATAAAAGGTTTATCTTTTAAAGGACATTCTTTTTTAATAGCGTGATATTGAGGTGTATTAACAGTATTTTTCAATTGTATATAACACGGTAACTTACCACTACGATCAACTAAATCCACTTTTTTATCATCCATACTTTTAGATTCAGATCTTGATGTAACTACATCTGTAAATCCAAGATTTCTAAGTTCTTGAGCAATTTTTGTCTCATATCTATGTCCTTTATTTCTACAATATGCTCCTGTTTTCCTTTTCTGAGACGTAGTTTTTTGCTTTTTCAATTAATTCTAAAGTTTTAGTCCTTCCGTACATTTTATAAAAATCTGATATATCCTTAGCTTTATAATGTCTAGGTATAAATAATACATGCACATCAGGAAATTTCTTACGAATTTTATTCATATTTTCAATTCCAGCAAGGTCATTATCATAGAATAAAATTATCTTGTTGAATTTAGACTTTAACTTTGCATATTGAGCTTCAGTTAAAAAACAATTTTCAGAAATTGGAGCTATTGCAGGAATTTTATCACATGAATAAAGAGTCATAACATCCTTTAAAGATTTCGTTACAACTAAATATTCTCCTCCATTTTTTGGAAGTGCGTGAGCACCTTGTAATCTAAATGACTTTCAATTTGAAATAAACTTATATTTTATATTTCCAGGAAAATATATACGTCAACGTTCTATATCTTCTCGAATACCTCCATAATATCCAAATACTAATTGTCGATCTTTATGTAAACTAAATATACTTCCATTTAAAAATACATTTTTACATGAAAATACATGAAACTTTTTTAATATAGTTTTATCTATACCATATTTAGATCACCATTCAAGTTCATAATCTTCTCAAGATTTATCTTCAATTTGAATAACAGCTTGAGTAGTATCATTAAATTTTTGATTTGTATATTTAATAAGAGGTTTATTTATAGTTAAATTTTTGCGGGAAACTATTCCAAAGTCATTAGCAATTATTTGTAAAGCCTTGCCATAAGGACAATCGAATTTATACATTACAACCGAAATAAAATTTCCATAAAAGTCTCCACGAAAATCTTTAAATATTAAATCTCCTTTCCTATTCCTATAAAATGCGCAGGTAGGTTTACTATCTTGCCTTAATGGAGACTTGAACAATCCTTTTTTTACAGGAATGCCCAAGTAATGCTCCATTAAAGTTTCTTCACTAACTTTACTTAAAATAAGTTCTTTAGTGATATTTATCGGTTCTAATGTAAAGACCATTAAAATTTAACTATATTATTTTTTAGAATGGCAAGTCGTCTTCTGAGCCTTTTACATTAAACGTTTCCTTAAGATCGTCTAAATCCTTATCTCGTTCTTTCATGCTAGTAGGTTGTGCAGAGTTAGCATTCTCAATATCAGTCTTTTCTCTAGCAGTTAAAGTTAAATCTTCACCAATAACTTTTGTTTTACTACGAACTACTCCATCTTTACCTACTGATGCAACATACTTAGGCATATTAGCAAAACCTTTATAAGGAATTAACTTGATTTGAGTTTCCTTACCAACAGAACTTGCTAAGTTTTCCTTTAAATATTTAGCAAGAGCCTTAAAGCTACTTACTTCAATCTTTTCTCCTGCAGCAATTTTTGCACCTAATTCAGGATTAAGAGCATTAATGATTTGAGTAATCTTAACCATAAAGTTTTCCATTTCAGATGGATTTTCTCCATACTGAGTTGTAGCTCTCTGAGTACAATTACTTATATTACTTGGATCAAAAATAGTTTCTCGATGCTGGATACCGTCCTTTGTTTCAAATAATAAAACAAAAGCATCAGAATTACCTTCACTCTGACTAGCTACTCATTCAATACCTTTATAGGTTACATTATGAATTCCTCCACGAAGGAAAGTAGAAGTTACTTGATTTGCATTCTTTGCTACACTAAAATCAAACATTGACATATTCTTACAATTTTAAATTTTTAATAAATCTGAATTTTCTGTATCTAAATCGGTATCAGCTTTAGAAAGATCTGATTCATCAATCTTAATCATTTTAAACATACCAGGCCTACATTCCTCTATTTTAAAGAGTTGACCATATTTAGATAAAATTGTTTTTTGAGTCCCTTTAAAAGAGACTGTATTACTTTTTGTTAATTTATTCCCATTTTCAGGATCTGAAAACACTTCAGCTTTACCGATAACTGGGATTGTAAGCTCGTTACTTTTTTGGATATAATTAACTGCTATCCTATCTCCGCATTGTGCAGATAATAAACTAACGGCTTTAGGAGACATAATTAACTTACTATCTCCTATCTCTACAATTGGTAAATCTATATTATCATATTTTGAAGGCACTTTAACAACTTTAACATTTGTAACAGCCTTCGATTCTTCGTCAAATTCAAAAGATACCTTTAACATAATCCTTAGATTATATATTAACTTCTACAGGATTTAAAAGTGAAGGATAAATTCTTTCCCAATGAAATTCAATATTTCCATCTTCCTTCATTTCTCCTAATACTACATCTGCATTTCGTAAATGTTCTGGTCTAGCACCACATTCTACAAATTTATCATTTGTATTAAAACTTAGAATAGTATTTGAATCTTCATCTCTATCTAAATAACCAATAGCATCTGACTTTGAAGCAAGAATTCTACCTGCTTTTCCAAATAAGTCAATAGTCTTTGCAGTCATATCAGTATTACCGATTGCTGAATCCTTTGTATGACAAATAAGAATAATATTAGGTGCACATTTAGATACCATATCAATAACCATCTCTAATGCCTTACGAAGAGCGCTATATCCTGCTCCCATTGGTGCACCAAGTACGTCATCTCCTGTAAACTTTTGTCCTGCAGGACTATTTAAATATAACTTTAAAGCTAATGGTTTAACCATTTCTTCAAGTCTAGTAATTGTATCCAATACAATAAACTTATAAGGATATTTAGCTTCCTTAATTGCAGCACAAATTTCTTTTAAATCTTTAACAGAAGATGCTTTTACCTTTACAGCATCAATATAATCATATCCACCCCCTTCAAGGTCGATACATAATGCTCCAGGAAGATTAGCACAAGCTGTGCTTTTCAATTTTGTTATCGTAGAGCTTTTTATCTCTACTTCTATAAGTTTCCTTATAGTTCAGCGTACATTTTTATCCCATAAGGATAATGGACACTCTTGGGAAGATTATATTCTGTATAACAGGTTCACTTCCTACGCGTTACACTACCATTATATATTATTACAACAGTTAGCACGGTATTTTCATAAATTTATCATATTTACGTACAAGATAAACATTAACGCTCTTATATATAAAATCCTTAAATTTTAATTGGTTGGATCTTCCTGATAAATATAAAACATATATTGAATTTTTTCTATTTTTTATTTCTTTACAGATAGGTCTACATAGTATGTTATATTTTGCCAATATAGATTTTAAATCTTCTAAGAATATTTTAGAATTACAACATATTGAACATACACTAAATCCTGTAGATTTTATAGTTATACACCCATCTCCATCAAAATATCCACAAATGAAAGATGATTTAAATTCATCAGGAATATCTGGAAAATGATAGTCATTATGAGATTTATTTTCTATAAATCCTAATTTAGTTAGATCACTATACATTATAGTACTAGTAATAGTTAGTTTACTAGAATTTTTATATTGTTTTATATTTAATTTTTTACCTATTAAATTTTTATAGTATTCTAATATATATTTATCTTTTGTCTGAATCCCAATTCCTATTTGTTTATTGTAAGGAGTTGTACAAATATACCCATCTGCCATTAAAAATCCTAAAAAGTATGCTTTATCATGAGAATCAATTTTACTAAAGAAATTTTGATTATAGCAGTTGTTCTTAGTTATTTTGTGTTTTCTAGTTGGAGTATAAAATCCAAACCTAATTAACCCATTTATCATTGTTTTATAACTAAGGTTATAGTGTATAGCTGTTTCCTTAAGAGAGTGTGTATTTAAATAATTTGAACACTCTTGTAATAATTCATACGAATATTTTTGTCTTTTAATTTGCATAATAATTATTTTAGTTTAAAAATTAATAATGCAAATTTACATAAAGATTCTGGAAATTCCAACTAAGAATGTAAATATATGGCAAATTTTTAGAATTCACCGTTTTTGCCCATTCATAAGTATTATATTACTATAATACACGGCGAAAGCCACCGTATTTTGGCTTGGAAAAAATAATTAAATTTCTTGGGTCCTGAGTTTCTGCAGGAATTTTGTTTGTTGGTAATGTGATAGCCATATTTAAAATTTGAATATTGGTTTTTGTAAGCTATCTTTTTCTTCTGCATCTTTTGCAGCTGTATCTTTTGTTATTTCATCTTCTAACTTCTCATCTTTTCAAGATTGATATACTTCATAATTAATACTTCCTGGATCAGGAAGTTCCTCAAATCGTCCTAAACTACCTTGAAAGCCAGTACAAAAAACTTTATTTGCAACTCCAAATCGATGTTTTAATAATATTAATCCACGCATAGCAGAACCTAAAGATTCTTCTGGATATTCTTTATTAATGATAGTATATCCTCTATAAGTACTACGTTGATGTTTTATAGGATTATATACTGCAACACAAATATTACAGTCATTACCTGCATTACCAGAATCCTTAACATCATCAAGGGTTGGCTCTGCAAGATCCATTTTTAATCTATTTACATCACTTGTGTTTCTATTTTCTTGCATAATAAAGTCAATAGATATTCCACACTTTTCTCTAAAATAAACGCAGTATTGCGAGGTTTGATCAATTTCCTGTTTTTTAGTTCTACCATCAACTGGAGTTAATAAACCAGCATGATCAATTATTACATTTATTATTTTATCGGGATTACTTGGAATATAAATATTTCTTCTACCTTCATCAATATCTTGAAAAGTACCTCATTGTTTTAGAAGTTCTTTCATATTACCATAGAAAGTATTAGAACTTAGCTGTTTATCAAAGATAATAAGCTTATGTATGATTGAGTTTAGTCATACTCTGGACTCTTGAATATACTTATAATATTTATCAGATAGTTTTTCTCGAACGGACATTAGTGTCATATAAGAAATTTCTATTCCATAAGTATCATATATATATAGATTAAGCAATTTAGCAAGTAAAACTTTCGAACTCATTTCCAGACTAAAATATACATGTACAATATCTCTATCTGGATAATCTCGTAATATACGATATAAATCAGAATATATTACATATGAACTTTTACCTGAACCACTTTGTCCAAATATTAATTTGTAAACTCCTTTTTGGAATCCGCCTGTATATCAATCCAACTTTGGCAATCCAGTTTTTAAACCTAAGTTTCTACCTTCTCTACCATTGTCAATTTCAGAATATAATTCATCTACAATAGACATTAAGCAGTATCGTAAAGTTGTTCAGTACTAACTTTGCCATTAATTCCCTTATCTCGCATTTCTTTAAACTCTTTCCATTTTTGACTGGAAACAAATTCAATCATAGAAACTTGTACAAGATCTTTAGATTTAGCTCATTCTAGTATCTCTAATATTTCACGATGCTTTTCAATACTATGTCCAATAGTAGAGGAATATCAGAAGTAGAATTCTGACATATTTAAGAATTTCTTTGCAATATTTTTTAAACTAACTGTTTTCCCATTAAAGTATAAATTAGTTGGATAAGCATCCTCTAATTCCATGCCAAGCTCTCCAGAAAGTTTAAAATATTGTTTTATAAAATTCTGATTAAATTCAATTTCATCAGGATCATAAGTACTTGGGTTATAGTTTTTCCTGATTACTCCTTTCTCTTTTAGTGAATTGAATAATTCTCGTAATCTCTCTTTACCGCCTCCTTCATATCACTTTCGAAAATAGTTCCTATTTAATTTAGGATCTCCATTTTCTGTTTGAGCAATAAATGTTAAATAAACTAACAGTAACTCATCAGCTGTTAGTTTGTATTTAGCCATAATATTAAGAATCGTATCTAACTCCATATAATACGATAAAAAATAAACAAACGTACTACGTTAGATCTATTTATTAAAATCTATGTTCTATATCTATTATGCCTTTTTTTGGTCTAGTAGAAATCTCCTTTCCACTTAACACTATATCTAATTGTGATTCATCAATAGTTATGTACTGTTGGTTTGAATTAGAATTATTATATCAAGTTTCTTCTATAGTTCCTTTAATAACTAGTGTAAACATTTCTGCGAGTTTACCTTGTTCGAATCGACAAATTCTTCCAATCCTCTGCGTAGTCCTTGTCTTTGAACTATCTCCACTTAATATAATTCCAACACTTAAACCTTTTATATCTACACCTGCGTCGCAAGATTTTGAAGTACTTAATACACCTATAGTTTGTTGGTTAAAACTTTCTATAATGGTATTATTTTCCTTCTTTTTCTGTTTACTATGTAGAACATATCCTCGTTTCTTAAAATATTCTGCATCTTTAATAGTAGCTGAAAAAGTAATTGCTTTTTTATTACTTCTTGCATCTAATATCTTATCTGCTATTTCAAATTTCTTAGGATGAGACATTACAAAGGACTTACGTTTTCTTAACATTCTCATTCAAGCTGCTGCAAATCCTTTAACTTGAGATTCACTTCATCCTGTTTTCTTTGCATACTTACTTGCAAAACCAGGACGACTAATACAACTCATTACTGTATTAAATTCAAAATTAAATATAGAAAATAGACTTTGAAACTTCTGATTTCATTCATGATATAGAGATAAATCTACATCAATTAGAACTTTATAATTTCTATAATCAGACAATCAATTATTATCAACAGCTTCCTTTATATTTATACGATCACAAACATAAGTAAACTCAGATAATCGGTCTTCTTTTCCGTCTAATCTCTCAAATGTAGCAGTTAATCCTAAAAAATAACGATATTTTACAGCTTTAAACATATTGATGTTATTTTCACTACATGCGCAATGAATTTCATCAATTACAAATAAATCAACTGTATACTGATTTTTAACAATAGTGTTAAATATCTCTACCTTACAGACAGAAAAGAGTTGGTTTTTAGCCAACTCTCTAAGTCATTGTTCTTTTAGAACCTCTGTAGGAACTCCAATTAATACAGATAGTCTAGGATTTTTATTATATAGTGCCTTTATCAACATGCAAGTCATATAGGTCTTACCAAATCCAGTTGCAGCAACAATTGTGCCTATCCCATTACTATCTAATCAACGTCTAATAGCAAGCTTTTGACGTTCCGTTCTGTTCATCAAAGATACAAATTTTTATTTAAAAAATAAAATTTTTAGTACTAATTAATTTCCTGCAGGAGGATTAATTTCAATATTTCGAGCATCCGCAACTCGTTGAATATTAGACATTAATGTACTTCATTTATTTATATGATAATCGAGATCGTTATCTAAAAGTAATAAGATCTTATCTCTTAGTGTTTTCAGTGCAATTGTGGTTAAAGAAGAAATTTTTGGTAAAGAGCTAAGTTGAACTAAAGATCTAAATTCTGTAAAAGATAACCCTGTAGGACTAACTCTTAATTTGATATCAGGATTTAAACACAATCGTTCCTTAATAACTTCCATTCTATTTCTTGCTTTGCCGTCTTTGCCAACTTCAGTTAGCTCAATTTTTTCCTCGTCCGTTAGCCAAATTCCTTGTGCTAAAATAAATTTATCAGTAATCATTTTCTTATTAAGAACATCAAGTTTATCAAAACAAGCGTCCATAAGACGATTTACTGTTACTTTTTCAAAAATAGGAGGAACACCATTAAATATACTTGCTATTGAATCATTTAGTATATCCCTTTCAGATGCTGCTCTTTGTTTATTAATATAATCTAAGATATCTTTCTTAGTCTTAATATCAGTTTCGCATTCATGAAGAATGTATCTAACAAATAGTTCCGTATTACATGAATCTCAAGTTCGATGAATATTTTCTCGAACTATAAACTTACCAGGATTCCAGGGACTAACGTTATATAACATCTCATAACAGTGCTTATATCATTTACGTAAGTCCTCTACAGATGCATCAACAAGTTTAACATCATTCCCACTTTTATCTCTCCATGTTAAGGAATCAATTGATTCTAACACGCTACGTAACTTCTCGCCAAATTCTGTCTCTTTACGCATATTTAAAAATTAAATTCTTTTTGATTACATATATCTTTTTCTTTAATAAAACTTATAAAATAATTATTTGTATATTTATAAATTTCAAAATCTTTTGAATCTTTGTTGTATCATTGTGTCTTTCCTCCTTCTACATATTGAAATTGAAGATAACCTGTATCTCCAATTTCAAAAGTAGAAATATCTCAGTTTGGACATTTAACAACAGTAACATATTTAAGATCATCTGTTTCTATTCGATTCAGATCTTCTACTACAATAGCTGTATACTGACCATCTTCAATAGCAACTATCTTACAATGTATTGTTATTGTCTGAGTAGTGTCGAACAATTTCGCCAATATTTAAAAGTTTAAACATTGTATTATTAATAGTCTGCATTTGGTTTTTATGAAAATGACCATAATACCAATGTGTTACTTCATTCTTATAATCCTCATATACTCGATCTAATACAGCTCGCTCATTGTCAATATCATTTAATAACTCAGAATCGTATGCTGCAAAGTCTTTTACAATTCCTCCTTTATCATTTGGATAGCAAAAAGAAGGGGCGGAATGACTACAAATAATATCAATGTGTTCTTCTACTTTTGGACGATATATTACTGGTTCATCAGGCCAATATGATTTAAGACAATTTTGTTCTGCAGTTTGATAGTCACAATTATGATATTTCATATATCTAACCATACTAACACTATCATTTTGCATACGAAACTGTCTATCGATACTAATACCTCCACCTATACATAAAACGTTTAAATTACAAACATTAATAATATCATAATCTGAAACACATTTTACATATTTAGTATCAATTAGTTTTTGTTCAAAATAGGACGGATCATCGTGATTACCTCTAATCCAAATGAATATATCATTATACTTTTTAAGTACCTTATGTAATTCTGGAATTACATGATCCGTATAATGTTTTAAACTTTCAAACCCAACTCCAATATCTCCACAGAAAATAAAAACTGAATCTTTAACTTTATATTGTCGAATATGATAAGTAACTATATCCCAAGATCCATGAACATCTCCAACAAAGTATAAGTCTTTAATTGTATCTGGAAGTTGAATTAACATAGATTTAACTATTAATCAGTATCGCCTTTATAAGCGTTCATAATAGACTTTTCCTTACGAAGCCAAGAACCTTCTGATTCTGCAATATCTCTAACTGTACGACTGATTGATTCCTCTTCACGCTGTTCCTCAACTAAACGACCAGTAGTTTCATCGTGTCCAAGTAACCAGTTAAACGTTGCCCAATCACATTCAGCAGCAGCTTGATCGACTATTTCATAAATCATTTGAGTAGTTTCAATTTCAAGATCAACAGTCATCTTGAATGGATCAACCATATCCACTATCTTTTTATCAAATTGATCAATAGTAGGATAAATATATTCTGTATCATTTTCATTTAAATACTTACGAATCCAACTATGATGCAAATATTCTTCATCGGCTCTTAATTTAAAATACTCTTCGAGAACTACAAATCCACGAACTCCAAAATAATTAGCAAAATTCATGTATATATTATGATTTTGTAATTCATGTTTAAGCTGTCGAAGTAATAACTCTTGAATTTCTTTACTTAATGTACATTCTCTCCTACTAATATCTTTAGGTCCAGTAGGATCTTTTGCAGTTTCTTTAACTACCATAATTATAATGGTTAAAAATACAAAGCATTTCTGCTATCTCTAATAAATATGAATTTTATAACTAGTCTTATGAAAATTAAAATTAAATTGATTTTCCAATAACCAATAAACATCAGAAGATATAAGAAACTCATGTTCGTTTACAACAAAACGAATATCAAAATTATCATCAGTAGTCAAATATCGAACAATATCCTCTTCGTTAAAATAGATAATATTTATGCCTCCAAATAAAATTCCTAATTCTTCTAGTTCTACTGTAATTTCTCCTGATTTAGAGAGATCTAATATATTTAAATATCGGTCAACTTTTTCAGTAAGATTAATAGGATCTCCAAGTTCATGATCAATACAAGGATACCAATGATTTCCAATTTTTCTTAATTTAAAACTTTTCATCTTCTGTTAATTCTAAACATTCTGCAGCATGTTGTGCATATAAATCTGCAAGTTCATTAAATTCATTGTTATTATGTCCTTTTACTCAGACAAATGTAACTTTATGAAACTGAATTAACTTGTAGATTTCAGTTCATAAATCCATATTTTTCTTTGAATCGTCTTTTTCTTCGATTCATCTAGCCACATGGCCATTATTTATACTACTAACTACATAGCTTGAATCAGAATAAATTTCAAGAACTTGAGGAGTTTTAAAATACTTTAAGGCTTCTAAAACTCCTTTTAGTTCTTGTCTATTATTAGTAGTATTTTTAAAACCTTGATAAAGAATTTTAATTACTTTTCCATCTTCAGTTATAACTGAAGAATATCCACCTTGATTTAATGTTGGTTTATAACTACCATCTGTATATACTCTAATCATGAGAATTTATATACTTTGTTACATGCTTATAGACTCATTCTAAAGTATAACAAAATACTTCTTCATCGTTATCTGATCATCCTATTATCTCTTTTAAAGCAAATACAGCATGAGTACATTCATGTAAAGCAATATATGGATCGTTATTGGTTAATCCAATAACAATTAATCCGTTAGGTAGTATACAAGTAATACCATCTGTTAGATTAGATTGGTACTCAAGATGCACAGAATACATATCTTCTAAATAAGATGTGATCTTACTTATATCTTCATCCTGAATAACTAAAATATCTTTATCAAAAATTGGAATATTAACTTCTCACTTCTTCAATTTCTTCTATAATTTCACAATCGTCAAATTCATAAGACCTAATTGTGCCATCAAAATAGGCATCGTATTTAGCTAGTAAGTCTTCGAAATCTTTTAAGAAGTCTTGTTCTTTTTCCAAAGAAAGGGTTACCTTCCCTTTAAATGCTAGATCTAGGATTTTCATCAGCAGCCTGCATATAACGGTTATACTTCCGATAAAGTAATTCCTCTTCTTTATTAGTACCAACCTCTATAACCAAACGCCTAAAATCTGCAAAAGTTCCATCAAAATCTTTTACTTCAAAGAAAGGTTCAGTTTCTGCTCTCTTTTCAGCAATTTCTCGACCAATCTTTTTAACAAAAGGATCGGCAGGAACACATGTTGCAAGACCAAACTTAATAGTTTTAGCTTCCTCATCGTATATTGCAGCAATTGTATATCGCTCACTCATACGAGTTTTTTGCTGAGGTACTGCTACAGTTTCTCGAATTGGCACAATTGCTACTTCAAGAAAGGAAAGAGGTCTAGTGTAATAAAATTTAACTACTTTACTCATATCTTTTTATTTTTAAATTATCTATAATTTTCTATTTAAATAAGAACTAAAATCTTGTTTAATAGGAACATAATCTTCATTTCCAAATAATGAGGATGTAAGAATCATGTCCGCAGTAGTTCTATTTGTTGCAAAAGCAATATTATATAACGATGCTAAACGAGTTAATGCAGATATATCAGTTTGGTGTCCTTGAGTAATAAGATTATCACAAAAGAAAATTAATACATCAATTTGTCCTTGAGCAATCATAGCTCCTATCATCTGATCTCCTCCTAAAGGACCAGAAAGTACAGAAGTAACGTATAAATGATCACTATAATAAACTATTTTTTGTCCTGGAAATGTTTCTTCTAAATCATTTACTAATATTTCGCTTAATAATTTACCTGTAGTTCCAGTTGCTATTAAATTATGTGGATATAATGTTTTTCCATTAAACCTAACCCAATCAACTAATTCTTGTTTTCTAGCATCGTGTGCAACTAATGCTATATTTAATTTTCTCATTTATTAATAGTTTTTGAAGCTATTTCAGCTAGATCTTTAGTTAAAACTTTAACAATTATATCCTTTTTACCATATCTTTGATAGTAAGTATATAATTCTTTAGTATTTTTAACTGCAGTATCTGTTACTTTTGAATTAATTAAATCAATTAACTTACGTCTTTTTACTAAAAGCCATTCTTTATCTGTCTCAAAAGCAATATAATCTGCCTTTCCATACACCCAGCCTGGATTTCCTCTAACGTTACTAATTTCAATCCAATGAATATTACTATCTGTATTACTATCTGATCAATTACTCTTTTTTAAGCTTTTAACATCAAAAGAAAATGTTTTATTGTCTTTAGTTCAGAAAAGATCTATATGGTCTTTAATATCTGTACTTCTATCAGAATGTGAAATGACCCCACCATTCCTAAGAACTAATAAATTAGCAAATTCTTGCTCTTTTTCAGCTCCTGCTTTTAAGAAAGATTGATGATTAAAACTATTGCTCATGACAAAATTTTTTAGCTGCTTCAATAGATTCAAAAACCTGATCTTCACGAATAGATTTTTGTAAACCATCTAAGCGATAATAAATACTCTGAGAACTAAGATGTTGATGAATCCGAATAGAAGTTACAGTAAAAGGATTCAAATTAGGTACACTCGCATTTACAAAATCTCCATCTTTAAATTTTAACTTTGTTTTACAAAGATATACCTGCTGTCCTATTTCATATTTTGTGTTGACCGTAATTTGCATATTCTTTGATCATATTTACGTATTTTACTTTTCTGTTTTCGAATAAGTTTTTCTAGTTCAGTAATACTTTTAACTGAGTATTGCTCTAAATTGTCAGCTATTAAACTTACATATATATTGCGAGCCATATGATTATTTTTATCAATATTCTTTATTACAGTAAGATAAGAATAAATATTAGTAGCTTCACCTTGCATTATTCTTAGCTCTTTTCTAGCTCTTCGAATTTTAATTGAAAGAGATTTTTCAGACATTTTATAATATTTTTAAATATTCTTTAGAGATTTTTATATAACCATACTTAGTTTTAACTAGACAATTATCTGTAAATTCAATTATATTAACTCTTTGATTAACTTGAAATGCAATCATTCCATCATCATCAATATAATCTATTAATGCAATAGCTTTCTTTTTCATTACTTTAGAAAAATTCTATATCTTAAAAGATTTAATGCGATATCTTTATCTACAATACGATCAAACGTATAACCAAAAACATTACGATCTTTTTGTAAATAAGTTATTCTTCGATTAGGATATATAAAATAATATCCAACTGAATCATCAGTACCCTCTTCAATAACAACTCTCTGACTACTATTCCAACAAGCTCCTACTCCAAATAAATCCTCTTGAAGTTTACATTTTTCTTCTGCATTTAATTTACAAATATCTATTACAAATAATATATTTAAAGAAACATCTCTTGGAACTGCAGTTTTCATATTAATCTATAATTTCAACAAACCTTTGTTGTTTTGTTTTAACATAAGGATTTTCATCAACTACTAAAACCTCTACTATAGTTTGTTTCTTAGTAAACCATCTAGGTAAAAACCACTTACGAGGTTTAATAGGCTCTCGATGAGAACTTAAAGTAATAAACTTTTCATTTTCATATTCATTACTTAGAGCAATTGTACCAGGATATTGTAAGTGTAAACAGCTCTTATTCCAACGATCAATAATACATGTATCAAGAACAAAATTAGGATCTTTAAATACAGTATCTCTAAGAATTAAAGTATCTCTTTTAGAATAATGTTCTAATTGATACTGTAAAGACTTAATTTTTTTATCTTTAATACCATTATCATTAGCTATTTTTTTCATAGCTAACATAAGTGAATCATTATAATAATCTAATTGTTCAATAGATGACTTAAATACTCGATTACTTTCTTTTAAACCAGAATTTTCTGCAGCATAAGCCTTTTCATTATTAACTGAATTATCTAATGCAACATTTAAATCATGAATTCTTTGTCCCATGAAAAATATTGTTAAACCTAAAACAGCTAATATTCCAATTTTTATTAAAATTGATTTCATTTTACTTTTTATCTATAAAATATTCTATAATTGCCAAACTATCCAAAGCAACTAATGTTCCTAAAATTAATACTCCAATTACCATAATATTCTTCGTTTTAAAAATAAAGGCACCTAGATTACTCTAGATGCCTATTGTATAACAATTCGATAAGTTTTATTAATATAATGAAGATTTCAAACTGTATAAGAGCCTGCTTCTGCCCAACGCTTTCCTTGATAATACCTTCTTTTTAATCTATCAGAATACATTACAAGATATTGCTCATACTTTATCTTATAAGGACTATGTTGCATTGTTATATCTTATTAACGGTGTAACCATAATGTTCAAGTACTTTCTTACATAATTCTAAATATTCTTCTACTGTTAAATCAGATTTAGAATAATTAGCAATAGGAATTGTAATACCTAAATTTGACAAATCATTTGTTCCACCTTTAGAAACAGGAACTATATGATCAAAACAATAATTATCTTTTTCTAAATCTATAGGAGTACCTGTTAAATAGCACTTTGTTTTTGTACCAAATTTATTAATAATATCTAAAGTCTTAATTTTATTTAAACTCTTCATTCCTCTATTTTGAAAATGTTCAATATATCTCCTTAAACGTTTACGTCATGTTCTATTAGAGATTCTTCTACCTCCATGAGAGATTCTAGCACAAAAAGTACATAGTCTAGATTTAATTCTCCCCTTAAGTGTATTACGTCATAATGAAGTAGATTTTCGTTGTTTACTATTAGTTATATCATTACAATAATATCCAACAATACTTTTGCTACATCCAAGTATCTTAGCAATTTCATTATAACTTTTATTATCACTTCTTAAAATAAGAATTTGTTCCTTTAACTTACTCATAATCAACTTATTAGCACGAGCTCTCCGATTCGAACAGAGACCGTAGGGTTTGGAGCCCTACAATACGGTTTTGCTTACCACTATAGTTTTCACTACCAGTTTTACTGTTTGTGGTCTGGACTATATCAGCTTGATATACAAGTGTGGCATTTAGTCTCTACACATTTATAGAGTAAAGTAGGATACATAGAGAAGTGTACGGCTTTAATTTTCGACCTACTAAGCACTCCGCCTATTTTACACGGCATAGACAGCCTATGTTCTCTACTGTATTTTACTCTAATTTAGCTCGGTATTATCAGCTATCCATATTTCGGGACCTTAGACTTTCTTAGAAAGCTGATTCGCATGATTTTTATCATCTTATTTCGCTTTTACCGAATTTGCCACAATTTTCACGCCAAGCGTGCTCCAATTCGAAGACCGCTGTGCTACCATTACACTAAGCTCGCATTTTACTACCTTTAGTTATACAGCAAAGGTAGTAAAAAATCTGAAAATATACAAATTAAACATCTACTCTTTTAAGTTTAGATATTAACGTATTCATAACGTATCCAGATAAGTCACTTGGAAAAGTATTCATATCTGTCATGACAACATAATGATTAAACATATCCTGAGGTCGGAAGTGGCTTTCAATAGCAATTTGACAAACTAGAGTATCTCCATTTGATTCAATTCTATTTACTACCTTTTTAACTTCCTCTACAGCAGGTTGTCCTCTTAAACCATATGCATTAGGTGCTCCATCAGAAATTACAAACATTAAAAGTGGTTTCGAAGTTTGCTTTCTAACCATTTTATATGTCTCTTCAATAGCAACAGAGTCTTTGTTATTAGAATAACTTTCAACTTTACCTAAAGCATAACGGTTCCTATTCCAGTGATCACGATATACATTAATAGTAACTTCTCCCATATGTCGATTATCTGCAGTATGACCATAAACATAAAAGTCACATTGCTTTAAACGTAAAAATACCTCATTAAGTAATATTGCACATTTTCTTGCAGATGCGATATTAGTTCCGCTCATAGAGCCACTCTCATCAATCAATACACAAACATCTAAACCAGGAGTAGTACGTTTAAACTTATTTGAATAGACAGTTTCTACTGCTTGATAAGCTTCAGCTAATTTATTAGTATCTAGCACACCTCTTCGCATTCCTGTTAAACGATATTCCTGTTCAACAAAGAATTTGCTAAAAGTATTAACTAAACCATTAATATGTTGTTTTACTGTATCAAAATCCGCTTTATAACGTCTTTCGTAATCTTCTTGTTTTACAATAAAAACATCATCTTTTATTTGCTTACACTCATCAGCAATTTCTTTAGAATCCCACTCATCTTTAATTTCATTACTATTTAAAGAAGTATTAGAAGTAATTAAACGTCGCATTTGTTCAGCTAATTTCTCAGCTGCCTGTTTTATTTCTTCTTGAGTATATGCTTTAATAGGTTCTTGTTTCTTTTTGCCCGCAGATCCCTCATCAGAACCACTTTTGGGAGAACTTTGTGTTTTACTATTCTTATCTGATCCTTCATTATCTTTAGAATCTTGTTTTTGAGAAGACTGTTTAGAATTTTGAGGGTCAGAACTTCCGTCTGATCCTTCTTGGCCTTCACCTGAATCAGACTGTCCTTCACTAGAATCAGATTGATCTTGTTCTTCATCTCCTTCTTGTTGTTCTTCAGGCGGAGGAGGTGGGAACTTAAAGTAATCTAGTAATAGCTTATAAATTTTTTCTGCTTTATCATAAGCTTCTTTAGAATTATTTCCAAAGTCACAAAGAACTTTCTTAATTTTATCAAACAAAACCTGATGTCGATAAATAACCTTAGTATCTACTCTTGCAGGATATCTTACAATATATAAAATGTTTTGTAATACATCCATTAAATCATCCTGTTTTTTAGCTTTTTTATATAACAAATCAAAATAATAATATTTTGCTTGCCCAATAAAATTAGCATACCCAGGATAATTTTGTGTAGTATTGTATTCAATTCGTTCATCTTCAATAGTATTGAACAGATTAAAAAGGAACTTATTAGGTCTATTTTTACGAATTTCTGCCATATCTGTATATAATATGTGAGAAAATTCATGAATAGTTGTACCTAAGAATACATCTAATTTAACATTATTATCGATTTTATTATCATCATATACTTTAGTAGAAACAATAACTGTTTTTCCATCTGTACATGAAGTTTCTGCGTCTACATTTAACTGTATTCGAATACTTCTTGGGATATCCATAATATCCCTAATGTCACACGCGTGGCGATAGGAATCTCTTAAAAGTTTTCTTTTATTCAAATCAGGTGCAAAGAAAGAAGAATACGATCCACTTACTTTAGTATCCCATCCTAAACGAGTAGATCCTTTATAAGTAGATGTATAATTCTTACCTTTACGCCCAAACCAGTCAGTAAATGACATATTATTTACTCATTAATAATTTTCGTACTAATTCTCGAGACTCTTTACTATCACATAATGGAATTAATACATAATTTAATGCATCTAATGTTGACCATCCATCATGAATTAATTCTGCAATCATTAAAGTTTCTCGAGTTGATACTGTTGTTGCAGCCTCTGCATTTTCTGCCATCCTACGAAGTTTAGCAGCAATAGAAGTAATCATATCAGCATCCTGTTTCTCAATATCACATCTCTTCATGAGAACTCGAGCTTCAATGTCTGCAGGAAGATATGTAAATTCAATTGGAAAGAAACGATTCTTTAATGCTTTATCAAGAGTTGAAGTACCAGTATATTCAATACCAATATTACAAGTTGATATAAAACATACTTCAGGATGAATAGGGATTTCACGAATATCCTTAGAACCTGCAATTTCTACAGGTAAAGTTCTACGATGGTCAAGAACAGGGAATAAAATATTCAGAGCTGTTGCAGGGCAACGTGATAACTCATCAAGTACAATAACTCCAGGTTTCTGAACATCCTGAGTAAACTTAGCATAGTCAAAAATAGACTTTCCATCATCAAGACGGTGAACACCAAGTAAATCAGATATAGGATCATGCATAGCACCCATATCATAAATAGTACAAGGAATTCCTAACTGCTTACAAATTAATTCTACTACTTGTGTTTTACCAGATCCAGTAGGACCAGTTAGCATTGTATTTACACGTTTATAAATATTTCGAGTAAGTAGATAGAAAGTTTCATCCTTAATATAGAAACCATCCTTATCAATAGACATAGGAACTATATCAGGATTACTCTTAATCTGATACAAGACTTTTGATTTTAGCTTAGCTTCTTCCTCTTCTATTTCTTCAGGAGTCTTATCCCTATTTTTAAGGTATTTTTGATATCCAGAATCTGCCTTAGGATCATCCGCTATTGAATATACGTCTCCAGAATAAGAATAATACTTTTGTGTTGATGCAAAATTTAGCTGTTTAGCATATAATCCAACTATACAATCAAAAGGATGTTGTACCCTATCAATTGTATACTGAGAAATAGATACAGCTAATTCATAAACAGGAGTTTTGTCAGGAAAATACTGCTTAGGCAATATTTGCCAAGTTCTTCGAGATCTAGTTTCAGTTAATTTACAATAAATTATCTCTGCCATTACTTATAATATGATAAATATTCAGAAGGACTAACAATACGATATTCTGTATTTTTAAAATCACTAAGTGTAAAAGAGTTTGTATAACTCATCATTGATCGAAGATAATGAACAAAATTCTCACACCATCCACTTAAAGGATACAAAATAGGTACTGTAACTTCTATTCCTTCTGCTGTTTTTAATTTTTGACTTCCAGTTTCTACTTGAGCTTTTTTAGTAGACATCCCATAATAAACTCGGTCTCGAGCAATATACTCTCCTCGTACCCAATGTTCTATTACTTTACCACAAGCTTCTTCTGCTTGAGCAAAGATTTTGCCTACCATTACATAATCTGCACCTAATGCTAACGCTTTAATAATCTTATCATAATTATCAAATCCTCCATCAGCTACAATAAATGGCAAAGACTCATATTTATGGGAAATACGCATAGCTTCTGCATCTTTAATTGCTTTTTCTATCTCCCACTTACGATCTACAACCTCTTTAATTAAAGAAGCCATAGCATAATGAACTCCTCCATTTGCAGAAGTAGTACATACTGATCCACCACCAATTCCAACACGTACAAAATCAATACCAGCTAAGGCATAATCTATATAAGTATCAGGATTTGCAATATTGCCTGCCATTAGTATAACATGACCTCCATATTTCTGTTTTACAGATTTACAAAGATCAATAAGCTTACGCATATGACCATTAGCAATATCTACGCATATATAAAATATTTCTTCCTCCTTAATTTCACCTAATTCTAGACCTGCAAATGTTTCAAATTCAGATAAACTTAAGGCCACAAAAGTTTTTGACATTAACTCATATCTAGTAGATAAATCTACTGAACGAGGAATTATAGTATTTATTTTATTATCCATAAATACCTGATAATTGCTCTCGTTAATTACTGAACTCATAGGAGCAGTAAACAACGGGAGCATATTATCAGCATTATATGGATTACATTGTTCACGATGTTCAATATCACTAATCCTAGCAGGTACTAAACAAATATCGTTCAATCCATATGTCATCTTTTAATCTTTTTTTAGATTGTTTCTTTTCACGTTTTTCAGGGTCTTTAAACTTTTTTACCTTTTTACGATTAGGCTTAAAAGTTTCCTCTTCTTTACTAAATGTCTTACCAACTTGATAATCCCGAATAAACTTACCCATACTTATAAAAACAAAAAGAGGGAATTAATCCCTCTTATTCAATGACTAACGAACCAGGAGCAAGCCCTAATTCCTTTTCAATCTCGGTTATTGTTTTAGTAACTTTAGGTTTGCGAACTTTACGTTCCCAAGCTACTTCCATATTACTTACATCCTTTAGATTGTAATATTTACTTGTAGGCTTAAGAATACGTACAACTCTATAAGGACGATCTTCAGTAATATTATTAATATATCCTGAAGCAGCTAAATTACTTCCTGAAAAGTGCATTACTGTACCATTACTAAGTACAATTCCATACCGAATCATACCTGCATTTTCAAACTGAACGATTCGTCCAGGTACCAACTCTTTATGGAAGTTAGACTCTTTATCTTCAGATTTTTCCTCTGCAGCGTTTTCTTCTTCCTGTTCTCGTTCTTCTTTAGCTTCCATAATACACTTAGCCAAAATCTCTTTAGGAATATGCCGACTAAAAACCTGCATTAAAGGATGTTCAAAAATAGTTTTAAGATCGATCTCCTCTTTATCTTCTTCAGACTTATCAGTTTCCTCATCTTCGTCTTCCTTAAGGAATTCAAGAGCATGTGATAAATCATTAGTTGTATAGATCTTAGCATGATCTTCAACAAATTTATCAATTTCTTTTCGACCTTTAACATAGAAGAATGTTTTATCCTCCTTATCAATTAAAATTGAGAATTCTCCAAATGCAATAGGAAAAATAGGTGAGTTTCCAGCTTTGTAATCTAGACTTCCAAGAGCCAGAGCCAAAATAGGCATGTTTTCGGTTTTTACTAATAAATAACGCATTATATTAAATTTTATTTTTCTGTAGTTTTACAAACTTCTGTAATTTCATATACAGAATTTCTTGTTTTAAAACAATTTTTGCTAACAATTTCTACAACAGGAGATGTAGAGAATCCAAGTCCTAGATATACTCTATGTCCTTTTGTAATAGGTTCAATTAGCCTACCTATTTTTTCATATCCAGTATTAATTCCATTAGGATGATGTCCTGGAACATAACTACAAGTATCATTATCTGATAACTTAGTAATTTTAACGGTTTCTCCACGTTTGTAAGTAATTTTATCATAATAAATCTCTCTTACCTTTTGGAGTATTTCGTCTCGATGATCATCCTTATCGTAGATTGAACCTTCACAATCACATTGTTTTAGTAGAATTAAAAGTTCTACATTTACTTCATTAAGATTATTAGCTAGTTTTAGTATAGCTTTTTCAGGATTTGTCTGTTCAAGAATATACATAGGCTGCATATGCCAGCGAACTAATGAAATAATTGCTGTATGTAAATGTTTATCTACTTCTAACTTAACTAATAAATCTTTTGCAATTTCTGCACTTTTAATTGCATGGTTACTTGCATGATATAGGCCATCTTCTCCTTTCTTTGTTGTAAAAGCTTTGCCAACATCATGCAATAAAGCAGCATATACTAAAATTTCTCTAATTTCAGGTGATGCTAAATAATCAATAGTTTCATTTGAAATATGATCTAATGCACTTTGTACAACCATACAAGTATGTACAAAAGCATTACCCTCTTTGTGCCATATTTCATTTTGAGGTATTCGTTTTAGTTTTTCTATTTCAGGGATTAAATCTAATTTTTCCCAATGAAATGTGTTTTCAGTTGAATCGTATAATTTCATATATAATAATTTATGCACCTTCGTTTTCATCAAATTCAAGTCTGTAATAATTTTTATGAGAACATATTACAGTTCCTGTTTGTTTTTCAAGATCTACTCCAATCAAACCTATAAAATTATTACATTCTCTACACATGCCCGAACAAATATGTGGTTTAAGACCATCGCGAATAGCATGTTTTATACTTTCTCTTTCAAAATTGTCTATAGAACAAATATTACATTCTATAAATTTTTTTGTAAAATCTGTAGGAAAGTATTTCTGAACTTTATATAATATCATAGTTATATTTATTTAGTATAGGAGGCGGGAGTCGAACCCGCAATGAGCATTGCAGCTCGCCAGATTAGAAGTCTGGTCCATTATCCATTCTGGTCACTCCTACTTTTATAGTATCTATAATAATATCTGTCTCCGTTTTTATTTTTAGATTTGTAAGTATCCAACTGAGAATCGCAATTAGGACATATACATCTTAAATTATCTCTTTTATTATTAGAAGCATGACCGTCAATATGATCTAAAATAAAAACTAACTCTTTCCCATTTCAACTGGGTTCCATCCCACAAATGGCACATTTATTATTCTGTTCCTCTAATATATACTTCTTAGATGATCTAGGGTTATAATTAGCTCTCATAATAGAAGGATCTCCATTAAGAATTAATTCATATCTTTTCTTAGATTGATACTCTTGTTGACATTTACTACTACAATAAATTCCGCTATGAGATAAATATAATATAAATTCTTTTCCACAGTTCTTACAGATACCTTTTTTAGCAGTTCCTCTTCTAAAAGTTTCGCATGGATTTACTGCTCTTCTAGAAGGAACAATTATATTTAAACGTTGTGCTACTTTTCTAATATTGCTACCACTACATTTATACTTACGACCTACTTCTTCAAAACTTAATTTTTCATCAATAAGGAACTTAATTAAATTTTCTTTTTCTAATTTTCAACTTATCATATATTTTATATTTAAAATTTTCGTACACAAAGATACAAAAATTTTATCAAAAATACAAAGTTCGAATCAAAAATTAATTTCTATCCCTTGAACTACGGGAGCAAGATTATTTAAATATAATCATAAATTCTTGCTAGAATTGCCATAACTGCTTCTTCAATAGTTAATTCTGTTGGAGCTACTGTATATAATGTATACGGAGGCATCCAAGCTCTTGCACTATATCCAATAGGGAAAGTTCCTTCTTTATTCCAACACACTCTTGTCTCAATAAATATTTGTTTTTCTATAGCTAACCATTCTTGAAGTTTTATTACATCTTCAGGCCCGTTATAGCCTTTAAGACTCATTAATTTATACATTTTAGACATGTGTAATTAAATATTCATATGCTTGATTAATTTCAATAAACTTTTCCTTAGAGCCTCCTTTATCAGGATGATACTGAAAACACAACTTACGATAAGCAGTTTTGATAATAGCCTTATCTTTAGTAATATTAATTCCAAGTATTCTATAATACTCATTTATATTAGGTTGTTTTTGAGATTGATAATTCTCTCTACTTTTTCTTCGATAGTCTTCCTGTTTACGTTTATATTTAAAATATCCTTGATAAAAAGTTACATAAAATTCTGCAGATTTATAGTAAAAGCAAAAAGAATTAGACCATTCAGGTTTTATAAATTTTTGACAATATTCTTGAAACCATGTAAATTTATCTTCTTTAGAATAATACACAGAAATCTTATTAAAGGTCCTACGAATACTACGATAAAATCTATCATTATCAATAACACTAGAAGGAAGCTGCATAACCTTAATCATGTATTGTAAAACAATTTCGTCATGATTTCTTTTAGAACTTAAATTACCAAAAATTAAATCAATAGCATTATCAAAATCAATAATAGTTATCAAAGAGCCATATGATTTCATTACTTTTGTATAAGAATCTATATGGAAGAAATTTGCTTTTAGTAAGTTTACTCCTAAAGCTTTACAAATAATAATCAGAGCTTCATCATATTTATCTAACTTTACTTTATATAAGTTTTTAGTTAGAATATTTCTATTGTTAAACATCTTTTTAATAAACTTAAACATATCTATAAAATAGAAAATGCCTCCAAGATAGGAAGCTATTAGAGTGCCCTCGACAGGATTTGAACCTGCACCCTACTATTACTTCAGACCGCTTTCTAAGAGCGGCATGTCTGCCAGTTCCATCACGAGGGCAAATAGAGAGTAAATCTCTCTATTATTCTTCTAAAAATTCAGGATCTCCAATCTGAGAAGTTACTGTAGGAGATAGATTTTGAACTTCATATTCGATAATTTGATCTTTAATATCTTTTCCAGAATAATTATCTTGAATTAGAAACACGATATGTTCTACTTGTGATTGAGATAAAGTTCCACTATACTTAATAGTTTCTGCATCATCACTTCTAACTAAGATATCACAATGCCTAGAATCAGAATTTAACCAATTCTTATTCGAAGAATTAACTTCTTCAGTGTAATCCACATTTACTTGTACTACTTTCATATTATATTTTTCTTAAAATGCATTTGAAGTGTGTTGTATCCTTTAATAGGATATTAAAATCTTTAAGAATTCCTTGCTGAGTTTGAGGCATAATAAATTCGTAAAAATAATCAATAACATAGTTATTAGGAACTTTTGATAAAAACTCTTCGATAGTTATTGGAAAATAATTTTCTCTAACTTCTCTAGCCCAATTTTCAACCCATTTATATTTCATAAGGAAATGAACTAGATTTTTATTGTTACTAATATTTCCCCAAATAGATTGAAACTCAGCTAAATGTGTAGGATTAGCGTTATGTAAAACTCTAGAAACATCATTAATATCCGACATTCTATCAATTGACTTTCGAGGAGTTAAATCTCGAATAGCAATATATTTAAAGTTTTCATTAAATACTTGTCTCCAAAATTCATTTACGCTTTGATTATCACCGTAACTATAAACTTCATGAATAACAGAAGAAAGTATTAAAGTAGCATTATCTAACTTTAAAGAAGTAATATTTTCAAAATTATTATATAAAGAAACATTACATCCTTCAAGATTTTTTTCTGCAATTTGAAGCATTTCAGGAGATATATCATATCCAATTAGTTTCTTATCAGGAAACATCTCATGAATATGTTTTAATAAAGATCCATCTGCACATCCAAAATCAATGAACGTATCTGAATCTACAAAAGATAAGAAATATGCTTTATCTAAGAGTGACTTTCGCATATTATCATTATATACCTTTAAATTTGCTATTTCCATTCTATAGGTTCTAAGTATATTCTATAACAAATAATTTTATAAGCGTCTTGCTCTCCGTTATCTGCACAACCATGATTACCATAATGTGGGTCTATAGTCTTATTACGACAATAACCATCCCTACAGATCTGATAAATCGAACATATACGTTCACAAGTATGACGAACGCTTGTATTATCTACTCCTACTCTCTGTAAATATAAATCATATTCTGGTATATAACGAAGCTGATATTTATTAATTATTAATTTACTCATACTATTTAAATTTGCGGAGAGTACTAGATTCGAACTAGTGGCACCCTTTTGAGGTACGTCGTCTTAGCAGGACGATGGGTTAAGCCAACTCCCCCAACTCTCCAAAATAAGTTCTAATATAGAACTTATTATAAATCCATTATTTTTAAGATTACCTTAATGAAAGACTCTATATTTGAATGAGAAGTGTTAAGCTCATCAAACTCCTTCTTATGTTCTAATACACTTATCATAAAATAATCAAACATACTACCAGTAACAACTCTTAATGCCTCTTCACTCAAGAGATTTCTTAAAGGAGTATCTCGAGTAAGATGAATAGTACTAAAGTCTAAACTACTTGCATAACGAGAGATATTAATACATAAAGAAGTTAGAACAATATTTTCAGGATCTGCGTACCTTTTTACTAAGTCTTCAGTTAAAACTAGTGGAAGTAAAGTCCCGTCACAAAATTTTACAAGCGAAAATAATGTAAAAGGGATACAAAACATATTTCCACTATCTGGTTCTCTATAAATTTGATTAGGAAGTGGAAAATAAGCTAACCCTTGAGGGCTTAAACAGCCTGAAAATACAAACTTGTTAATTTTTTTACTATAATCAAGCTCTAAGTAAACATACTTATACTTATCGTGATTAGTTTCATACCAACCACTTTTAGCTAAAGTGTTTATGTCTGTCATTTTGTATATATTGTTTTAAAAGTATAATTCTTTCAATTATTTTGTTGTGATTAAATGCCCATTTATAGTTGTTTAATTTTCTTATATCAATCCATTTAACCTCTTCAACTTCATTATCTTCGCCTCCAATAGGTTTAACTTGAGAAAGTAATTTATAAGGTACTAAAGCAGTATATCTAAGAGTAATATTTTGCTTATTAGCCTTTGGACTTGTTTCAACCTCTACAAATTTAGGAACTTCAGGAGTAATTACATATCCTGTTTCTTCCATAATTTCTCTGCAAACGGCATCTTCTCCAGTTTCATCATAGTCTATATAACCACAAGGGCAATTCCAATATCCTTGAAAATCAGGAGTTCCAGTACCACGTTTATTTGCTAAAATACATAAGTTTCCAAATTTATCTCTAGAAAATAGAAACATAGCAACTGCACAAGACCTCGAAATCCAGTATTTTTGATTATCTTCTTTTGAAGTTACTTGAAAATTTTTCATTATTTGCAATTTTTATTATTTTGTGCCCCCGTGAGGATTCGAACCTCATTAGTCTGAGACGCGAAATTTACAGTTTCGTGCAGATCTCCAACTCTGCTGCGTGGGCGTACCTTTTTAATTCCAGTTGCCTTTAATATGAGTCTCTTTAAGAGGTGGAATTAGTAAATAAAGTCCATATTTTAAAAGTCTAATATCCCAAGGATATAAAGAAATTACAAACGTATCTTTACGCTCTGTTGATTTAAAGTACCAACGTAATCCCTCTCTATGACTATAAACAACATGTTGAATAAAATTTTTCATAATTTTTAAATAAAGAAAGAATATTTTCTCTACCTACAGGATTTGCAGATTGACTTGCAAATAATGGAAGTTTCTTTCCTTCATCAATACAACGATTTACAATATATTTAGCTATATCGTAACCACTTTCTTCTTCCCCTAAATCGTGATCAAGACAAATTGCATCAGGCCAGTCTTTTTCAAGAAATTGTATTGCTTCTTGATAAGTTTGCGCCCATATTACAAAACAGTTTCGACCGATAGGACTAAAATTTAACCAATCATTCTCAAGAGGATTACGAGCATCGTCCACCCAAAGTAATGTTTTCATTTTTATTAATCCGCTAAGTTCATTGCTTTTACAATTGCCGCTCCTAAGCATTCCCGATAATTATGGTATCTTTCAGAAGAAGCATAACACGGCTCTGTATCTCGCCTATTAATTCTATAAATAGAGTATGCATATCCATTAGGATGCCATCCGATTTCTACATGTAAAGACTCTTTATCTCTTAGTTCATCCAGAATATCATGTAAACCTGTATTTTTCATAATTATATAATATTTAATGCTCTTATAATTCCAGCTTCTAAACAATCTAGATAACTAGTATATACTTCAGAGAAAGTATCATATGGTTCATCCTCTTGAGAATCAATTTTATAAATAACAAACATCCAACCATGAGGATACCATTGTATCTCTACATGTAGGAATTTTTTCTCCCGCAGCCAATCCAAAATATCATATAAACTAGAAGAGTTATTATATAATGGAATCTTTTTATTAGCTAACTTTTTAATTTGGTCATTAATCATTTTATAATTCTTTAGTATTTCCACAACTAATACACTTACTGTATGTAGTACAAGCTAAGTTTGACATTCCAACAGAAAGTAAAGTTGAAAAGATTCTAGCTACACCAGAAGCTCCATATGCATCCTCCGTCCAAATTATATGAACTGTTTCTTTGTCACATTCTGGGCAATATGTTTTAATAGTCTTCATTTAGATTACAATGACATTTAGGATTATGAACAACTGCTACACCATGACCTTTAGTAAAACTAATATAATCATGTCCTTCAAACTTAAATTTATGTGCAGTACCAATATAGTATCCATCTTCAGATCTTATAGTTTCTGACTTAGGATCAATTACAGCATTACAACTAACTGTAATTAAACAAATTAGACAAAGTAAAAATTTCATATTTTTATTTCTTAAACCAGTTAATTATTTTATCAACTGAATCTTTAACTACATTTCGATAAAAACATAAATTAAAAAGTTTGAAACACTCTTTAAAGGTATTAGGATTTGAAGGATATCTGTACCAAAGTTCAGGTTTACTTGCATTTTCTATAGTTATATCAAGTTTAGCATTGCATCTAATAGATTCTGTATTAACTTCTTTTAAAAACTTATAGAAAATTTGTTTATCTTCTGTAGAACCAAAAGTATTAAGATGATCTATAAAAGCGCCTACTTTGACAAGTCTTATCTTAAGACTTTCATAATACATAACTGTTATTAGTTCATATAAAGCTATGAATATTATAATAAATACAATTAACATTATTGTAAGGATTTAATAATTTCTACTGCAACTTTGCCATCATATCTTCCTTTATATTCTTCTGAAAGATATTTCATAATTTTTGACATATTGTTACCTGCAGTTAATTGTGAACCAATAAGTGCAGTTAATTCCTCCTTAGTAAGAGGTTGAGGTAAATAACTCTCAAGGAAAGCATTTTCTTCGTTTAGGGTATTAAGTTGATCAACTCTATCCACCGAACATTCACTAATAGTCTGTTTATTATCTTTATACATTTTCTGTATAACATCCATAACCTGACTACAAGAAGGATCTTTACTAATCTGTTCACACTCTCCAATGATAGTATTTAACAAATTATAAATTACCTTATTATCTCGCTTAATCTGCTTAAGCTCTTTTAATTTCTTTAATGTCACCATATTTTTTAATTCTTGCAATATTATTAATTCCAGCCATATGATGGTTACAACAATCCACTGAAAATTTTTCAGTAATACCTTCTATGTAATAACTCCATGCAGGACCAATTACAATAGCATTTCTATTACTTTGATCAACAAATATAAATATTTGAGCATCTGTAAATGCTTGTCCATCTAATCTACAGGTTGTATCAGAAAAAGTTTGAGTAAAGGAAATAACGCTGTCATATTGAAACGATGCCCATTTATATTCTTCTAATAGTTCTTTACAAAATTCTTTAAAAGTCATTATTTCATTAACTTACTACCCCTTGGAGCACATTTTTCACAATAAGGACATATCCACCCTGTACTTAAATATTTAGCAGGTTTTCCACAACTTATACATGTATGATAAGAAATATCTTCATACTTATTAATTATAGTCTGTATTTCTTCTGGAGCTCCTGCATCATACCAACGAAGAGAACCATACTTCTCTTTAATCTGCATAATTCTATAATTATATAAATAATTATGCTTTTTAAGAGCTTGTTTTATTTCTTTACACATTTGAATGCCAAATGCTTTTCTCCAACCAATTGGCATACTATTAAGTTCTGTATAAGTTGGAATAAAACAAATTTTAGGAATTATATTTTCGTAAATATAGTTTAGAATAGTATAGATCTTGACACTTTTGGTATCAGCTACAAATTCTAACTTCTTATAACTAAATCCATAATTAGTATTAGTAACTTCCTTTTTATGTATATGATAATATAAAACAGGTATATTATTGAAGGTTGATTTACTTACAGTAATTCCTGAAATCTTAAAATTATCACCCACATACTTTTGTATATTGAAATCATAAGGTTCTTTCAATATATCACTATAAAATCTTAAAATAGTATTATTACGTATAAGCCTTGCTTTAAAATTGTATTTATCCTTGAAGATTACTTGCTTTGTAATAGTAGTACATTCTTGAGGATCTTTATAAAACTTATAAGCTAAACTGATATCATAATAAGACTTACTATAGTATTTGTATACTAAATTAGACATCCATCTTATATAAACTGTATGTTCATCTGAAAATCTATTTCTTGGATATAAGAATGGGAATCTTATACACAAATATATTGCATTAAAAATTTTGGATAAGGATTTCATATTTTTAAAATTTATTAGAGTGGGTAATTACTTTTTATAACGATACTTTCTAGTACTATTTTTATTTCTGGAGCCAAAATGTTCTGTCATAGCATGATGATTAGGACATAAAACCTGAAGATTTTGCTCTTTATTATTAGTTGCATCTCCATCTATATGATGAATTTGCAAAATAGATAATCCAGTATAAGGATTAATAAAATTGCATCCACACCCTGGAATTTCACAAGTATAATTAGTCTTATCTAATAAATATTTTCTTATATGATTTGAAAGACCATCTGTACCAGACATTCCTGTTTCTTTCCCGTCTTTCCACCTTTGAATATACTCCTTATATTTAAATTCAACTTGACAAATAATACTACAATATTTATTTCTTGCAAAAATTTCCTTTCCACAATTTAAGCATTTACTAGTTGCATTTTTGACATATTTACCACTAGTTATAGCACCTCTTTTTATATTTGTATAACTAGTTGCACAAGAGTGAGAACAGAAGTTATTTTCTCTTTGATTTCAAGGAATAGGTTTTTTACATTTTTTACACAATTTAGGATTTTTTACATAATCTGTTTTAGTAAATCGTGTAAAAACAGGAATTTTTAGTCCTTCCTTAACTCCTCAAACTCTTAAATATTTTCTATTATAAGTATTATCGTGAATTTCTAATTTTTTACAAATTTCATATAAACTTTTACTACTAATTCACGCAAGTTTAATTTGTCTATCTGAAAGTTCTTTAATAGTTTTCATCAATATTCATTATTCACTTTAGAGCGTCGTAAGAGATTCAAACTCTCCCCTTTAGATTGGAAGTCTAATATGCTATCACTAACACCAACGACGCAAACCATTAATATTTATTCTAGCATCATTTCTCTAACTCTTTGTTGATATACAGAAATAATATAAGAAATTTCTCTTCTATGAGGACTATGCCCCCAACGAGTAGCTTTATCTAATTTAAAGATAATATTCCACTTTACCTTTTCGCTCCAATTCAAAACACATTTCTTTGAATTTCAGTTTGAATAGATTCAGCACAAGCTTCTAATTTCTTTAAATCATTATTACATATTGATAACCAAAGTTTTCTTTCTTCTGTCATTTAGAACTAAGTTTTACTTTTCGCAAAGCAATTTCTTGACAATCCTGAATAAACATTGCAATTTTATCCTTATATTCCCATTCCCAAGTATAATCTAAACGATCTATTTTAAAAAACAAGTAAGCCATTACTTCCTTACTCCATGCTTTAAATACAACATATTGAGAAAGTTTTTGAACAGATTCTGCACATTTTCTTAGTTTACATAATTCATTTTCATACATAGACCTGTACAGCTTTTCAATTTTGTTCATTTTAGTATTTTTATTTTAAGGATTATATAGATTATTCCAGTTATCATTAACGATTCAAATAAATATCCAAGAGAAATTAAACTACCTAAAGCCGCTAATACCCAAACTAATACAGCTGTAGTTAAATGCCGAATATCATCAATTCCATTCTTAAATATTATACCTGCGCCAATAAAACCAACACCAGAAGCAATTTGTGCAGCAACTCTAGACGGATCTCCACCTATTTTAATTGAGATATATGTAAAAACAAAAGAACCTAACATAATTAATATACAGGTTCTAATTCCAATTATTTTAGATTTAAATTGTCGTTCATATCCTATAAGAGCTCCACATACCAAAACTGCAATTAGACCTGTAATAAAAGTAAACATTAGACTTCTATATTTTTAAATATGTTATACAATGATAAGAAAAAGGTATAGAGTATAAATAGTATATTCATTCCAGGAATAAAAAGAAATAGACAAAGACTACTATCACCATCACTATCCCTAAACTTATCATTCCAATATTCAAATATTTTTCCAATAGTAATTCTTTCTTTATGACTTACTTTATAAGCAAAAATAAAGAGAAAAGCGTTAATAAATACAGGAATAATATAACATAAAATAATAACAAAAAGAGTATACATACTATCGAATTTTTATATTGCTCATTAAGTTTATAAAAAATATAATAAACCCTGCTAATAATATAAAAATATTAGCGAGAGGAACCCAAGTAAAAATTACTAAAGGATTTCCATCAGCTGCATCATAATATTCATACATATCTCCTATTGTTTTCCCACAATCAGTGCGCTTCTTCCAAAAATATAATCCAACGATATGAATTAAAAATATAGGAAGTAAATAAAATAAAATGAAAATAATAATTATCATTATTTATACTGTTTTATATTTTCTATATATGTTTTCTGTTCCTCACCTGTAGGACCAACCATTAAGTTAAACTTTGTTGTTGCACATGAGCTTAACAATATTAATATCAAAATTAGGATTATTTTCTTTATATTTTTCATTTTCAAATCCAAAATCGTTAAGTTTTTCAACCATTTTTCTAAAAATAGTTATATCAGTAATTCTTGATTCAATAATTTCAAATTGTTCTGTATCAAAAATACCATATACTCGCATATAATCCTCACGATCTTTTGCTCTACAGTAAAATATAATTGCAGTTTCATCGTGATTATAGTCAACTGGACTTACAATTATTTTCACTTGTAATCCTAATTAAATTAATACAATTTCTAATACCTTATCTAAAGTATCTATATCAATATCAGGATAAGCTGTTAATATTTCCTCTCTAACCTGTTGTTCCCATCGACTATCGATAAGATCAGATCATCCATTTTGTTCTAAAAGTAACAAAATATCCTTTACTTTACTTTCCATCCAATAGTATTTATAAAAACTTGTGTAACTAAATCAAGATTCATCATGATTTGTTCATGTACATCTAATTTAATTTCTCTTTTAGTTACAGGCCATCCTTTAACAATCATTTCATATTCACATCGAGACCAGAATTGATATAAAGATTTACTTCTAACAAATTCTTTAATATCATCAAAAGACTTAAATTTAGATTTATCTTTTTCTTCTTTCCATTCTCTTACAAAATATGGAATAACATTATATTCTTCTATTGTTTGTGTATTAAAATTCCATATAAGTACGTTAAATATATTTCTCATAACTTTAAAATTTTGTGTAGCGAGTCTCGGATTTGAACCGAGGTCTAGAGCTTATGAAACTCTCGAGGTAACCATCTTCTCCAACTCGCTTAGAGGTAGAAGCAGGACTCAAACCTGCGATCGTGGTGTTGCAGACCACTGCCTTATCAACTTGGCTATTCTACCAATCGTATTCTATAGATATTATTCATATCATATTGTATAGTTAAGTCATCTACAATTTTTTTTGCTTCCATAAGACCCATAGTCATCTTATGATCAAGATTTTTAATAAAAATTCTATCTTTTATTTCTTTAACTTTCATTAATTTCCAATTCGGAGGAAATTTTAAAAGAATAAAAAATAGACTTCTTGTAAGATAATTTATTACTACATGTGGAGTAGATACATCTCCTCCACTATATAGTGGAATAGTTTTAACTAAAAATTTTGGAGGTATAATCATAATTTTTTGATTTAAGGGATGCATATAGGATTCGAACCTATGACTTCTGGCACTCCCTGCCAGAGCTCTACCACTGAGCTAATACATCCACTAATAAAAATAAGTACTAAGCATATCTATCATTAAGACTTATAAGCATTGCACGTGTTACTATGCTTAATGAGGGAGACGATAGTGTGGAACCTTTTGGTTACGCTCCAAATCCCCTGGATTTTCAGTCCAGTGCTTCTACTAAGTTAGCTTAGGTTCCTTAACAAATAAATACGATATCTAATTCTAACCATTAAAGTACATAGATTATCTTTTCTATTTGTACATAAAAGACTACGACAGTAAGCTCTTTGATTATTACATTCATCCGATACTGCATAACAAATATTTCCTTTACAATCTGTATCTTTACAATAATCACTCTCTCCACAAGGATTATCAACATAAGATACTTGGAGGATAGTATTGTTATACTTATAAACAGTACCTACTGGGTACTCTGTACTATTAATTATTGCCATATTTTCTTGTTTTAAATGTGGACCGTAGGGTAATCGAAACCCTGTTTCCTGCTTGCAAAGCAGATGTAATAGCCACTATACTAACAGCCCTAATTATATAAGCACACTCTTAAGGATTCGAACCCCAAAGAACAGTTTTGGAGACTGTCATGTTACCAGTTACATCAAGAGTGCTTATTTAAATAAATAAATTCGATAATCTAGTCTAATATAACGTACTCTAATACCATCTTTTCGTTCTTTAGGAGTACATAAAAACTTATGGCAAAGACGTCTATTATATGTGTGAAGTAAACAACCTTTATTTTTAATAAAACTTACAGAACACGAGCTATTGTTTTTCTCACCTAAAACAGTTTGAAATAATAGATAACTATTATTTGGAATTTTTATAATTTGAGAAACTCTATATTCTATTAACATAAACTCTATAATCTACTTTAATATACCTAACTCGAAGACCATCTGCTCTATCTATACATTTAAAATCAGTGCAAGCCTTTCCTGTAAAAGCACATGGCTTTCCAACAGAAGATTCATAACAAAATCTTTTCTCAGGTTTTCCTTCAGGTACACATTGAATAATTAAAGTTTTATATCTAATTATTCTCCAATATTTTAATACAATAGGTCTTTGCATATAATTTAAGCTTAACTGCGGAAGATGAGGGACTCGAACCCCCACGCCGTTTTAAGCGACCTACACTTTTCAAGAGTGCTGCCATTAGTCCAACTTGGCTTAATCTTCCTTGTTTTAACACAAAAAGTTAATAAATTTGTAACAAATTATTTGTTATTAAGTTTAATATTAGCGGGAGCAGCAGGAATTGAACCCACGTTACCAAAATTAACAGTTTTGTGCTTAAACCACTCAGCCATACTCCCTTATATTTTACATTCTATCATAAGAAGCTTCTAAAAATACACGATAAGAAACTCTCCAAAAATAATATTTAAGACAACTTTTATTAAAAGCAGGTAAAAACAAAATACAATAATTAGTTGATTTATAACATTGATTATTACTACAATAATTTCGTTTTAGAGATCTAACTGCTTGTATACAACACTTTATTTCAGGAAAATATTTAATCTGCATAGATCCTATATTTAATCATATTATAACGTCTGTTACTACATCCTCCAAATTTCTCATTAAAAATCTCACATCCATTTGAATTATGATGATATTCAAATCCATAACATTTTTTATTAGGGGGTAATATGACATAAATAACCTCTTCTTATAGATTGTATATACTTATTTTCAAAACGTTTTATCATTTGTAATTCTGACTTAAAAATTGTGTGAGCCTACAGGGACTCGAACCCTGACAACTACATTAAAAGTGTAGGATACTAACCGATTATATTATAAGCTCTGCCTAAGGATTACACTCCTCTTTATAATTATTCATCTATAAAAATTCTATGTAAAAGTCTAATATGTATAAAGTTTTTATGTTCTTTGTTCCCTGAAGCTGTACATTTTAAATTTTCACGTTCTTCAAAAGAGAGATTTGCTTTAACAAAACATACATGTTCTGTTTTATCTCCTAAACAAGAATATCCACATCTTTTTTGTTTACAAGGATATTCCTCTTCAAGACTAACAGTTACTGTTTGTAAATATTTTCCTGGTATAAATTTCCAAATCTTATATTCTTTTATAATTTTCTCTTTTAGTACCTACAGAAGGACTTGAACCTTCAACCGCTTCCTTATCAGAGAAGTACGCTAACCAATTGCGCCATGTAGGTATTTAGTAGAAGTTATTATTATTTTAACTAATCTACTATATCGTAAGTATTCTTCTATCTCTCTAGGAAGCTGGATCTACCTAATTTCGAGAGAAATACTTCTTAATTCTTATAGTTTGGGGTTTATAAGATAAGGTCTAACCATTTGTCCAGATTCGTATGTTTAAAGAATACTTTTAGGTGTCCGAGGAGATTCGAACTCCCGATCTCCTGAATGTAAGTCAGGTGCCGTGAACCACTTGGCTAACTCTCCATTTTACTATTTACATAGATTCTGTATTTAACTTGAGCTTGTATTATATAATCACTATACTCTGAATGATTCTCACAAGTAAAACAACACCTTATTTTTGCTGAGTTATCTCCTCGAGATCGACATATGCAATAATTACCAAATTGATCAGGATCTGCACAAGACTCACTATCTGCAGGAGTTGTTTGAATTATATAACCATCAATAAATTGAATACAGAATGGATTAGGGTTATCAATAAAAGATTCCATAAATATAGTTAATTATTAGTCGAGTATGATTGTAACGCTCAATCCCCTAGAAATCCCAAATTTCTCGTGCTACTTCCACACCCCATACTCGAAAACTATCCTTTATTCAAGGATAGCAGTTAATTTTGCAAGAACACTTTCGTTCTTTTTGCAGATTGTCTCAAGTGCTTCTTTCTCAGTTTGAGCAGCTTTAATTTCCTCTTCTTTAGCAGCAATACCTTCTTTTGCCTGAGTATTAACTGCATTAAGTCCATCAATTGCTGTTTTAAAAGCATTTAAAACATTGTCTACTTTCTTCGACAGATCTGTAGATGTTGTACCTTTTGAATTAAACATGTTTAATAATTTTAAAAGTTAATATTGTGAGAGAGTATTTACATACCCCCCCCAATAATAGAGGCCCCTAACGGTTACGATCCGTTCTCCTCAGGTTACAAAACTGACATTTTTCCAAATAAACTAAGGGGCCATTAAAATAAAGTTCTTAATCGTGCTTACAGCAAACGTCTTTACACACGAATAACAAGCTCTCCCAAATAGGGTATATTTGCAGCTAATAATTAAGAACTTCGCGGTCTTAACGAGAATCGAACTCGTGTCTCCAGCGTGACAAGCTGGAAGGATAACCACTACCCTATAAGACCATTATTTATAAAGTTATTCTATATTTAATACGTATATATACTCTACTTGGACAAGGATAAAAAGAACAATCTGAACTATATTGAAAACAACAAGGCAATTGCTTCTCAGAGAAACAACTATTCCCTTCCTTACATATTTGTATATATTTCTTCTCACTAAGAAAATAAATCTTTTTAATCAAACATTAAAAAATCTTGAATAATTAATTTTCTAATAGAAGTCTATAATTGCGAATAATTAAATTTCTGAAAAAGGTTGGACCCCATACCCAGTTTTGAGTATTTGTAAGATAAACTACATCTTTAGGTTCAGACTTTAAAGTATGAACTTGATCTGCATATTTTAGCATTTCGCTATCTACAAAAGGATACACTGTTCTATTATCTTTCAAAACTTCTTTACTTGCGATTACTATTTTATCTCCTTTTAATAATTGATGCTTAGCAAAATATCTTATATATCTCATATATTTAAAGTTAATCCCACCACTCTAACATATAATTATATCTAATTTTATTATATAAGTAAAGTGCTTTTTGCTGTCTTAATAATTCTCTTCGATATACTTGAAGTCCATCATATCGGTCAAAATATTCAATTCTGAATCGAGATGCATTATTAATATTTACATATTTAATAAGTTTGAACTGAGGTTTACTCATTTCCATTTTAACAACTTCTAGAGCAGAATCTTCTTCTTGAATAATATCAATAAGTTTAATACATATAGATATCCAACGAATATTACTAGTATGATCTACATGAGATACATCTTTAAAAGATTTAAGCATTAACTGTAACTTAAACTTTTCTAAATCAAGAAGATATCCATAATCAAATTGATAATCCGTTGTTAATATTTTTCTATAAATATAGAGATTTCTAAAGAAATTCTTAATTTTATACCACCACTCTTTCATATATTTAAAATTTAGTTGATCCGCCTCGGCTCGAACGAGGATTCCAAGAACCAAAATCTTGTGTGGTAACCATTACACTACAGATCAATCAGTCTGAATTCATCAGAAAAGTGTACAAATATAAGGACAAAAATTAATATATCCAAATACTTATACACTTATTTTTAAAAAATTATTACAATAAAATTCTATAGTTACGAATAATTAGCTTATGAACAAAAAGACTTGAGTATGTATACCAGTTATGTTTAATTTCAAAGCGTAAGTCTTTTTCACTACTCTAACCTATAATATTAGAAACTGTCAAGAATTTATTACAGTCTTCAGTCATTGCTGGAATAAATTTGGGACCTATAGGAACATTTAAACCTGTAAGTTCTTCAACGGCATTTTTATCATACCAGTCTTTAGATTTTACTAATACTTTATCATTTTCCTTTAATTGATTTCAGTATTCTTGATTAGAATGCAATTTTTTCATCATAATAATCAATATTATGCTCAGAATTGATTTCTACTTTTTCACTACCGACGTAGACAACAAATGTAGTTCCTTCTTCTATAGCTTTATTATAAATTTCAGAAAGTTCCTTTTTATTCTTAATACTACAGATATGATTATCTTCAGTATCATAGACTTCGTAGTCTATAGAAAATACTCCAAAGAGATCGCTTCCTATAAAACTCCTAAGAAATTCTTCAGCTTCATAGAAAACAGTTTCTGCAGAACTTTCTTCCTCATCAGTTTCTGCAAGAGCGGCTCGCATTGTTTCCGTATTATGTTCCTTTCGAGATATGTGAACAATACACTTATCTAATTCAGGAAATTTCACTGTTACAATATAAAACTCCTCCTTTTCTTCTTCATTAATATTTTTAAAGAACTTCTGTTCTATTTCAAAATCTGCAGGGTTTTCGATAAGAGGATTTTCATCATCGTGCATCCAAGTAAGTCCTTGTTCAGAATGAAGTTTGTTAATTACTGCCGTTACCTGTTCCTGAGTTTTACAGTGAATTACGTCAAAATACTGTACTATCATAGTTGTTTTAAAATAATTTACATTTTATTTATTCTTTGGTTTCGATATCTATCTACTTACAACACCACCACGTGAAGGTAGAATAAAGGTGTCATAGGAGAGCATATGCTCTCCATAGCACTTAGTCTTGCATTTCAATAAGTTCATCTACTTTCTTCTCAACGCGATCAATACCAGTAATTTCGCGAATTGATTCAGCAAATTTAACTTCAGGAGTTTCAGTCATATCTTTCTTCTGAGCAAGACCTACTTGACGCAGATAAGATTCAACTGCTACTTTAATATACTGAGGTAATACAACCTTAGTATCATCCATAAAGATCATATCACTCTTTACAGATTCTACAATCTCAGCCATGAATGCAGGAGCAATGTTCGAATCTCGGATCTGCTTACATACTGCAGAGAAATCTCCCTGAAGAGTATAATCTCCTACAAAAGAACGCTCAATGAACTCTTTAGCAGTAGCTTCATCTAAAGCACCTAAAGAGATAACTTTGCCAATACGCTTACCACGCAGAAAAGTCGGCTCAATAAGCTCAAGATGATTAGTAGTAAACAGAGTAATTACATTCATACCCTTAGTATCACCACCATCAAGAGTATTAAGAATATCCTGCATAGCAGCATCTCGTTTACCACGAGTTACCTGATCGATATCCTCAACAAAGATAACAACTCCATGCCCAGTTCCGTCGATTACTTTACAAAGACGAATAGTCTCAGCAAGTAATGTAGGATCTTTCAGATATACACTTACCCAATTATTCTGAATAGCTTCCTGAATAAGCTTAAAAGCCAAAAGGGTCTTACCCGTCCCATAAGGGCCTTCAAATAACGCGCCATACTTCAGAGGAATTCCTCGTTCAGTACATTTTTCAGGATACTTGATACGAGATTTAAGAGGACGTAATCCGAGAGCAGTATCTTCAGAAAGAACCATCATTTCACGGTCAATATTTGACAGATCCATGACAAGAGGATTGTTGAGATCAGAGATCTCTAATGCCTGACTCTTATAAATAGAATCAGTTGCAAGAAGTTCTTTTGTCCGATCGATAATGTCGTCCATCAGAGTAGTAAACCTGAACTGACACTTACCCTTGATATAGAGATGGTGATCATTACCATTATAAGAGATAGAAATAACACTTCCTTCTCCTAAATCCGCAAGTTCAATATCTCCATACGGAACTTTAACACGACGTCCATCAGCAAGGATAACTTCAATAGTATTAACAGTATCATCACCTCCTGAAGGGTTATCGTTTTTAGCTGCTGATACAATTCCAAAAACTTCCTGGATTGCACGATTCAGCTGATAAACTCCATCATTCATAAAACACAAGATCTTATGATTGAATGTACCCATACGCTTCGACTGCTTAATCTCGTTTTCAACAAAATTTAAAGCGTCCGAATAACGCATACGAGGATCAGACATTACCTGAATAAATTTCTCTTTTTGCTCCTGCTCATACTTAGAAACAGTACTTCGCATTACGCTTTTAACTCCTACAGGATTTCCCATTTTTAATTTTATTTATATTTTTTATTATAGTTTGACAATATTCTTTAGTTGTAGTTAAACAACCAAATGTAACAAAATGTTCTTCTTTTGTTATAGTAAGAGATTTTTCCTCAATTTTTTCTCTTGAGAAAGGACTATCATATAATCTTTTTAATAAAGAATATTTTACAGCAGTGTTCTTACAGAAAATTGTATCTTTTTCTTCAATATAGATTACAGGATATCCTTCAACTTCTCCTACAATATGTTCTTTAAGATCCATATTTTTATTAGAAGTCTACATAATAATCGACTAAATCATCCATAAAGTAGGATGCAGGACGATTGGTTATTTCTGCCAATATTTCATACTGTTCAGGAGTATAGTCAGTTACTCCTAAGATTTGTCTAGCTTGTTCAGGAGTGATGTCTAAGCTAGTAGATTTAGTGTGATTTTCGAAAATTACAAGTTTATAATGCATAGTGTGTAAAAATTAAATGTCCGTATCTTGAATGACAAGAGTTTATCATTGCTTTTTATCTCCATATCTTAAATATGTGTAAACTACTAAAAATATAACGATAATAGTTAGACATAGAAATGAAGATATGAATACTATATTTGTTAATGAAAATTCAAATAATATACTAATAATATAACTGATGTAACTTACAAAGACATAATATATTATCAGTCTATGATAGATACAAAACTTAAATGTTAGTGAGAGTATAAGTAATCCAATTGCAATTAAAAGATCAGTAATTGAACTGACCAACTCAATCAACAAAGAACTAACTACAAAATATTTAGCTAGTAATAATATTAAAATTTTAATTACAAGAAGTACAGGAGCTAATTTAATAAAAATTATGCCAAATTTTCTTAACATTATAATATGATGTTAAGTAATAAAATTACTACAAATAACATAACAAAATATGTAATTAGAGTAAATATCCGTGAAAGACATCCATATTTTGTACAAATGTCATAAGAAGTTAACTTATCCATATACGGTATTTTACATAACAAGTAATATCTGTCGGTTCTATATATCTTCCCATAAGAAAATTTAATTTTTTAACTTCTTTGAAAGTAAAATTACACTTAATAAGATGAGACATACAATCCTTAGAAATCTTCCAACTTAAACTAGAACTTCGAGCTAAAATGACAGTTCCATCTTCATCTGCACCTAATATTAAGCATATCTTATTTTTTGCATCCTGTAATCCACGGGCATATTTAATCTGTGCTATTTTATCCATATACGATATTTTGTAATCTCATATTCATCCCCTACAACAAGTACTCTTCCATATCTTAATGATTTTTTCTCTAGGTTAACAAAATCCTCAAATGCTGGAAGCCACTCATCAAATTCCCAAGACAAAAATTTATTACTTCCAACTATAAGTTCACTTGAAAGTGCAAAAGGATTATTGTAAGTTCCTACGACCTCACAAATTCTAAATAACAATCGTTCATCATGGAGAGAATCTATAATTTGAACTATCTTACCCATATTCTATAAACTATTTGTATACACATATCACTATATACTATTACATGCCCATATCGATAATTCATAGAATATGGAATAAAATCTTCTTTATGTATAGGTAACCATTTTTTAAATTCCCAAACTAAACGTTGATTACTTCCTAATACACTTAGAAAACCTTCTATAGAATTATATACTCCAACTTCTAAAGCTATTCTATATTGTTTTAGATTGTATAGATGTAAGTTATGATATTGAAATATCTTTAATTTACTACTCATAAATTTCAATTTTAAAAAATACTCAGCCACCTAAGTAGCTGAGTATTAAATAGTGGAGCTGACGCGAATCGAACGCGTGTCTCCTAATTCTCCTAATATCAACTTGTTACGTGTGTTAGTTTTGTTTTAATTGGAACTACCCAATAGGGGTACCCGAAGGTGACCCATCCACCAGCTCATTTTTAAGGAACGAAGGCAAACCTTGAAAGGAAGTGTTGTTCTCGCCAGTTTAAGAGTGACGAACCTCCCATTGATTTACGCAGCCATTAAAGCTACTCCTTCAATGTCGCCAAACAGCGCCGTCTCAACCTTGTTGATAATGCGCGAAAAAATGTTATTTGCGTTTATTGTTTGAATCTGTTTTACGAGTATGAATCAAACTCGACACGATTGATATTACTTGACATTAGGATCAAATACCTAGCAGCCCCGAGCAGGGAGGAATTAACCATCACCTCCCTAGTAGGATTCTTTTTTAAACTTGTGGAACTCCAAGCTTATAGTCTAGAGTATCCCTACTCTAATTATAACGGAGATTAGTGTGAAAACACTAACCGCGGCTATTATTTCACGATGGAAACTATATAGCATGTTCTTTATTTCTGCGGAACCTAACATGAAAAAACCGACCGAATTGCCCCGTATTCTCGATAGGCTCAAGATCCTTGTTTAATGTCCTAGGAAAGACGATAGGGATACTTCAGATACGCGTGAAGTTGCCTGAACATCGCGGAGGGCTATTTCTTGTGGGGATCTAATAGCCAATCTACCAAACTTTTAAGATTAGTTTTAACTCCCTCAGTCTTAAGTATCACTGAGTTACATACCCTTACATATAGTCGAAGGAAAACTACCCATTTTCTATACCGCAGGAGTCAGCAGGTATATAAAGAAATAGTCATAGGACTAAATCCTAACAGAGGCAAAAGTAAAAACAATGACCATGACGAAATACTTCTCAAAGCTAAAAACAAAGTCAATTATATTTATATTTGAAGTATTTCACAAGTTTGTACAATACTAATAATGCTTAGCATACATGTGCTTTACTAGAGCAAGTGTTTGTCTATATTTGTATTATCCGCAACACGCGTATAACACACAATATATCTTGTAGGATTTAGTCCTATGTAAAAGATAGAGTATACTGATGAAAATACAGTATAGCATCTATCTACCTATTAGAGAGAACTTAAGAAATCATAAGTATCTTTCAGTTCATTCGGAATTATAATCCGAAGTTTACCAATTTTACTTATTTCCTCATTTTTCCAGGTTGTAAACTGCTTATTCAAAAGCTCTATTTCATTTGAATATTGCTTGAATTTAACTGCAGTTTCTGTATCAAGTTTTGCAGTTTCTTCTGCAACACGTTGATCAATAGAACCTTTAATGGCATTGAGACTTGCTTCAACAGCACGATGTTGCTTTTGCAGCTCAAAGTAAAGTTCTTCAACTTCTTCCTGTTTTACTGATGCAACATGACGATAAACTTTATCATCTTCTACTAACGCAGGATTTGATATTGCATCAAACAGCTTTTCACGTGCTTCATGAATAGCACCACGAGGATGAATCTGCTTACCAATGATAGCAGCTTCTGCCCCAAGAGTGTAATAACGATTACGCTCCTTGATATCTAACTCTCCTAAGATATCTTCAAAAGAAGGATACTTAGGACTAGCGGGATATTCAGGAAGAGTAATACTTTCCTGCTCGCACCAATCCTTAAAAGAAAGCTCTTTTACAGCACGATGCTCAGCATCTTTTGCTTTAATTGCCTCTCGCATATATGCAATAAATGCATTGATTTCAGCAATTTTTCTGATCTCTTCTTTTAAAGAAAGTACTTCTGCAGAATTTAATCCTTGCGAGAGAGTAATGCGGTTGTCTGCACTTAATGTTTCTACAGTTGTAGTGATAAATCGAATGTTATCAAGACGACTGTGAGCAGATGCAACATATTCTTTACCTATGTTGCAGAGATGATTTGCAGAAGTAGCAGTAATACCATCTGCTGCAAAAAAGACTTTATTCTTTTCAGTCATATGTTTAGTATTTTTCTATTTGTTTGTATAAAAGATATATAATAATTGCAATAAGAATCATAATATATCCAACACCTAACCAAATAGACGCTTTAAACATTATATATCCTATTAAAACAATTATTAAAAGAAAGAGTAGCAATACAATTGCTAATAGTACTAAAATGTTGAGGACTCTCATATTAAAGATCTTTGTAATCGCAATATTTAATTTTTGTAATGATTCTCTTACCTCTGCGATTTAATAAACCACAAGGTGCTTTAAGTACAAGACCTTCGGCAATATAGTCTTTATTTTCAGCAATTAAAGACTTAAAACCTGCTTTTACGAAATCTTCAGCTTCTTTAATAGTCATATAACCTATTAAAGGAACAATTTTAAGATTAAGCTTTTTAGCAATATCTTCACATGCTTCTCGAGTTAACCAAAGAGATTCACCTGTAGATGTAAGAATTCTTACATCAAATAAAATGAAATCACAATGATCTTTAATATAGTTTCCACCTTTCTGAATCTTTAAACCATACCCTTCTCCAAAGATTTCTACTTTTTCAGGATAAACAGTTTCTCCTGTTTCTGTTTGTACTCCGAAAGCTTTATATAAAGGATCAAACTGAAACAATTCCTCCATTCGCTTATGTAAATGAGTTGGAATACTTGCGTTTTCAGTTTTCCCACGAATTTCAATCATTCTGAAACCTGGATGAAAACAACAAGACATATTAGTTCCATCAATCTTTTCAGTAGCTTCCCATTTAAGATCTTTAAGAACTTCAAACTCAGGCTCCGAATATTCCCCAAGAATTATCGGTTTCTTAGGCTTTGTCATGTCTCTTTTGTAGAGAGTGTTGATTTTTTGATAATAACTGCTCATATCTAACTTATTTCTTCTATTCCATATTTTTCAATGAACTCTATATTTCGAGTACACATTCCTTTAATCGTTGCTATATGATGAGCAAGATTTCCAGAAGTTATCTTAACACAAACTTCAGATATACTAATGAAATTATGATAAAACATAGTTTCTCCTTGCTCTTTCTTTATTTTATCCGCCCAATTAGATGCTAAGAAACGAATCGAATTGACTTCATGAGAACAATTGCCCGTCGTTACTTTATCACATTTATTTTTGAGAACTTCAAACCAATGAATTATATCTTCTTTTATTATCATTTTACTAAAAGTTTTGTGCCCATCCTGAGTCTCGCTCTCAGTTCCCCTGTATTATCAGGTCCTATCTAACATCTTACTTTCATCCTTCGTTCGCGACCTCCAGATTATCCTCGAAGTATGTCTCTTTCATGTACTAGAACTAAATATACGGTACACTATCTTTCCAATGAAAGGTGAGACGGCGAGCTAGTTTAAATTAAAGTTATCTTACACATGAACCTTCTTAAACCTCAGCTGAACACCTAAGAGATTTAAGGAATTCACTTCCACCTTCTACCTGTCCGTGTTCAGTACAGAGCGGTACTTTCCTTCTACCTCAGATAACTTTAATATAGTGGGCCCTACCAGACTTGAACTGATAACCTACTGATTATGAGTCAGTTGCTCTAACCAATTGAGCTAAGGGCCCTAAAATAAGTACTGTTCTTCGTTTTGAGACTTAACATACTCTGATTCTCAGTTCTGATACCTCTCGGGAGCTTTAACGCGTATTAGGAAGATGAACCCTCATCGCTCGGCTTTCGCTTAGTACTTATGTGATTACATTAGAGCTAGAATTATTGCTGCAAGTGCAGCTACTATTAATAGTCCTACTCCTAATATTTGATTTCCATCAAAATCTTCTTCCATAACTTAATAGAAATTTAATAATTAAAAAGTTAAGGTGTGCTAACATGGGCTATTATTCAGCCTAGTACTGGGCCATGTTCTCTATACTACTATACACCAGTAGACTAACCTTCCTCCTTAACTCTACCTATTCCCACGCCTTCCAATGGGTAAACAATAACAGCCTGTATGCCTACAGGAGAATCTACACTTTACGATCATGTAGTTTAATTCAGGTTTGTGGGTATGAGCCACTCTATCTGGTATCGTTTAATCAACAAAATTCAACACTTGTGGAATCAAGTTTTAGTCGCGTTTTCTGCATAATACTTATTGCGTAAGCATTAGAGGCTCTGCTTTCTCCTAACGAATTCGTTTGAAAATAGGTAAAAAATAGAGCCTACACCTCCGATCAAAGAGATGTAGGCAATGTTTATCGTCCTTTTAGAACTTCATAGTTTTAGTATGGGTTCCTTCTCTTATATATGGTTTTTCCATATATTTAATAGAGAAAACTGTAACGTTCTATTACAGGGACTACACCTTTGGTGAAGCAGGTAGGATTTTCTGCCTAACGGCGATAAGTACGGGGAAAGTATGCTGCATTGTGGCGAACCTTTCGGAACACACGTACATAGACAGTTTTACCTTCATTATCCTTTACAGGATTTCCCTCCTCATCGAGAAGAACTTCTTTAAAAGCCATCGTAATAGCTTTCATGTTCATTTTTGCCATTGTTTCTTTTTATTTAATGAATGATATTTTTATTCTAATTCCTTTTCAACTAAGTAATCAAAAACTTGTTCTAACTGTTCTTTAGTTAAATCGTTACACCGACTCACTTCAACTCCAAGAATAGAAGTAAGAGTTATGTCTTTATTACTATCAAGTGCATCAAGAACATAATAGTACATCCTTTCATTTACAACTGCACCACTTGCAAGTTGTTTACCTCTAAACTTTAACATATTCTTAAACATTATACTGTTAAATTAGAACAGAAGAGAGGAATCGAACCCCTATTTTAACCTTATCAGTGTTACGTTCTACCATTGAACTACTTCTGTTTGTTGGGAGGATTGCCGTAGGCTCCTCCCTAGCCTTAAAGAACTTAATTCGACATCTTATCTACAAGATCCGATACCATTTTAAGTCCCATTGCGTCCATGGCCGTACCACCATTGCTAGTGTTTCCACCAGCCATGACAACACGAGGAAGTTCAAGTTTCGACAAAGCTTCAGCTACGCCAATCTTTGTTTTCATCTCAATCTCTGCCTTTTCCTTAGGACTAAGACCTGCACGTACTAATGCTGCCTGACGGAATGCTTCTGCATCACCTTCAGCCTTCACTTTCTTTGCATTTTCCATAGCTTCTTTAGCAGCAAGTGATGCTACTTCATAAGCCTGTTGAGCCTTAGTTACCTCGACTGCTTTTACTTTTTCCTGCTCCCACTTTGCAGTCATAGCAGCAGCTTTACCAAGCTCCTCTGCCTTAATTGCATCCTGCTGAGCAGCAGCGGCTTGCGCCTTTGCAGTCTGGATATCCATGTTTGCTTTCTGTTGCTGAGCAATCTGCTTCTTAACTGTTTCAGAATAGTCAATTTTAGAAACTGCTACCTGACCGATCTCTAAACCATAGTAGGCAAACGGCGAAGATTCACTACGTTTGTATCCACCAGCTGAGAGAGAATCGGGGATAAGAGTTGCAATATTAACCAGCTTTTTATCTCCTGAAATTGCATCCAGAATCTCAACTCGCTTTACAGAAGTTTTGTATACACCATTATTGAGCTGGTCAGTGATATACTCAATAAGGTCGTTCTTCTTTTCAGCATAAGATTCAAATGCAGACATCAGAGGACCAGACGCATAAATAACCTTGGTAACAGTAGGCCGAACGAGGTCATTAATAAGCCTATCCATACCGTTATAATCCGTCTGAATACGTGCTAGATACTTAGGATCAGTAGGGAGTTTAACTCGAAGTGAACCATACACCATACCATCCGACGCATCATTAAAGATCACGGGAATAGGACTTCCCATCTGTTGACCAGCATCGTTGTCAGATCCGAACCAGAGCTGCTGAGTCTTGTAATAGACCGTCGTCTTACCCCACCACTGCCAGTGGAAGCCAGGCGTCGTCCAATACTCCATGTTACCCGTAAGGGGGTACTGGTTGACCACAATAGTTTCGTTCTTCACATCCTCTCCAATCTTACCGAGAAACACAACGCAGAAAACTGCGAACACTGCCACGAAGACAGCAATAATCTTTTTTAAATTCATATGATTTTATAAAGTGATTAATGTTTTCTTTTGTTTTTAAAGCAATCTATTAATAATATCAATAAACAGATTACAAGAATTATAAATAGAGGCGCCATATATTTTCTACCTCTTAATAAAGTAATAGAAAGGTATAATAGCCTTCCATGTTATCTTACGATTAGTTATTTTCCATACATCTAACAGTTGAAAAACAACTGCAGTATAATAAAAAATAAATAAAAATTCTAAGAGAATAATTGCAAATCTAAAGAACCACATAGTTTAATCGTCATCTTGGAGTACTAGCAATACTAGAATTATTATTAATACTATTTCCATTAGGTTGATAAATTTTGATTGTTTGAGGGCGTACATCAATGATTAATGTATCACGACGATGTGTAAGATTACTATTAACTACCTTTTCTAAAGAATCTACCTTATATTCAAGATGGTTAATCTCTTTTGTAAACTTATCTGTCCAACTTTGAGTAATTTTACCTTGTACTCCAAAGAAAGCAAAATTTACTATAAAGACAAAACCTATTATAATAAATATTGCAAAAGCTCGTAATCTTTTGTTTTCCATAGATTAATACTGACAAGGACATTCAGGAGAATGAAGTAAAAACTTTTCTCCATAGTTTGTGATATACTTATGTCCATGATACGTGAATTCATAGTATTCACAAACAAAAGCACCACTCTCTTTGTAGACTTTAAAAGAAGTTGCAGTGATTTTTGTAGGTTTCTTTTCTTGAGAATTGTTGTGGTCTACTTCACAACAAGATACTGCAAATACACATAATGCGAGTACAATAAGTAACTTTTTCATATTTTTACCATAATTATTTTCTTAAAAAAATAAAAGAGATAGACTGTACGTTTGGATCATCTAAAATGTGACCTCACAATGGTTACAACCCTACAGCTAGGTACTGTTGCCATATATTCTTTCGAATCTTCAGACTTTGCCACCTATCTCTATTATTTTCTAGGACCTATAACACCGATCAAAGTGTTATAGGTAAAAAGTGATAAACATTCCAGCTAGATAAATTCTAATTATGAGCTTATTGCACCAGCTCTTTAACCTTCGTATCATCCGTGTGCAACCTTCGATATTACTTGTACAGGCATGTTTATCAATAAGAGCAGATATTCATTTGGCTATCAATCATATGACCTCTCATATGCAATTGACTGCTACATCAAACATTCGTAGTTACAGCTACTAATAGTTTCTATTTTCCCAAACATCATTTAATCTGTACATTGCTTGACGTCTGTTTGCTCTTATAAACTACTAAGTGTAAGTTTCCTTGCGACAACTTAATCTTTTCGTTTTTCATTGTGACTACGGTAGGCTCCGCCCCTACTCTACTGACCTTCTCGGGCCAGTCTTTTACTGCATTCGTCTCTTAGTCAACCACCTTAAACATAGATCAAGCAGCCTACTGTCACTATGCACCTTCATCTACTCATAGGCTTGATCAGAAGGATTTAAAAAATTAGAGGTACTTACGTATGCAACTTCCCTCCGCCCGATACTAGGATCTCTTATGATCTGCTAGCCGTTGCAGCCTCTGCCAAGGCATCTCTGTTTTACTTAATCACTGGCAGGATCATAAGCTTATCAGATAGAGATTTTTGTAGAACTAAGCATCTACTCCCATTGTTATCAGTTATATAATATTTAACACATTCTATTAAAAATACCACTCTGTAACGCATGCCCTTGCAGTGGTATTAATTTCGTTATAATAAGCTGGCTTTCCCTATTAAAAGATCTCTAAACCTAAACTACAGAATTTAGAAGTAAAGTTATTCAATTAGAGATATCCTTGCTGTACCTTTTGTATTTACACATTTGTTAATCTGGGATAATATAACTCATGCTAACTAAATACTCATGGCCTCGACTCAAGTTATTCTACTCCTTCCCTCTAAACTTATAACGAGTGGACTCCCTTAGTAGACAAAGGACTCATCAATAGATTAACCACTTCTATTGACCTGCAGTTTAACTCTCCGAATCTCACGGAGTAATCCATGCAACTGTACATAGATCTTGTTCTTTTATTATACGACACAAGTCATCGTAGAAGAATTACAACTTCTTCAAATGGTTCACCCTAAATAATTACAGAACTTATTCCTTCAACACTAAACTGACAGACCATGTTGAAGTTAGGATACGGCTGGTTTTAATTATTCAGAATTGCCTTAACTCCCCTCAAATTCATTATAGGCTTATTATAATTGAATTATGGGTTTATCCATAATAGTTTAGGTTTGTGTTAACCCTCTTAAGTCCGTAGGCTATTTTTCTTGAGCTTCAATAGCATTATCATCGACAAATTCATCTACTAAAGATTGCCCAATATCATTCGTCTCAATATCTTCCATGCCTAAGCGTATTTAGTACAAGATATAATTGTTATTTTACTTGTAGAATAATTTTGTGCTTTTTGTATTGCTTCCTCATCAGAAGTTGCAATAACAAAAGCAAAACTTTGAACTGGTAAATTATCCTCGTTATAAAAATAATATTCTACACAATATTTACTCCCTATCATTTTTAGTTGTAATTTGAATGGCTCTATATACACCATAAATAATAAGAAGTGTATTGATAATGGGAGTCAATAAGATAATAAATTCTCCTGTCGTAAATAAGTTAAAAATTTGCGACTTGAAAAGTTCTCGATCTTTAAAGTATACTGCAATTATTATCATTACAATAACTACGAGAGTTATTTTATATATAAACCAAAACATAATTTTAATTTTTAATCTTGGATGTGAAACGGGATTCGAACCCGCGACCTATAGCAATCCTACCACTCTACCAACTGAGCTATTCACATCTTTTCACTAACCTTCTTACTATATGTTTTACTGCAACAACATCATAATAGTATCCGTTAGCGTCCCAAATAGGTTGCAGCCTATTTTCGATCTTCTAACTTTTTAAGAACCTTCTTGAGTTCTCCTAAATTAAGGTTAGAAACTCCTGCATGTCCCTTTTGTGTTAGAAGTAATCCTTTTATTCCAAAAACTGCAGCAGTATTAATATAAATTTTATTTTCTGTATACAATCCTGGAACACTAATAGTTTCTTCACCCTTATTTCCCTGTTCCGCAAATTCTATAAGTTCCTTTACAGATAAAATTGCAGAACTCTTTCCATATCCTATTGCAAAATAAATAGGATTATCAAAACGATTATCTGTATTGATACTGAAATAATACAAAGTATCAGATTTTTCAACATCATAATACAGTTGACTGTATCCTGGACGTATTGACATTACCTTTTCAGGTTGTCGATTCCTTGATGTAACATTGAGTTGTGCAAAAACAGTATTAGCAATAAAAATTGCTAAAAGAAATAAAATAACTTTCTTCATATTTAAATATTACTAAATAAAAATCTGTATCTCTTATTTGGTCATTGATACAGTTCGAACTCTCAAGTATGCAAGTATTTCTATTGCTACCCCTTTATCATCCTTAGATGCCCTGTTGAACTTATCCGAGTTTCTATGAACTTAATCATATGCAGGGGTACATGGGAGAAATTTCACCAAATCTTTTACTGAAGCCTGAAAGCATACGTAATTTTATTCAGTTACCTGGGTTTCTACTTCTGCAGAAGTCTCTTCTTCCTTCTTCGGGAAGTGAGTAATCTCCTTTACAGTGATATTCCTCGTAATCTTATCCTTGATGTAGATTTTCTGAACACGAGTACGTGTTCGATAATCCTCACGTTTTGCAGCTTCGAGTGCCTGAATACGAAGCATGCGTCTTACCTGTCCAATCGTTGACATCTTCTTTCTTTGTTTTAGTTATAGATTCGAGATTTGAGTGTTGCAATCTCACGCTCCATGCGTGCGATTTCTTGATCGTAGGGAATAGTTTTTCCCGTAATCAAATTCCTTTTGTCTTCACCTGCTTTTTTGAAAGCTTCATACGTAGCTTCCAGGCGAGCAAGAGCACCTTTACGACGGACATTCAGTCCAGGTTTTCCACCCTTCATACTGTTTTATTTAATTAGTTATTAATTACAGGTACAACTTGATACGTAAACGCATCTTCTTGTTCTGCAACCCAGCGATTGCATTCTTCTTGAGTACCTTGAAAGACTACATTACCTTCATCTTCAAGATATACAAGATCGATAACTTCCCACATTATTCTATAAAGACTTTTTCGTGTAAACAACAAGTCATTAACAAATCATACAATCTGTTAATGCAAATGTGAAGAACTTGATTTGTCTCTGTATTTACAACAAAGCCTTTAATTTGAACAATACGAAAAGGAATTCCTTTAATGAGTACAGCTTTATTAGAAGCTGTTGTAATACAAGAAATAATCATAGTTAATTAACCCATCTGATTTTTATACGAGGATTTTCCAAAGGATCATAAAAGATACTTCGAATCTGACCTTTGTAGTGATTCATTACTTCAATACAGTAGTTATCGAATACTTCAGTAGGAATCTTTTGCATACCTGCTTCTACCCGATAAATATTATCAAGTGAATCAAGTTCATGCATTACAGATATTGTAATCTGATTACGTTCGAACTCAGAAGTAGGAGTTACTTTAGATACTTTTACTCCATCCTGAGGAAACTCTGTAACGGTTACTACTTGATCCTTAGGTTTAGAAACAAGTAATAAACAGGAAGTCAGAATAATTCCCATGAAGAGAATTAATCCTATAGCTTTACCTAAATTATTCATTTTCTTGAAATTGTTATGGCGAGGCTGAGATAGTGACCATCACCGACCTACGTTCATACAAGGACGCTAGGCGACCTTGTTAATCACACCTTCGAGTGGTAGTAGGCATAGAGTAAACTCTATTAACGTGCCGATTAACAAATAAAAAACCAGAAATTATCGCAACAGAGCACTATATGCAAGTTCCCACTCCTTACGATTCTCAACGCTCGGAACCTGAAGATTACCGATACGTTTGAGATATGTTTGAATGTTAGGAATCTTGTTCCAGACGTGATAGAAAGCGAGAACAATGTCTCGTCGAAGGACGATCTTATTGTTCAACTTTTCTGCGATCTGAATGAGAGCAGCAGCTTTCTTACATGCTTCCATGTACTCTTCGTTAGAGATCTCTAAGAGACCGTTATTGAACTTTCTCGAAGAGTGCGAACCCTTGATCAGCTGAATAGCTGCCTTGAATTCGAACTCAGGGAAAGCTTTCGTGAAATCCTGGAGCTGCTGATAGCCATGAAGACCTTTTTCCAGATAAGCTTTCATGTAGTCAGTGATTACCCAGTTTGCATGTCCTGCATTGAACTTGATTGCGAGATTCAGAGGAGATGCATCCGAGTTAATAATAATCACTCGAATTGCAGTTTTGTTTTGCGGATACTTCTCTTTCAGCATACGAAATGCTGCGAGACGATTCTGACCATCGAGAACTTCACCGTCTGCAGAAACATAGATAGGCGGTATCCACTCTCCATCAAGGAAAGCTTTAAAGATTCGATTTACATGAGCTGTTCTCAGGGTACGATTCCCTGGAATGAACGAAAGATGTTTTACGTTTTCTACGAGATAACACTTCTCAAAGGGAGTACGACTCGAAAAAAGATCTTTAGACATAATTACAATTTTAGATATTGTTAAACTTAAAGGGTTTTAAAAAATCTCCAGGTCATGGCAACCACACTATCGCTCGCTGGATTAAATCGTAGTTTTCATCTAACTAATGCCAACTGAAAAGTTATATGGAACTAGGTGTGTTATATAATCAAATGCAAACAGAGGTTTCTAAAAATGGATCTTAGCTAAGCTCAGAGAGGTAGCTCACTCTCACTAAGATCCAGCTACTAACTATGGAAATATGTATTATTCTTCAAATTCATCAATTAACTTAAACTGAAGTGCAGTTTCATAGTTCAACCATACGCCTTCTTCATTTTGTAAGCGCATGACTCTTTCAACTTGTTTTTCAGTTAAAGCTGATTTTCTCTTGAATATAGTTTTAAGTATTTTATTAGAAAACGCAAGATCTTCTTTAATAATACCTAAAAGTCTAAAAGTAATTGCATTACTTGTGTTAATCCGAGGAGTATGAATAAGGATTTCTGCATCTTTATCCATGTATCGTTTCTTTCCTGCTTGAGCGATAATAGTTGCTGCAGAAGCTACTTGACCATGACAGAAAGTAGTAATTGGAATGCTAAGAGAGAGAAGATAAAAGTAAATAGCTAAAGCTTGATATGTACTTCCTCCAAGTGAATTGATGTGAATAGTTAATTCACGAGGTTCATGTTTAATTACTAATTTAGTAAGTTCTTCAAGTGTAGAGATGCGATTCTTTCGAATCCTTAACCATTTTCGAGTACCTATAACACCTTCAAAATATATTTCCATTACTCTTTTAGTCAATTTAGATTTCAACTTTATGTACTCGGTACGGGATTCGAACCCGTGATTTCAAGAATGAAAATCTTGCGTCCTAGACCAACTAGACGAACCGAGCGAATCCGATTTATAAAATCGGAAACCACCTTTAATATGATTCGAGAATAAAATATCTTAGTGGTATAGCTTCCGATCAAAGAAGCTATACCTAAATGACAGATTGTTGAGAGTTCTGTCTTCTCTCCAGCATGTAAAACTTTAATAATAAAGAATTACAATTACTACTGTTACGGCTAAGTAACATATAAGATTACGATCATCTGTCGTACTACAGTCAACGTTACAGATCAATCTTACTAGCTAGGTAAGATAGTAATTCTTATATGACCTCTAACTCGAGGCTTTCCTTCTTTTCTTGTCTATATGACTCACTCAACCTTCTAAATCAGCTAATCTAAAAGGCAGACATTACGAGCTAACTGGTTATTGTCTATAGATAAATTTCGTCCCTATTGAAAAGAAGTTTGGTAATTCTGCCATTTTCCTTTGCTCCACATTTACGTATGTGAACCCACGCTATCCAGCAAATTCTCTATGTTACCATAGAGCCTCTATCTCTGTTAAACCGCTTGGTAGTTCGACACTTAACAGTCTTCCGCATCTCTTATATAGGCAATATTAATTGGGTTACATCAATGTTGCTAGCATATATTAGAAGTAACCGTAATTAACTTGCGTGCAATAGGACAAGTGCCTTCCTATTCAACACACCTAATTTCTTAGGCATTTTTATGTTTAATTTCTCCAAATAAATTATTATGAATAAAAAATAAATCCTACATATTCGGACCGTCTCTTGCTTTCATATTCTAGCTTGTTAGTGCAGGTGAGTTACTTCTGCAATTGTTCACTCGAATTAAATCAGAGGAAATAAAATTAAACTAAGAACTTTTAAGCATTAAAGCTAGCCTACTGCGAATTTCATAATCTAGATTTATATATTTAGATAAAAAATGTCAAAAAGAAACAGTTTTAACAATAGAGGGTACTACCAATCCTGCTCACGCAGACATCTCTATTAACTATCCAATTTGGAATAAAATTCAACTTGGGGAGGAGGATTTATATTCACAAATTAGTCCTTAGACTTTATGTGTAGATAGACTGTTCCTGGCGTTTACGAGTTGTGCCAGGGTTGCTCGTTGTTAATGGTTCAGTCACGGCAAGATAGCCCCAAAGGTTCTCGCTATGAATTCATTAACTACAAAGAAAGGAGGTGGCTTACCAGCCAGTTTCGTATTTGAAATGACACTCGTCGAGCCATTCCTGAGCTGCAGGAACAGAGATCTCGCCGATCACACGCTTCTTGTCCTGCATCATGCTGAGAAACCAGCCGCGAGGAGTTTTGAAAAGCGTCTGAAATTTGTGTTTCGCATTTTCTTTCGGTGCGCGAAAAGCCTTATAATTCGGCTTCTCTGCTTTGAGACATGCGAAATCTTTCTTTCGCATAGTTTTCTTAGAAATAAACATAATTACAATTTTAGATATTGTTAAACTTTATTTAAGAGTTTTAATGTCTAAAATAACTTTTTCAAGTGTTTCAATAACTTGATCTTTTATTTGAGACTGTTTACATTCTTGAGATGCAATTTCTTGATCACTGGGTATTTCATTGAATTTTTCTTGGACTATTTTAAAATATTCCTCAAATTCTTCTTTTTTGAAGTTATGCTTTTCACAAAGTCTTTTACAAAATTCTTCAGAATCTTTAGTGTACAAGAATAAAATAAATTCTTGAACAAAAAGCTTAAAAATATTATTCTTACAGAGCATGCTATTTAAAATTAAAATTTTGTTAGACTTTTATTAAAAAGATTCATATAATCCTATTGTACACTAGATAACTTAGAATCGCTAATTAAGAAAAACTATTTCCTAATCAAGTTTGAGAATCACTCTTACTATTTCATACATAAGGCTGATGAGGCACATATGCGACCTATGTAAGTTCTGCAGAACTCATAGGATTTTAAAATGATAAAATAACTACTAATAATAATGTTGAATGTAGATAAGGATTCGAACCTTATTCCCTTTCTCTCCTTATCGGATTACTCGTACTAACCAATATACGACTACACTGTCCACCCTAGCTATGGGTAACCACCTCTTATTCGAAATCGAGGATTTTGTACCGAGAACGGGAGTCGAACCCGTACGCCCCATTCGGAACACAAGATTTTAAGTCTTGGGCGTCTACCTAATTCCGCCATCTCGGCAACTGTCTTGACTAGCTTTCTCGAATTATCTTCGACTCTTCACAAGACTGTAGCACTTTTTGCATTTTTCTGCCTTTGTTAGATTATGTATTTTACTATTAAATCTACAACGATAGACTATTTTTTCCCACGTTAAGATAGCATAGCTGCTAGATATCATTACTTCCTCCGATATCAAGAGAACACGCGACTTAGCATCGTCATGCTAAGTAAATTCATCAAAATGAAAAAACATCAATAACATTATACATCAGACTCTCAATTTGTAATGGTAGTCTCCTCTTAAACTGATAGCACAACTTCCTCTACCGCTGTTGTGGGTATAATGTTAACCTAATACTAGTTGTTAGCCTCAAGTACTAGGATTTTGGATTTATATTGTAAATCCTAAATGGTCTAAAAAGAGAGAGCTACTATACTTCACTCTCTTGCGCTTTTCGACGAGTGCGCAAAGCTAATTTCGGCTCTTGTTTATACTCGTTTAAGCCCACTTATATTAGATAAACTAATTATAGTGAATCCAGACATTAATTTCTGGTAATCATCAGCAGGATTTCGAGTTTATGTATGTTTAAAGTTTGAAACTTTGAATTGTCAAATTATAAAATAACTAATATTACCAAAAGCGATTGTTTAAACTTCAAAATAGTAATTGAAATTATTATTATTGAAGAGTAACTTTCTGAATGTGAGAATAATAGATATTTTACATGAAGGAAGTTGGTCTGACAAATTGACAGTTTTAAAAAGAGTAGAGGATGAGTAACAGTGTGATAATCAACGACTTACACCGATCACTTCACCCTCTACTTCAGTCACAACATGACATTTTGTCAGGTGTTTCTGTCATGTCAATATGTCAAAGAACTATTATTACTATGCAATCGCAGTTAATCTCGGTTAAGATATATAGTTAAAGCGATCGCGGCAATTACTACAGCTACCCAAGGACCACAAGCCATGACTATTACTGTAGCAATCCATCCAAGCATAATCAATCCGAAGATTATACCGAGTATTACTTTAATTGCATCCATAATCTTTAATAAAAATGTGGGAAGAGCTCATCACTTCTCTTCCCACGGTCACTAATCATCTAAACTCATCAAATCATCACTAGGGCCTATAAGTCCGATCAAAGACTTATAGACAATGGACACATCGTACAATGTACCACATGTCATACCGTCCTTTTTCAAGGACTCAGAAACTTTCTGGATTACTATATCAGCTATCTGCATTAGCTATATATATTCTACCCATATTAGTTTCTAAACAGTTAAGAGGCCGTACTCACGACCCCTTAACTGTAATTTGGCCGTTACGCATACTCAAGGACGGGTACGTCACGTTCCGTCAGTTCATCGGTCATGACACCGTTATCGAACTTACGAACCTTGATCTTCGTCATCTCCTTGCACGTCAGCTTCTTACCGCAGAGTTTAGCTACACGAGCATAATCGCTTGCTTCATTCTGCAATGCCTGACATACAGGACCGACGAACTTGCCCTGATAATCCATGCGACGAAGTGCCGCTACCGAGAAATACCCGAACTCTCCGTTTCGTTTCACTACGATCAGTGTTTCAACTGCATCACTGTTCGGACGAACGGTGCGAGTAAAGGGTTTGATGTCAGCTTCCGTATCAGGAAATTCGATAACTTCGTTCGGTGCGATACCGTAGGTTACTATACCTACACCCTTTTCCTTCAGGAATTCGGGAGACACTTCTGCTACTACACGCCCACCAGGAGCTGCAATCTTCGGCAGATTTTTTACTTCAGAAATCTTCATCTTTTATAAATAAATTAAATTAAACTTCTATGTACTACAATCACGTTTATTTTATACTTGTGATGTACTACGAACTTGTCGGGAGCTTTGGTACCTGTTGGTGGCTTTGGTTGATGGAAAAAAGAAGGAGAGCAGGGATTGCTCCCCACTCTCCAATTATTATGCCAGCTCCTCGAATAACGAGACTGGTTTGAGGTCGAACTCTCCCTCAAGCTTCTCACGGTCCTTGTTGAACCGCTGGAACTTAAAGGACTGGTTCTCCGTGACTTTGAGTCGTTTGCCTGCGAGGAGTTGGGCGACCTCCAACGCATCACCGCAGGTGAGTATGCGCAGATTGAGGTCGTGTTTCTCGCGAATGGCCTCCATGTAGTCCGTGCGACCTTCAGGTGCGATCTGACAACCGCGCTGAAACGTGCTGAGCGGGAACCAGCGCCACACTCCGTTGATGCAGCAAAGGATCATGAGACCCCGAACGGTAATCTCCTCACCGTCTTTGTTGACGGTCTTAAATTCCTTCCCCTGCTTGATGAGCTGGATATCGAAGTCCTCAAACTCGACCGTATCACCCTTCAACAGCAAGTTCTGGGTAAAAATAGTCTTCGACTTCAAGATCTCGACAGTTACGTCATCGAATCCCCTGTTGACTGCATCCTGCAGCATTTCGGCCCTCTTGGCGCCTTTTAATTGTTTCATAAACGTGATGAGTTAAAGATGAATGATTGCTACCTTTCAGTAGCTTTTGTTATTTGACCAGTGCTCGAAGTGCTTGTAGCTTAGCTTCGAGTCCTGCAATGTACATCTCAATAATTACATTGAGCGGAGTAGTAACAGTCGATAAAGCTTTTACAGTGTTGTGAGAAATAGCTTCTATTGAAGCTATTTCATCTGCAACACGTTGAGTTCTGTCATCCATAACAAAAAGCTATTAAAGAAAGGGCTCAAAGCCCTTTCTTGATTACACCTGCCCACATATCGCGAGCAACATCCATGAGTGCACGGTCTTCTTCCGTGACCTTGTCGACGTTCTGCAGCTTGAGCGGCTCCTGATAAGTGTAACGAGGTCGAGCAGTGCCACAATTGTGAACATCCGACATAGATTCTGCTTCGATGAGCAGGTTGTGAAAAACAGTCTGTACCATGGTTTGATAGTTTGATGAGTTTCCGAGAAGCACTATTGCTATCTAAATAATATTCAGATATTTTGGTAAAAAGAAAAAAAAAATCTATCTCGGATTTCTCCGAGATAGATTGAGGTGGTTAGCGTTTCCACACGACCTTGCCAGTGTTCCACTCGCGGATGTCGAATGTTACACTCGTAGAGTCTTTATACGCTTTCTCGCGCGCGATGACATAGTCGTCATGGTTGTAGCTGCCGTTCCTTCCAGCATTGGCGTCTTCCTCGGTCTTGTACCAGCGAGTTTCGGTTCGTGTGTAGTTGATAGAGCAACAAACCGTTCCTTCGAGCAGATTTACGGTAGGCTCGCCCATGAACGAGAGGTTGGTGTAGTTGCTGCTGTTGCAGGTCAGTTCAACCTGGTCTACAGGACGAACCGTGAGTTCTGCAGTGCCAGTGAGGATGGCAAGCGCGTTCTCTCGAGTCTCTTCAGGATGAGCCTGAATGAGAGCTGCTATGTGCTCAGTGAGCTCAGCAGGGTTTGCCGACGAAATGGAAGTAGCGACGATCGATTTGATAAGTGCGATGTTTTTCATAATGGTATTAGATGAAAAAGTTTAACATATAGACAGTTCAGATGCTTTGGTTTCTAAAAATAGAACTTTTGTCAGAAATATTTTACTCGAAAAAATTTCGATTTTCCATCTGAAACCCCCAGGGGGAGTTTTAATAGAGTATCCATATGTGTATACAATATATACAATATTCGTATGTATACATGATATCCATACACAAATCTCTTTTTCTAAACTCAATGGGGGGGTTGTTTAAACA